ATTCCTAGTGGTTCACCATTTTTTAAAACTTTCTTTTGCACTTGCTCTTTTGTTAATTGTTCCATTTTATTTAAAATTATAATTAGTTATTTTGGAGAGACTGCGATAAGTCTCTCCTTTCCTTATGCACCTCCAGTGTTGTCTATGGCGTTTTCGTCATAGTTTCCTATAAGTTTGTGCTGGCGTATCATCCGCTGGTCCGAGAGAAAATTCTTTTTCAATACTTCTTTTCCGTTGCATACTGGGCAGGATGTGACACAAGTCGGTTTCCGCAGTGTTCGTGCCTCTTCCGTGACATCCTCATGGGATGAATTTTCCCATCCGCTACCCTTGTCAATCATATTGTGCGTCAGGCATATAAATATCATTTCTACCTCCTTGGATAACTGTTTATCCTTTGAACTTCTTTCTGGAAACACTCCTGGCACATAGTGGTGGACTCCCTGATGGTTTCTCCCGGCTTGAGCTTATCAAGCCAGCAGTCCTCAACAGCGTCCTTGCAGGTAGCACAATCATGTTGGATAAGTCCCTTATAGCATCCGACATGAGTGGTGGGACTACAGTTTTTACAGACACGAGTCATGAAAATCATTTTCTCCTCCTTTTTTATATAATATTCATATTATTATTCATACGAATATTATATCAAGGTCCTCTTCTCCCACAGCCTCTCTACTTTTAGGTGAAATTCATATAATTTTTCCATTTCACCCATAAACCACTTATCATCTCTATTTACAGTCCCTAAATGTTTTAAATATATTCCATCTGCATTTCTGACTGGCTGAAAAACCGATCCACGTTTCTTATTGAACATTGTGCAGTATAATTTGACCTGGTGTTCTGCCCACGGCTTCATTTTTGTCATAGTCTTTTCTGACGTTTTAAACTCCCACACATCATCAGGAAGATGAGGAGGCATGAAATCCACCTTTCCTACTAATACTATGTCTTTATAGACAAGCTCTTTTTTCTGCTCTGAGTGTTCTGGTCCCAACAGATCCTCTAACTGGCTGTGCATCCCTATGCCATTCCACATTACCAACAGTTCATTAATGGTTTTGTCTACCGGATCAATCCATTGTTCAGGAGCGACCCAACCATGGGTTATGGCATAAAACTCAGAAGAGTTATATCGTCCTCTGACCCGGGCTCTAGTTTTCATTTTTTTCCTGAGATATGGTCTTAGGTCTATATCGTTCATTTTTTTAATTTATTTTTTTACTTCCAACAACCTCTGTTATTAATCCTTCTTCTATGTGATATTCAGAACCTTCTATATCTTTTAAAACACCTATAGCTTCTTTTTTTGTGTCAAATATGCAATAAAATTTTGCTCCATTTCCTAGATCATCGATAGCGACCCGTAATATTCTCTTAGATCTTGTGTTTTTTATAATATAATGTTTTTCCATATATTTTTAATAATGTTTACAGTTTAACGATTTTTTGTATCTATCTAGTCTTTTCTCTCTAGTCATTTTAGATGGATAAAAACTACGATCACCTCCACAGATGTAACAGTCATATACCTCAGGAGCATCTGAATTACATTCCGGACAAACTCCCATTAAGATTTTCCATCTAGCCAATAATATTTTTAACTTTTTCATATTTTTTAAAATAAAAGAATACCCTTTTTTATAAGGCATCTCTTATTAAATTTTAGTAGTAATTTAGGCATAATTATTATTTCTACTTGTTAATTTTAAGCTTGATAAGAGCCTCACTTTTTATCTGTCTGATCCTCTCTCTGGTCACCCCATATATCTCAGCTATTTCAGCCAGAGAATGGCGGACCTTTTCTATTCCGTAGAATCGCATGATAATTTCTTGCTCCTTGGGAGTCAATTTATCCTTAAGTTCTTTGTAGGCTTTTTCAATTTTTTCAGCCTCAACAATTACAGCCATATTTGTTCAGTTATTGATTACTTTTTCATTATATATTCATTGCTTTCTATTTGTCAAGCGGCTATGCCCACCACATTAATAATATAAGTGTGATTACCCCCATAACTGATAAAAATGCAATAATTTTTCCTAAAAGTACAATATTTTTTCTGACATATTCTAAGGCAGGCTCATCTGACGCAATTAAAAGAAAAGTGCATACAGAAAATAAAATGATTTCAGTGCCCATTAATTTTAATAAGATATTAAACATTTTTTTTAATATTTATAATTTAACCTCTTCTCCTGTTCCATATCTAGCAGCATGCATTTTATCACTTTCTATTTTTTCTATTTCATAATCCTTGATATTAAACGATCCAGGGAAATCCATCCGTTGTCTCCTAATGGCCTTGTTCAAAGCCTCTTTACTATAAAAAACTGAGTCTAAAACATAGTCTGGGCAATGGTCACAATCAGGGTATTTATCTATTATTTTTATAGTATAAACATATTTTATTTTATGGTTATGCGGATTTTTCATATTATTAATTATTACATCTATTATACTCCAATTTGATATCTTCTAATGACATATTTTTTATAAATTGACAAGAAAGTTGAATAAACTCGCTATAATAAGCATCACGATCTATGCGTTTCTTTAAACCAACTTTTTTTAAAAATTTTTCCTTTTCTTCTTCTTCTATCATTTATTCTTAATTAGGTTAATTACTTCATCAAAAGCATCTGCCATTCCTTCTAAACATCCTCTAATATATCTATCTTTAGCGGTATCAAATTCTTCTAAACAAGATGACTTTCTCTCTTCGCACCATTCCACCAGTTCATCTTTTAGTTCTTGGCGTGTATTATCAATTATTTTATACAACATTTCAGTTTCCATCATCTTTAATCCTTCTTGATAAAATTTTTCTTTTTCTTGTCGGATAAATTCAATCACTTCCTTTTCAGCGTGACCGCTAACAAAATGCAGTGGTGCTACAGCTCCACCTAATGTTTTTTTGAATCTATCCTCCCACTCCTGCGGTTCGGTGGGGATTTCTTTTTGTTTTTCCAAATCAATTTCTCTCATTCTGTCAGAAGGATCTAATCCTCCTGCAATATAATTTCTTATATTTTTCTCTTCCACCACCTCACAAACTCTACCACAATAGTAGCAGATGTTTTCTTCTTTTGATTTTAGTACTCGCTTATTACAGCATTTTGATTTCATGGGGTTATTTTAAAAATTTAATCAATCATTGGAATAAATGACGCTGGAAGAAGCGACATAATCCAACACAGAGAAATCATTCCAAAATCATCACCACTAAAGTTTCCATTAAAAAGTATTTGAGATGTAACCATATATATTCCAAGAATAGTAGCCCATATTATCGGTGCTGTTAGTAGTGCTTTTACTATATTTTTATTGCTCATTTTTTTATTATATTATTTTATTACTCTTTGTTTGCAACAAGATGATTTCATGTTATTTAATTTCTACTAACTTAAAAACCTTCATTTTTTTATCATAAATAGATAATGATATGTATTTCTTCGCTTGTTTTTCTGTCATCAATATCACCCATTGCGGTGATCCATTTTTATTTTCTTTCCCATAAGCCGCTTGTCCTTCTCCTGAATATCCAACTAAATAATTATGCTTTCTCATAGTTTTATTCTTAATAATTAAAAACCAAATAAAGCATCTTTTAATTTTCGTAAAAACAGTATTTTTTCTTCGCACTCAATTCTATGGTACTCATTATAAGATGCTTCTTTACTAACTTTTAATTGTTCTATTCTTTCTTCCAATAATTTTTCAAAATTTTCCATATTATTTTAAAACATTTTTAAGCCAATTAGCGTCTTCTTCAACTTTTTGGTTATAGCTCTTTATTGTTGTTGCCTTCCCTTCTGGAAAAGTTTGTTCCTCCACCGGAAAACTCTTCACTAGGGCGGTGATTTCTTGGCGGATGAAGTCTTTAATATCTTCACTCTTTCTTCCCTTTAAACTATCAGGAGGAGCAATCCCATTTAGTAAATCAAACCTCTCTAAAATATCTGTGATTGTTGGTTGTTTCATTTTGGTTGTTTTTAAATATTACTCTCTAACGGATATGCCTTTAAATTTTTTATATGGTTTCAATATTTTTTCAATCTCTATTCTCTTGACAAGTTTATTGCTAAATGATGATGATGGTGAGCATATTTCTATTTGAAGTGGTCGCCTGTTTTTTATAGAAACTATTTGCCCTACGCCTAACACATCCCAACTACGATAAGCCGAAACTTCTTTATACTTATATCTAACTCTCATGCCAACTTTTAAATTTTTCATAAATTTTAATAATTATAAACTCTATTTCCTTTAATAATTGGCAAGTTACTTTGAATGAACACTGCGTGGATAAGCCTACTAATGCAAATTTATATCAGCTTACACTAATAATCTATTTTACAGCCTATAGGACTGTTTGCTTGTGAAAAATAAACTACCACAATTATTAAAGGAAAAGAACTTGTAATTATTCACTTAAACCATGAGGCAAGGATTTGACGAGAGCACGTAGTTTATTATAGTTCATTTCTCATATTTTTTATGGTTAATTATTTTTAAAAAATGCCAATGCACCAATAATTATTCCATAAATAGCTCCTATTGCTAACTCAACATTCCCATTTATAATCCACATTGCTATAAATGCACAGCTGACAACTAACACACTAGCCACTCTTGAATAATTCATATTTTTTATGGTTAATTATTATAAACTCTATTTCCTTTGACTTTTTTTAATAAGCTCCTCTGTCCATTCAGCGGCTACCTGTCGCAATTCTTCCTCGGTAAATTCTCGAATTGAAATCGGCTCATCCATTCCTTCGGGCTTTAAAAAATTAGGGACAAGTGGACATTGGATTACTATTTTCTTTTCCATATTTTAAACTTAATTATTACCTAAATGTAGTAGGCAAGGATTCGCACCTTACTTAACCACGACTCTATGGGACGCCGATCCCCCACAATTTCGCTGTCGCGGTATTTCTAGCGGTTGGCATACGCCACTACTACATTTAAAAAACAATCTTATAGGGGAATTGAATGATGCTACGCTTTTTAAGATAACAATCTAAGGCAGAGAACCTCTTTCTTTTCTCAATTCAATTCCTTTATAAAATAACAATTGCAATCTAAATGTATGGGGCAAGAAATTTCATCTTGCACATTGTTAGTTTCGTCTCCTCCTAGTCGGTTTTAAGACCAACGGATAACAATATTCCAAGGAGAACGGCATTAGCGTCTTATTCCGCCACCCATACATTTAAATAACAATTATTATCTAATGGGGAAGTTGTAGGCGTGAACTGACGCCTCGTTGTTCCTGTAAGCAGGGGATGTGGGGTTTATCATCAAGATAGTGTAAGCCATCTTGACGCCCCATGAGCCTTACAGCTCTCTCCCCCATTAAATAACAATTCTTTGTTAACTTTATCACTTTATACCGTTATCAATTGTTAATTTAGATAATAGACGCCTACCACCTAGACTAACAACGACACAAATCTCGTCTAGTCATTCCTATCGGTTTCGCATTGCTGCCATATGAACAGTAGAGGCGTGATAGGATATTTTTAGTGGCAGGAGACTATTATCTAATAACTATGCAATCTAATCATAACTGCATAAACCTATATGTTCATGTAATAATCTATTTAGAAGGATGATATCTTAGTCTAACCGATGCATCACGTAGACTCTCTTAGAACCCATAGTCCTTTCGTCATCCCTCTAAATAAATAGTTATCAAGTATCTATATCTTTTTTCATCATGATTTTTGTTTTTTACCTAAGCACTCATCACAAAAACCATTAAAAATTTTGATAGAACGGGTGCAAGTTTTGGTATGGATTATTTCTTTTATTACTGGACTAACCATTTTTTGACATTCTAAACAGTAGAATTTTTTTGAGTTATCCTTTCCTGTCCTGTAAATTTCTCTTTTGGCGTGGCACTCTTTGCAAGTAACCTTGAAGTATGTTTTTGCTTTTTTATTGTATTGCATAAATTTAATTTACCTGTTAATGGTGGAATTTTTCTTTTATAAATAATTTATATTTTAATATTACTCTCTCCCTTTCCATTTGTCAAGCCCCTTTGTTTATCAGTTAAAAAGGACTAATATATAATGATTTTATATAATTAAATTAAATTAAAAAAATGGAAGCACAAGAAAAAGAAGAGGAAAAAGTTTTTTCCACCAGGGATCTTTATTTAGCCTCGGCCCTAGTTACCTTAAAATTCCCTTTAATACGTATCGATATGCAAATAGAAGGAATTAAACCGAAAGCCATAGGCTATTTCAACTTTATTGAAACACAAAATCTGAGAGACGCTAGGAGCCAATACAATCAAGGCATGATTCTAGTCGAGCCTAGAATGTATATAAATAATTTACAGTCTTTAAAAGCGGAAGTGGTAAATATGCAGCAGAATCCGAATAGTAGCTATAACAATGGATAATTTAACCCCCTTGACAAATAGTTAGCTTTAATATAAGCTGGGTATATATTTAATAACAACAAAATGAAATCATTACAGCCCCAACAGAATAATTTTAATTACCCCAATAGTTGGCGTAATTTTATACATTCTGGAGTGGCCAAATGGTAAGGCAAGTGCCTTTGAAGCACTAAATTGATAGTTCGAGTCTATCCTTCAGATCACAAAATGCGAGGATAGTATAAATGGCAAGTACAATGGCTTCCAAAACCATTGATCCGGGTTCGAATCCCGGCCCTCGTGCAAGAAATGACCCAAAAATGCACAGGGTATCGTATATCGGTTATTATGCCAGTCTTGGATACTGGTGAGGAAGGTTCGATTCCTTCTACCCTGACCAAACGTTGACAGTTAATAGTAAACTGTAAACCGCGTGTAACTCAGTGGTAGAGTGGCTCACCGTTAATGAGAAAGTCGTAGGTTCGATCCCTACCGTGCGGGCATTTTGACTCATATTAGCTTAATTGTGTGTGTTTTGTTTCCACAGAATTGAGCTAATATGAGTCAAATAACGTCTCTGTAGCTCAGATGGTAGTAGCGACCGCTTGAAGAGCGGTAGGCCATTGGTTCAAGTCCAATCGGAGACACAAAATAATATTTTTTGTTTATATCAGCTAAATTGTGTGTTCTATCTTTTCACAGAATTTAGCTAATATAGATCGAAAACTCGCATAGATAGTCAAATGGCTACGACAGCGGATTGTAGACCCGCAACCCTCGGGTTTCTAGGTTCGAATCCTAGTCTATGCACATCGGGCAAGTTACCGAAAGGCGAGGTGTGAGATTACAAACCTCATTATACTGGTTTGAATCCAGTCTTGCTCTCAAAAAATATGCTGGCATAGCTCAACTGGTAGAGCAACTGTTTTGTAAACAGTAGGTTGTAGGTTCGATTCCTACTGTTAGCTCAAACAAGGGATTATTAGCTCAGTGGCAGAGCGATCGTTTGTCAGGCGATGGGTCGTGAGTTCGATTCTCACATAGTCCGCTAAGTATTAAAAGTAAAACTATGAAAAAGTTCCGTGATATAGATACATTTATGATAGATGATGTTTTTACAGCAGGAGCATAAAAAGCAAGTAAGGTGTTGATGGTTGCACGGTAGTTTTCCAAACTATCTGACAGGGTTCGAATCCCTGTACTCGCTCAATGGGCAGGGTATGACGATGCCTTGTGGCAGAAATCCTATTATGGCCTCGCAAGCAGTAGGTGCACAGTGTTTAGTTAATTATAAACCTAGAAAGGAATTGGTGATTAAAGCGTATTAACAACAATGGCTTAGCAGTGCCGAGACCAAACTGTGAAATCTTTTAAAAAATAAGAATAGAAAATGGCAGGAAAAATTCTATTCTCACATGATCCGCTAGTTCTTTAAAAAGCAGTGTTTAGTCTAGTCAAGTCAAAAATATGTTAAAGTCAATGTTAAAAACAGACTCAAAAGAGATTATAAAAATAGAAGCTCTTGAAGATGGAGGTTTCAAGTTAAGTGCCAAAGGTAAAGATGGTTATTTATGGGAAGGAAATTATTATGGATTATTAAGTTATGAGTCATTACAAAACCTTGAGGGGAAAATGTTAACCATAGTAGATGCATCTTTTCAAGATAAAGATCAGCGAAAAGCTGTAAAGGATATAGTCAGAAGAACAATATGGTTCGATTGGGTAGAAAACAGTCTATATAGAGGCAAAAATCCATGTCCAGTAGGGATGCCAAATACCCAATAATTAAATAAATAAGATTTAGACACTGCTTTTTAGATAAGTATTGCAGGGTAGAGTATTGGAAACTCGGCGGGCTCATAATCCGCACAAGCCAGTTCGATTCTGGTCCCCGCAACTAATTTTAAACATTATATGAAAAAAGAGGATAAGGCATGGGCAGCTGGTTTATTTGAGGGAGAAGGGAGCACTATAATCCATGGTGGATCTTTAAGGGCCACCCTACAATCTACAGATTTAGATGTTTTAGAAAATTTAAAAGAAATATTCGGAGGAACAATTTATCCATTAGGGCTTAGAAAGGGTCATTTAAAAGAAATTTGGATGTGGTCAATGAGTGGTGAAAATGCAATAATATTTTTAAAATATATATATAAATATTTAGGTAAAAGAAGAAAAAAAAGAATAGATGAGGCTTTTAACAATTTTTATATAAATAATAGGGATGAAAAATTAAAAAATTTAACTAAATTTATTATTAATTTAAATAAAAAATGTATTAGACATAAGGATATAGCCGAAAAAGCATGTATTTCTAGATCATATGTTACTAAAATTCTGAATAACAATGGGATATATTCTCCAGTAAATACCCAAATTTAAATATTATATGAAAAATTATGTCCAAATCTACTATTTTTGTTAATTATGGCTTAAAAGAAGCATCAAATTATAGGTTTTTAGTAGGACCTGGGCAGTTTGATGCTTCTTTTAAGTTGTAAAAAATTATATGAAAGGATTTTATATTGAGGTGTCGAATAATTTATTAGAAAGAGAACATCATAAAAACATGAGGGAAACTCTGTGGCTTTATATATGGTTTTTAGATAAAATTACTGTAATTAAAGGTGATTCAGGTAAGGTACTAGGAGGTAAGCCTATAATTTTTTCAGATGTGGAGAAAGAATTAAATCTTTCTAGATCAACTTATGTTAGATGGATAAAAGAGTTAAAAAAGAATGGGTATATATCTGTATTAAGAACTCCAAAAGGCATGTGTGTAAATGTTTTAAAAGCCAAAAAAAGATTCAAAAGAGTCGTTAGTGATGTGTCAAAAATGGAACATCCAATTGGATGTATCGAAAATGATACATCTGGATGTGTCAAAAATGATACATCAGTCGAAAAAAGTGATGTGTCAAAAATGGAACATCGCTGTGTCAAAAATGGAACATCACTACCCGAACGATGTTCCATTTCTGGAACATCCAATATAAGACAGAATCAGAATCTTGACATAGACAGTAGACAAGAACATTTAGTTTTTCCTCCGGAAAAACAGGAACGATTAAAAACAAATGGTAAAAAAAAACCATTAGAAAAAAAAATAGAAAAAAATGGAGAATCGGTAAATGAAATAATTGCGCTATTTTTAAAAATCGTCCCCGGAGATTTCGTTGGCAAGAGTTCAGCTTTCGCAAAACCTCCGACCCGGGTAGCGGTCCAGGCGTTGATGGAACGATACACGAAAGTTCAAATTCAAGACTTGATAGATAAATACGCCAAAGGCAAAACTGATCCCTATCGGCCAAGCGTGGGAACGGTTTATGAGTTCTGCACGATCAAGCTGGCAAAGGTGGAGGCATACGTTTCAAAGACAGGTGGGCTCTATGCTCAGAAGTCTATCAGCACCGATGAGCATAAATTGGCCAGGGATGCTAGACTAAAAGAAATGGCGGAGGAAAGAAAAGCCAGAAGAGAGTCATTTATTGAAAAAGATGAAAAAGTAAATAATTTAATTTAAAAAATATGGCTAATAGCTTTAAACTTGAAACAAAAGAAGATCGCATAATCCGGATGTGTGAAAATAATCCAGCAAAATCAATAGAAATTTGTACTTTAGCGGTGGAAAATATCTGGGAACAGCGTAAAAAAATGATAAAAAAACAGATACCTGAGCGTTTTTTTGATGCAAATGTTGAAAATATAAATAATCCGATGAGAGATGAAATACTGTCTACTGTGGGAGAAATGCTTGAGGATAAGGAAAAAAATGACAAGGTTGGAATAATTTTTTGCGGACCTGCTGGGAGTGGAAAGACATACGCTGCCTATGCTGTGATAAACAGGCTTATAGAAAAAAACCCAGAAATAATAGGGTTTATTACTAACCACACTGATGCTTTTTCAAAAATAAAAGAAGAATTTTACAATAATTCTTATGAATCTTTAGGTTCAACTTGGGATAAAATAAACAATATTTCTGGCTTATATAAAGGGATTTTAGTCTTTGACGACCTATCCGCTAAAAAATTGACAGAGTTTGAATCTGAAAAAATATTGTCTTTTTTAGATAAGAGGTTCAATTATTTTATGCCGATAATTATAACCACGAACGTTCCACCAGACGATTTCAACGAAGTTTTTGGAGAAAGAATAGCTTCCAGGTTATTTGGCTATTGCAATATCGTAGAATTTTCAGGAGACAAGCGAATAAATCTAAAAACAATAAACATATGAAAGAAAAAATGCTTGAATTAGCCTTAAATTATCTTTTTAAGGGTTATTCCATCATCCCAGTTGGGTTAGAAAAGCGTCCGTTGATCGCATGGAAAGAATTTCAGACTCGCCGAGCGACTGTGCCAGAAGTGGTTGCTTGGTGGGAAAAAAACCCAGATGCCCAAATCGGAATCGTCACTGGCGAAATAAGCAACCTTACGGTTATTGACGTGGAACATGATGGAGATTTCGGCTTGATCACGGATGAAACTTATACCGTAAAAACTGGTGGCTTGGGCAGACATTACTATTTTGCTTATGATAAAGCATTTAAAAACGCTGTGAAGGTTTTTCCGAGTGTAGATATTAGGTCCGAAGGCGGATATGTCATCGCAGCCGGGTCACGAAGCTCAAAAGGGACCTATGAGGCTCTTAACACCCTTCAGCCTAGTACTATGGGTATTAGTACCCGAAAGACGTTTCTAGGTGTACTGGTGAACGCCACAGAGGGTCTCCCGTGGTACGTTCGAAGTCAAAATCCTGAGTTTCCAGAAAAATCAGATTCCGGACTGGTTTATGATGGAGCTGGAACAGGGAACAGAAATGACTCCATGGCTAAGTTCGCCGGTTCGATTCACGCCAAACTGCACCCAAGTCTTTGGGGCAGTCTGGGATGGAGTTTATTTGAGCAAGCAAACATGAAAAATAACCCGCCTTTGCCACATCGAGAGATATTGGCTACCTGGAAATCTATCGAGCAAAAAGAAATTCAACAAAATCCAGGCGGGAGAGACTATTCAAAATCGCTCTCAAGCTCCAAAACGTGGGGTCCAGAGCCCGATACCAGTGTGGAGAGTACCAAGGTGGCTTATAAACCGGATGGCGGCACTGACCTTAAAAATTTGGACGTAGACACTGTCACGGGAGAGATAACGGAAGTTGTTGAATCTGACCCGAAAGAAACGCTACACGTTTCAAAAGTGGCAGACTTACAAAAAATAGATTCTGAGCACACTTATCCCATTGATATGTTGCCTTTTGACGAAGCTTTGTTGGGTGGTTTTTCAGCTGGTGAGCTGATAGTTGTGGCGGGCCAGAGTGGACACGGAAAAACAACCCTTATTCAGGATTGGAGCGTCACTTTGGCAACAGGAGGAAAATCAAAGACAGAAAAGCTCCCTTCGCTGTGGTTCTCTTACGAAGTTTTAGCCAGACCGCTTTGGGATAAATTTAAACTGATGGGAGCTGATTCTGATACCCCAATATTTATGCCACGGTTCAATGAATCTGGGGATACAGAATGGATTTCAGATGTTATAGAAAAAGCCATAAAAAAATGGGGAATAAAAGTTGTTTGCATTGACCACTTAGGCTTTTTAAGGGCTCCAAAGGGGAATTATTCTAACGCAGCTGATGCTATCACGCACACAGTTCGGTCTCTTAAAAAATTAGCTATAAAACACGGCCTAATTATCTTGCTTCCGGTTCATGTCAAAAAGACAAATTCTAAAATTCCAGACTTGAATGACATCCGAGATTCTTTGGGAATTGCTCAGGAGGCGGATACTGTTTTTTTCATCGGAAGAGAAAAAGATGATTTTGGGATTAGTAATAATCAAGCAAAAATATGGCTTGTAAAGAACCGTAAGTCGGGTATTGCTGTTAATGCTACTCTTGATTTCCAATTTGGTAGATATTTCTATGACGAAAAAACAAGTAAAAAATCTGACCAGGATTCTGAAGCGATCACGGCCTTAAAGTCTTTTGACTCGTGGGATAAATAATTAATTTAATTTAAAAAATATGTTTGTAAGAACTTTCGCAGAAAATAATATTAGTTTGTTAGATGTAGAAATAAATGAATTTTTAAAAAATCTGCCTGACGGTTATCAGGTCCATGCATGCAACATAAAATATTCTTCTCATTTTGACAATATTAATAATAAGAATATTTTTTCCGCAGTTATTCCTGTTTCTGTTATTTAATTTATTTATAAAACTTTCTACTCTCAACTCACTTTCCCAGGTTGTCATAGGCAGTGTTATTTTTCGTCATAAAAAAAGCCACCTGGTTAGGGTGGCTTTATTTTTAGTATTCTATGCAGTGATCTTCTACACTTCCATTTTTAATTTTTGCTAATCCTTTGAAACCTCCTCCTGGTTCATCATATTCTAATATAAACACTAGGCTTGGAAAGTTTTCTGAGAAGTTTTTTATTGCTTTAATTGGTGGACTCCATGCTGTGTCAAATGTATATATTAATTCATATTCGTTTCCATCCATTGTTGCATCTTTTATATCCCATTTTGTTCCCCAATTATTTGTGTTCCATTCATACCAATCTTCCGCTTTGTAATCTAATTTGTTCGCTATTTTTTCTATGTTTGTTTCCGGTGATTCTTTTTCAATCGGTATTGGACATGGATATAATTTTTCTAGTGATAATTCTTGGTCATCTTTTTTTGCAGTTAATTCAAAGTGTTTTATCTCGTCTTCTTCTCCTTTCACTGTGAGTATATTGTTGCACCAGTTTGGCATAGTGTTTTTTTAATCAATTATAAGTGTGATATTTTGTTATATTAATTTTAATTTAAGATTTATTAATTTTCAAAAAGTTTCGATATACTTTTTGATGTTTTTTTGCAAAGTTGTAAATTTTGTCTTTTACTTCTTTCGCTAGTTTTGCTTGTGATGCTTTTTCTATTGTCATTTGTGCAATTTCTTTCCATAAATGCACATGTTCTTCTGTTGTTACTGTTCCTAGATTATATGTTATATTCCCTAGTGGTTTTTCTAAAGAAAGGACCCACTTGTCTTGTTCTATTTTTTGACATATTATCCAGTTTCCTGTCCCTGGTATTGTGTGTATTAACATTCCTTCTGCTCCATTTTTTGTCACATATTTCGCTAGTTTTTCTATGTTTTTCATATTGATTTTTTTATCGATTCTTTTAGAATTTCTATAAATGTTTTTCCTATTTGTTTTCCATCTCTTGTATCTTCAATTGTTTTGTTCTTTTTTCCAAATACTACATCCATTGCATTAGCATAGTTTCCTATTGTTATTCCTATGCATTCTATTCCTTTTTTAACCGCCATTTTATGCATTCTTTCCATTTTGATTTGTCCGCTTGATCCATCTGTCAATACTATCATTATTTTCCTTTCTGCTTTTGTATTCTCTAGTTTTTCTCTGCATTTATCTATCGCTTCTCCTATATCTGTGAATGAGTCATTTGCTTTTCTTATTTTCTTTTCATTTGTTATTTCTTCCCATCGCAGTTGTTTTTTGTCCATATTGTTTATTTCTACTGCCTTTCTTCCGAAGATTATCATGCTTCTTTTTATTCCTGCTATTCTTAATGCTTCTCCTACCATAAATAATGATGTCATTGCATAACTCATATTCGACTCTTCTTTTCTTGTATTGTTCATTGATCCCGATATGTCTGATGCTACTGCGAATGCGTAGCTTTGATTACTTTTTATTATCCTTCTTGCAAATGGATTTCTGTCTTTGTTTGCTTTTATTCTTATTATTCTTTTAGCCATTAGTTTTCCTGTTCTGTATCTTCCTCCGAATTCCATTGCGTTGTTTCTTTTTAAAACTGTTCTTAATCTTTTTCCAATTTCTCTTGCTGTATCTGCTATCGAGTCTATAAATTCTATTTTATTATTCATATTTTCCATTCCTTTCCATCCTGTCCCTGATTTCATTTGTTCTATTATTTTCTTTTTTGCAGCGTTTTGTCCCGTTATATTTTCTTGCATTTCGTGCTTTTGTTCTTGTTGCATTTTTTCTAGTTCTGATCTTGTTAACTGTTCCGCCTCATTTAATAATAGCTTTATTATTTCATCTACTATTGGAATCAGATCTTTTGTTTCTTTTCTTTCTAATATTTTTGTTCTGTTTTTTTCCATTATTTCTGCTATTTTGTTCCCTATTATTTCATATTTTGTTGTTCCTTTTGCATACCCTCTTCCTTCAAATCTGGCTGCTGCGTATAATAATGCTTTTTCATGCAAGGATATATCTTCCAGTGTTGGTAATATTTGCATCAGTTTATCCAATACTTCTTCTTTTGTTGATTCCAATATTTCTCCTGCGTTTGGATAATCTTTTCCAATGATGTTTTCTATTGATATGTCTTCTAGCATGTTTAAAGTTGTGTGATGTAATTCTGCATTGTGCATTGGTGGTTTTACATCTGTCGTATAGTGTATGTGTGCTGTTTCATGTAATAAGAACCCGAGGATATGTTCCTCGGGTAAATTGTTAACATCATTTTTCACATAGAATACTATTTTTTTCTTAATATTAGCTGCCCATCTATCTCCTCTTTCTACTGATATTTTGTATTCTTTTGCTAGCATTTCTGCTACTTTTTTGAATTCTATTAGTTTCATATTATTCAATTTTTGAAATGTTTTTAATTATTTCGATTGAGTCTCCTAGAAGTACGTGATGTAGGATTATTGCATATTTTCCCTTATTAGGTCCTGCTACTATATTTATTGCGCTTGCTGCTTTTGATCCTAATCCTGTTTTTTCTACTTTTGATGCTCCGTTTTCTTCTTCTGCGTAATATGTTGCTTCTATTGTGAATTCGTCTCCTTTTATTGCATTTTCTCTTGTGTCTCCAATCATACTTATTACTGATCCTAAATCTTTTTCGATTGTTTTTTCAAGTGTTGTATCTTCTTTTGTTACTGCTAAATATGTTCCTTGTGCATCTCCATCCATTACATATGTCTTCCCTATTTGTAGTTCTTCTTCTGTTGTTATTTTTGTTCTTTTAGCATTCGCTTTTCTTATACTTGATGGTAGGTGTAATTTTGCCATTAATTTTAATGCCTTATTGTCTGATATCTCTAGTTTGTTTGCGAATGCTAGACTTAATGCTTCCATCGGGCTCATCATTTCTGCTAATCTTAATGTGTTTAAAACATCTCTTGTGTTGATTGCATAATCTGCTGTTCCGTTTTCTTTTGCTTGTCTTGTTTCTCCTGCTAATCCTACTAGTTTTACTGCCATTTCTGATTGTGCTATTGTATTTCCTAGGTGATTTTCAATAATTTCTAATTCTTTCTTTGATTCTGGAAATTCTGCGCTTATGCAAATAGCAAATCTTGATAGTAATGCTTGGTTCATTTCTTTTGTTCCTGCGTATTCTGGCGGGTTGCAAGTAGCAAAAATTCTGAAGTTCTTGTGTCTTTTTACTATTTCTTTGTCATCTTTTTCTGTTAGTACCAAGTATCCGTCATCATCCATTACTGATTGCAATACAAATAGAACTTCTGGTAATGCTGCATTTATTTCGTCTAACACGATCCATTCTCCATTTCTCATTGCTTCTGTTAAAACTCCATCTACCCAATATGTTCCTTTGTCATTAATCAATAGTCTTCCTACTAGTTCATCTGCTGTTGTTCCTCCGTTCAGGTTTACTCTTCTCAATCCGTTTTTAGTTTCTGCTGCTAAAAACCTAATGGCTGATGTTTTTCCTGTTCCTGATTCTCCGATCAATAGTGTTGGTAGATTATCTCTGACTGCTATTGCCAATGTTTTCATGATGTTTCCGTGATCAATAAATTTTCCTCCGTTTTGTGGCACATATTTGTTCAGTCCATCATTTAATTCTAATTCTATTTTTTCAATCTTTATCGTGTTTTTTGCTTTCATAGTGTTTTTAATTTAATTTATTGTTTAGATTTTTATGTTTTATATCATCCTTTTATAACAGCCAGTGGTGAAAGTTCTACAACTATTTTCACTAGGTCTTTTTGGTTTTCCATTACTTTGTCAATATCTTTGTAACTTCCTGATGCTTCATCTAAATCTTTTTCTGTTCTAATACCATGAATGATCCCTTGGTCATCTAGTATTTTTATCTCTTCTTCTAGATTTAGTCTTTTTTGAGCTTCTTTTCTACCCATTTTTCTACCAGCTCCGTGAGAACAAGATTCAAAACTTTCTCTTTCTCCTAATCCTTCTACAATGTAGCTTTTAGTCCCTTGACTGCCTGGGATTATTCCTAATTCTCCTTTCTTTGCTGAAGTAGCTCCTTTTCTATGTATCATTACGTTGTGTCCAAAATGATTCTCCATTCTTGCATAGTTATGAGCTATATTTATAGGAGCATCAAAGTGAAACCAATTCTTCATTCTTCCCTTTTCAATTTCTTCCTCAAGAACATCTGATATAGCAAACATTACCCTATCCATCATTAACTTTCTGTTTTCTAAAGCAAAACTAACACAATATTCCATCTCTCTTATATAACTATGTCCTTCTTCTGACTCTAAAGGTAAAAATGCTAATTGCCATTCTTTTGGAACTGAACTGTGCCATTTTTCATTTAGTTTAACTGCTATTTTGTTGTAATGGTCAGCCACTTGTTTTCCTAGGTTACGTGAACCAGAGTGAATCATTATCCATATATGACCATCACTTCCTTTTTGAATTTCTATGAAGTGATTTCCTCCTCCTAGAGTTCCTAATGACTTTAAAGCATTATCATATTCCATAGCAACTACCTCTAATATACCTTCTTCCATTGATTGTTTGATATAAGCATTTCTATTATCTATAGCATATCCACTATCAACAGATGCTTTTACTGCGCTATAATCTGGCATCAATTTTTCATCTTGTGGTTTCTTATGCTTATTGAATCCAACTGGGATTTGTTTTCTGATTTCTCCCATTATCTTTTTCAGCGTTTCCTTATCAATGTCAGTCAATGATGTTTTAACAGCTATAACGCCGCACCCAATATCCACGCCAACTGCATTCGGGATAACTACGTCTTTTGTCGCTAAAACAGCACCGATTGGCATTCCATACCCTTGATGACTATCTGGCATTATTGCTATGTGCTTAAAAGCAAAAGGCAGATTAGCAAGATTTTTTGCTTGTTCTTCAGCTCCTAATTCTATACTATTTAACCACATCTTAATTGGTATTTTTTCTGTTGATATTATGTTCATATTTTTTCTAATGTAATTATTACTTCTACTGATCCATAGCATTCGTCTGCTACGAATATTGTGTTGTATTTTGATTCAAAATCTTGTGTTAGTAATTCTTTTAATCTGTCATATGCTATTTTTATCACTGCATCTTCTACCGGTTGCCAATTTGCATCTGTCCAGTATTGATCCATTACATCTTCTATCTGTTCTTCCTTTACTATCATTGTTATCACTATTTGATTTTGTCTCTTTTTTTCATATCCGCTTATATTGAATGATTCTTTTTCATCTCTTTCTATTTCCTCTTTTGTCGGTTCATATTCGTTTTTCTTATATTTTTTAGGTTTGTTCCACCAAGTTGGTTCATCATCAAATAAATTGCTTTTATATTTTTCTTTTTTTTCTTCTTTTTCTGATCCCATTGTTATGTCTCTTATTCCCATATAATTATATTAATGTTATTTTTTTACCTAGTGCTTCTGCTATTGTTAGTAGACATGTTATTGATATCCATCCATGAACCTCCGCCCTTGTTATTGTTCCTTGTGACATTCCTGATTTTTTTGCTAGGTCTCTTTGTGTCATTCCTTGTGTTACTCTTTCTTTTTTAAGAAGTTTACATAGCTCTTGTCTTTTGTCATTTATTGTTTCATATTGTTGCCTAACTGATTGTTGCGGTTGCCTATATCCTGGTGGTGGATAGATCGGTGGTATATTACGGTATGTAATTTCTTCTTGTAGTTTTGTATTTTCCAAATCCTTTTTTTCTAATGCTTCTTTCGCTTTTAGTATATTGCTTTTCATTTCGTTTTCTTTAATTATAATTCTATTGCTGATATTTGTTTTATATCTTTTGTATTTAATTCTTTTACTAGCCCTGCTTTTAATTCTTCTTGTGCTAGTTCCAATGCTTCTTCTTCATCTGATGCATTAACTCTCATTTTTATTTCCATTTTTGCTTCCCAAAAAGTTTTAGGTGCGTTTCTTTTTAAAGCTTTTGCGGCTGCTGCTAAATTTCCCATAGGTTTGTTTGTTGTTTTAATTAATTTCCAATTATCTGGGCATGAGCATGTCCACTCTCCTTCTTTATTTTTCATGCTTAACTCTCCTCCTCTGTTCATTGTTAATATCGATCTATCTCCTTGAGATGCTCCTGAGCAGTAATCTATTGCTTCTACTAAATCCCCTTTTTTAAATCTTTCCATAAGTTTTTATTATAAAATTTATTAGTCCTTTTTTACCGCTTACTTTTATCATTTTTCCTCTTGTTTTTGCTAATATCCATGTTAGTAATATAAACGACATCCAAAAACCTCCAAAAAAGCTGTCATCTAATTTATAATGGTTTATTCCTATTATTAATAGTATTCCTCCAAAGGTGAAAATGTCCATTAGTACTGATTCTATTAGGCTTTCTTTTATTATTATGTATTTTTTTTGGTTATTGTTGTTCATATTTTTTTTCTTTTAATCTTTTATTAATTGTTGTTAGGCATTTTATGCATGCATTTCCATATATCATATACCATTTTAATGTTTTTGGTATTGGTTTTTTGCATATGTAGCATTGTCCTGTTATTTTATTGTCATATTCTCCATTTCTTTTTTCTTCTTCTATTTCTATTTCTATTTTTTTCATAATTTATGGTTCTATCATGAAATTAATTGTGTTGTTCTTTTCTATTATCAATACGTTTCCTGCGTTTGATAGGCAATTGTAATTAGATTTCTTGTTTAATTCTTGATCGTTCATTGTGCAATAGAAATATGTCATTACTATTGCTGTTAGTGTTATTGGCATTTTTTTGGTTATTAATGTTTAATTGTTCTTCTTTTATTTTTATTATTTCTTCTGCCATTATTATTGATATTTGTTGTAGACTTTCTATATATTTTTCTTGTTTATATGTTTTTATTGTTAGTATCAATTCATTCACTATCATTATTAATAGTATGAATAGTAATAATTTAGAAGTTTTTATTTTGTTTTTTTTCAATTGTTAATCTTCTATATCCATTATCTTCTACTTTTTTTAGATCTGATAATCCATCTGCTTCAAAACTATCTGTTAATTGCCATCCGTATTCATATCCCTTTGTATCACGTGGCCTTCCTCCGTTTACTTTATCTTGACATACATAATTTATTCCATTTTCTATAACTATCATTGCATCATCTATGTGAAACTCTTTTATTTTACATGTTACTTTGTCTCCGTTTTTGAATTCCATATTTTTTAATTATAATAATTAATTAATGATTCCAGCATCTTTTTACTGTATGATTTCGTTGCATCTCCTACTCCTTTTTTGTATTCGTATGCTTCAGCTTCTGTTTTTTTATCTTCTTCTTTTCTGTGTAACAGTTCTCTTTCGGTTCTCATTTTTTGTTCGAATATATCTTCTGCTATATCTGGCAAATTCATAAAGAAGTATTGATATCTTTCAGCCTCGTCTAAACTGCTCAATATTTCTATCAATTGTTCCTTATCTTCTATAGTTACTTTAGCCAAATCTCTTAATGCTCCATATAATCTTCTCGGTTTATTATCTAACTCATCCAAGTCATAAATGAGATTCTCTATTGCTCTTATTTGTTTTTTGTTGAATTTCATATTATTTTATTTTATAACTTATTTTAGTTGCTATTTTTTTTGGACAAACTATTTCTCCTTTTATAATTATTAATCCCCTAAATGTGTCCAAATCCATTGGATCATCTGCGATTAAAATATCTTTTCCCCATTCTTCATTATCTAGAGCCTTTTCAAGGGCATATTTATCTAACACCTCTATAGAATTATCTCCATCGGATGTCACATATAACACATAATATTTTTCCATATTATCTTATTTTAATAATTATTACATATAGTTATTTTACCATTCTCTTCTGGGTCTCCATAATTTATACTGAATATGATGTTTGTTTCTATATCTCCGAACTTATCTTTTCTTGTTTCTAGCCCATATACTGAAACTGTAGAAAATTCTTCAAGATTATGTGAACATTCTAGCAACTCTTCATATAATTCATCTGCTAATTTTTTTTGCTTTTTTGTAAAATCTTTTTGTAGTGTAATCACGATTGTTTTTTTAGATTAATTATCCTTGGTTGTGATATTCTTATTATTCTATACTTGTATTCATCATATTTTGGTATGATTTCTATTTTGTACATGTCGAATTGTTTTTTCATATTGTTTAATTAAGGTTTGTTAAATTATATATTCCTTTTTTTATTTTGTCTCTTGTTTCTTCTATTCCTTCGTTTAAAAAATTATTCCTATATTTCCCTGTTGTTCTTGAATAATTCCAATCATTTTCATCAAGGAATATTTTTCCTTCATTAGATTTAAATGCTATTATTGAGTCATAACTTTGAAAAAATATTCCATTATTTACGTATATTATAAAATGATTCATAACAATATTTCCTTTGTTATTTTTCATTTGTTCGACCTTTACTTTATATTTTTCTGCGTGTTCTTTGTTTTTATTCTGTTTTAACGCTTTTCTCGCTTTTTTTAAATTTCCCATATGTTTTTCTGTCATAATTTAATTATTTTGAGACATAATAATATATGTCCCAAATGATCAAACTATTTCTTTTTAGCTGGAGTTTTCTTTTTTGTAACTGGTTTTTTTGCTGTTACTGCTTTTTTAATTGTCTTTCTCATATTTATCACCTCGTTTTCTAGTTTTTAATTATTATTTAATCTTTTTTATTATTTCTACAAGTTTATTCATATCTTCCATCAATGCTGTTCCTAGTTTTAGCTCTAGGATAAACTTGTTAATTGTTTCTTTGGCTTCTTTTATTTCTTTTGAGTCTCTTTCCTCTGTGCTATAAGCCACTTCTAGAATGTCTGCTTTCTTTATTTCTTTTTCTGTTGGATTTCCATATTTACATGATGGAATGTTGTCTATTATGATTCCTTCTCCTACTTTTTTGCTCAATCGTTTTTTTATTCTTTTTATTAGTTCTTTTTGCTTTTTTTCTTTTATCAATTCTTTCTTATATTCTTCAATGTCTTTTTTAAATTTAATCTTTACTTTCTTCAGTTCGTTTTCCATGTATTTCTTCCTTGTTTCTCTTAATTCTCCTTCTAGCAATTCTCTTGCTGTATTAATTTGCAGTTGTGTTGATACTTTCATCTTATTATTTTAATTTGTTTAAATAAAATAGGGATAGACTCATAATCTATCCCTATTGTGTTAATATTATTCAGGTTTGCATTCTTTATAATTGTTTCCTGAATAATGGCAAAGAAGTTGTAAGTTGGTCATTCCTTCATCCTGATGTTTTTTAATCCATTCTATCACTGTGGCCATTTCCTCTGCATGGTTGTTGAAGCATACATATGTCCCATCTCCTGGTATTGCATATCCTGTTCCGTTTATTAAGCCTTTTTCTTCACATTTGGAATAGTTATTCTGTCCTCTTGTACTTTCTTTCATCCAGATATAATCTGCTGTTACCATTACATCTGAGACTTGTTCATCATCCAAATTTTTAATTGTCTTTTCTGTGCTTGCTTCAGCTCGGTCTATTATGATAACGACTGGAGCATTTGGCGTACTTATGTATGTTTTTGTTTCTTTGTATACATTAGTCCAGACTCCTGAGACTATCATTCCTAATCCTATGAGGCTGCAAACTAATGTGTAACCATGTTTTTGGCATGTTGTTTTCTTTTTGATGATATTTGATAGTATCATTTGTTCTTTTGTCGCTTTAATTTTTGTTTTAACGTCCATTTTGTTTGTGTGTTTGTTCACCCACCAAACAATTTATTTATTAATAAGTTCTTGCTAGTGTTACTCTGTTTTTTGGCCTTTTTCCAAAATTGAACATTGCTGTCATCAGATCGCAATTTGATCCTAAATCTCCGCTTATTCTCATCAGACCACCTGTTATCTGTGTATGTTTGTTAATATATCTTTGGGCTCCATTAACCATTCTGCTATGGTCATATGCTGGATTTTTGTAGGCTATTTTGAAAGCTTTTCCAAAATCTTGGTCTCTTCCTGCTCCAAAGAATGATCTAATTTCTTCGAATTTCTTGCAGATATCTTCATTATTGTAATCATTCGTTATGCTTAATTCAAAAAGACCTTCATTCCATTTTTGTGTGTTTTGCGCATCTCCTTTTGCTATGAATAGTTTTAAAACACTATGCCTGATTTTAGGGAATTTCTTTCTTAATCTTAGATATTCTCTATAGTGTTTGTTCCCTTCATTGGCATAACTTTTTGCATAATCCAGGAATGTCCATGCTTTTGTATTGGAATTCATTTTTTGTGCGTCTTTTATTGTTGCTCCTTTTTCCATTTCGAAATAGAAAGGAATTCTCAGTTGCATGCATATAGCCAGCCTGTTTTGTCCATCGATTACTTCCATTTTTTCGTTTACTTTCCCTGTTCCTAGCATTTCTCCTTTTTCTGAGGTGTTTTTCAATAGTTTTCTGTATTTGTCATCAAATACTACTTCTCTATTTCCTTTAAGCTTTTTGAAAATCCCCCATACTTCTTTCTTGAAGTTCTTGAAAGTACCATATTTTGTTGAAGAATATATTTTTCTTGCTTTTAGTGTTTTCATCTTTTTTTATTTATTGTTTAGTGTTTCGTATTCTTTGGCGACATCAACAAGATATTTTCTATTGGCTCTAAGAAGCTTTTTCATCACAAGCTCATAAGCTACTTCTGTATATTCTCCCTTTTCATCAATCAATTGAAATTTTCTTAGTAGATTCTCTTCTGCTGTTCTTTGCTTATCTTCTTCGAATTTGATCAGTGAGCAAGCAAGTTTGTTTTTCTTAGCGTCTTCCAATAGGATGTCCATAATGTTTTGTGGCATGATGTTAATTTTAATATTTATTAATTTCTTTGTTATAGTTTTTTTCTTTACATAGGCAATTTTTGTTAATTATTAGATATTAAAATTTAGTAATAGTATAATCTTATTGCGATTGCTGTTCCTATAATCATTCCGAATATTATATCTGATGTTGTTACATCATTTTTTTGATAATGTCCAAGCCATTGGATCATATAGCAAAGTTGTATTATTCCTATGTAGAAATCTATTTTGTCCATTTTTATTTAATTAGGTTTATTATTTCATCTTTTGGGTCATCCTCTTTATAAAATCTGGCCACCGTTCATAGATTTTTAATTAGGTTTATTACTTCATCAAAAGCATCTGCCATTCCTTCTAAACATCCTCTAATATATCTATCTTTAGCGGTATCAAATTCTTCTAAACAAGATGACTTTCTCTCTTCGCACCATTTCACCAGTTCATCTTTTAGTTCTTGGAGAGTCATTTTCGCTCCAGTTTTCCACCCATAACTTCTACCATTGGCATATCCTATCAATCTCTCATTATTGATACTTTTTTTTAGGTGTTTTTCAGCTTCTGGTATGGTCATTTCTAATATTTCTTGCAACAATTTTTTACAATCAAGTTCTTCCGATTTTCTCTCCCACTCTTGCGGTTTGGTGGGGGATTCTTTTGGATTATTTCTATCATAATCATCTTGGTCAACTGCAGGGCGATATTCCCCTGTTAAACATTCCGTATAATCACAGCCAACTGGGTCTACTTGCCTGTCGTCTTTTTGTTCTTCCATATTTTTTCTTCTTTCGTTAATATCATCTAGTGTTTTATTCAAGGCTTCTGGCCACTCATCCTTAGTAGCATCATAAGTATCTTTTGCACATTCAACACATAAACCCTTGCAATGAGCCATATCCTCGTCCCATCTAAGAAGTCTTCCCAATGTTTTTATTTGACCACATCTATCACATTTAACAATTTGTTCTGTCATATTATTTTTCTGCCTCTTTAATAATTACTCTCATTATTTTGTCGTACATTTCATTAGCCTTGGGCGTTCCACCTACTCCATGTTTATTGCAACACGCTTGCCAAACATGCATTGAAACATCATTCAATCCAAGTTTAAGTGCTTTTTTGGTTATATCTTCTTTTTGTTCTTCCCTTTTCCTTTTTATCCAAGTAACATTCCCTACAAAATTTTTAATACCTTCCTCGGTTATTTTTTCCGATCCTAAATACTTATTACAAATGCCACTGGTGTTGGTAGTTCCGTGTTGGCAAGAGTTTATTTTTACTTCAAATGAATCTTTGAACATATTATTTTTGATTAAGATAATAAATTATAGCTTTTGAAAGTGTGCTTTCGTGGTCGAATAGGGTTTCAACCTCCTCGAATTTTATTGAGAGCTCCTCTCTTCTATCCCTAGTTATAACTAATTTGGACTGATTAAGATATTTCAATTCTTTCATTTCTTCCCAAATTTTTCTTATTTCTTCTTGTGGACTTTTTTCTTCCACCATCTCACAAACTCTACCGCAGCAGTAACAGATGTTTTCTTCTTTTGATTTTAGTACTCGTTTATTACAGCATTTTGATTTCATAGGGTTATAAGTTTATTTTCAATTAAATATATAAGCATTTTTGAAAAAACATCAGCTATATTCAAATCGTCCACTCTTCCCGCTACCATTATTTCCTCCGCATATTTTGTAAATGGATTTTTAAACTTCCAACATTCGGCGTTTTCGTGTGAGTAATATTCTATAAAAGGAAAATCCCTAATTCCTTTTTCAACAAGTATCTTCCCTAATTCCGTTACTGTGAAAGCTGAAAAAATAATTTCAAATTGAAATGCGTGAGGTTCTAATTTATTATATCCGTAAATATTTTCCTTTAGCATTATTTTTTCATCTGGAAATGCTGTTTGCCTGTGTTTAACCCAATAAAACAAACTTTCTTGCTTCACTCCTAATTCTTTTAGTTTTTTACTTAGTTCTAAAGATGTGACTTGTTGTTCTAATTTCATTTTATTATTATTATTTTATTACTATTTGGTTGCAACAAGATGATTTCATTTTATTTTAATCTACTTTTTAATTCTTTAATCATTATTGCTTGATACTTTTTTAGTTCTTTATCGGTATACGCTTCTTTGGCCATAAACATCATTCCCTCCGAAGTTATGCCACGCACTATTTGTGCTATTGACCATTTTTTCACCCAGTCTTTTAAGGTTTCTTTTTTTGTCATTTTATTTAATAGGTCTCCCTCTAGTTAAAATTTACTCACTAAATAATACTTCTCTTTCCTCTTGCGCTTTAAAAAGGTTTTCAGCTACCACTTCACTTTCTATATCAATACCACCACAATGAGATTGGTCACCGTCTGTTCTGATTCCGTGGTCATTGCAATATACCCTCTTACCAATCCTATTATAAAACCATTTTTTATTATGTTTCATTTTGGTTATTTTAATAATTATAAACTCTATTTCCTTTAATAATTGGCAACTCCGTTATTATTGGAAGAATACGCATTCTTTTTGTCCAATCACACTCTAAGTGCGTATCAACGACTATTTATTGCCTGTCTTCCGTCGTCAGTGGTATTAAGCCACAATTATTAAAGGAAAATAACTTGTAATTATTACCTAAATGTATGGGGCTATTTTCTGTTACCATATTTAATATATTTTTCATCTCCACAAGTTCCATAATTGGGTGCTATCTTTCAGCAACAAAAAAAGCCGTAATACGGTTATTACGGCTCTTGTAAGCGACTTTTTGTGGTTCAGTGGCCTTATGCTTGGATCATTGTAGGGCTTTGTGAAGCTGTATTAGCTTTTTTTGCAGCTAATTCTGCTTTGATCTCTATTTCTTTGACTCTTGAAGCTTCTATGAGTCTATTGGCTTCAGCTTCAGGTAGTAGGATTGAAAGAGTGATATCTGGGTCATTCATACCCGGACGCTTGTTGTTGAAACGGCTGAGCATACGTGCGCCTGCTGAAATATTGATATTTTGTGGAAGATTACGGTTAAATACGATTGCTCCTCCTGGTCGTCCGTCTTGGCTATTAAGCCATTGTTTGGCTACAATAAAGTTCTTGAAGCCTGATTTGTTATTTTGTACAGTTGTTTGTTCACTCATTTTATTTGTTCTTAAAATTATTTATAAAAGGCTTGGATGAGAATTGTTTTACGATATTCACAAACGCTTAATATCCTATATGGGATAAGATTGTGATTTAAGGTTGATCAAGCCTTAAATCTTGATTTAAGATGTAGATGTCTAGAGCGGCTAGATTCCCTTACCTCTGCGTATGAGAGCTACTTCTTAAATCATTTTTTTAGATATAAGCATAAAGTGGTAGAAGATTGGATTCAACTTAATTTTGTTGAGTTATCTATTGGTTTATGCTTTATCTAATCTATTTTCTATCTTACTCTTCCCCAGGCATATATTATGAGATGGTGGTCCAACTCTAATATTAAGGTATCCACTTGGTGGGATAAATACTGGCTAAGTTGCTCATAGCTTATCTAATAGCTATTATATTAAAACAACATCCAGTCCCGGGGGAAGAATAAGATATTTCTCAGGGAATAATGATATATTCCCTGAGAAGGTGTTATTTGACTAAATATGGCTTTATTGCCTCTAATGCTTCTATTATATCTGTTTCTGATAGGGATATGTCCATTTTAGTCTCCTTTTGTTTAATATTGCCTGATATTGTTTAATATCATTTGATATTGTTTAATATCGTTTGATATTGCTTAATTCAGGCGTTTTGCCTTTTTTTAGGTTGGACGCTGAATAAAGAGAACCCAACACTAACTAAATTCTCTCTAAAAAACACGACCCAAAACCAAAATTACACATATAAAGTGGTAATAAAGGCTTGCTTGACACACATTTTCTTCCTGAGGTACTCTCTCTGATGTATGTATCCAGCATTGCCTACTGCCTGAGCAATGACTGAGGCAATCGTTGGCCCTGTATAGCCAATGCTTGACACTCTAGTGCGTTGACCATTGAGTGTAGTGTGCACAGCACTTGATGCATAGCGTGTAGGTATGCCCTGTGCGTTGCGAGAGATGGGGTAGATGACCATAATAATATAAATTAATGATTATATACCATAAAGTGGTAAAAGAGCCGTAGAGAGGCACACAGAGCGTTGTAGGGGGTATGGGGGGTGATTCGGTTTGTTGTCAGAAACGGAGGGACCGTAAGGTAAGGTACCCACCCAGACTTTTTCTTACTTTTCAAATAAACCCTATCTAAGCCAAAGTATGATCAAACATAGATATGACTAGGGCTTGTATAAAGCAAATAAAATATAAATCTATATTACAACACACTTTTCTGACTCAAACTCTTTTTTCTCGGGGGGTAAACTTTTTTCAAAAAAATAAATCCCATATATAAGCCATACTTTGACCCTTGACAAAATTCGACCCCCCATACCCTCTAATTCCTGATTCTGACCGGCCCAAAAAAATTTTTCTAAAAATTTGGACTTTGTTAGTATGTATCCAGAGTAAGCATTATGAAGTAATATTATGCCAGAAGAAAAAATAAATCAGATTATAAGGGAGAATGAAAAAATTAATCAGGTTATAAAGGAGGTAGAAGAATTGGGATCAAAAATGGATGGTCACTTCCAGGACTTTAAAACACTATTTTGTGATAATGAAAAGAATAAGTTTTCTTTAGTCAAAGCTACCAATGAGCGTATGAACAAGATGGACATCATGATGCATGATTTAAAGGTTAAACATGATACTGAATATATGAAATTGGCTAGACGTATGCCTTGGATCTATGTTTTCTTGTTTCTTGCTTATGTCTGTATTGTTATTTTAAGTATTGTGAAATAGCCCTATGGAAGATCTAACTATCTTAAAATCTTTGTCTGAGATAGGCGTTGGAGGTATTTTAGGATTTGCTGTTTATTACCTCCTTAGATATCTCAAGACTAAAGATGATATCATAACCAAGCTTATAGAGGTGAACTCTGAGCAAAATAGTCAGATGAAGGATACAAATACCTTTATTAAAGAGCTTTCTGAAACTCAGAAGCAATGTAAGGAGTATGCTCAAATAGGCTACTGGTGGTCGGAAGTACATAGGCCTATCCAAGATCTTTGTTCTGTTTGTGATAACTATGAGGATTGCCCCCATCCTCGTAAGTTCATAGAAAGGCGGAGAAGGCCTGCTGATAATAATAATTTAAATTAAAAAATATGGATCAATCTTTTAAAAGCAACCAGATGATTAAAAAAAATGACATCAACAAGAGACTTCTTAATAATGTGGTTAACACCTCCGGCACTTCTAATGTTTCCCAAAAAACAGCTATGCCTACTCCTATTCCTGGAGTAAATAGCTTGAGTAAGACTCTTCCTACGCTAGTTTCTTCTACCCCATTGAAAACTTCTCCTGTTACTGGATTCAATCCCATTAAGGCCTCTGACATTAGCAAAAAAAAATATCCCAACTTAGAAACTTTTCCAACTGTTAAAAAGACTTTTATTTCTAGGACTGATGCTGATAAGAAGAAGCTGTTGAGCTCCATGGTCAAACCATCCATAACATAATCATGGTTTATACACGAGGGAACTATCTATTGCATAGTTCCTTCATGTTGGTTGACAAATGGAAAATACTGATGTATCGTTATAAGGTAATCATTAATTTAAAATAAATGAAAACTTGCAGTAGCGGTAAGATCGGTTATAGTAAAAATAGCATCTCTAAATGCAGAAAAAAGGTTTATAAGGAGCGTACAAAAAGGCTCAGGTCATACCTTTGCCCTGAATGTTTTATGTGGCATCTGACATCTAAGATAAAAGATAAATAATAAATTTAAAAAGATATGAAAATATTCGTAATAGGGGACATCCATGGTGGAAATAGAGCCTTGATCCAAGTTTTAGAACGGGCTAATTTTGATTATGATAAGGATAAATTAATTTGTTTGGGTGATGTGGCAGACGGTTGGTCTGAAGTTCCTGAGGCGATTGAGACTTTATTAAAGGTAAAAAACTTGATTTATGTGCGGGGAAACCACGACCAATGGCTGAAAGATTTCCTCAAATACGGGAAACAACCTGATATATGGGTTCTCCAAGGAGGGCAAGCGAGCAAGTATGCTTACATCAATAGGACTCCTGAATTGATGAAATCGCATCGGGAGTTTCTTAGCAATTCTGAGTTTTATTACATCGATGATAATAATAACTGTTATGTCCACGGAGGAATAAAACCAGGGGTCCACCCAAAAGACACGGATAAGAGATACCTTTCTTGGGATCGAGATCTTTGGGATATGAGAGGGAGCAAAGAACATGAGGTCTTGAAAGTTCAATTTCATGAGATATATGTAGGGCATACTTCAATTTATCGCCATTCACGCAAGCCACTCCAATATGGCAATGTATGGTTTATGGACACAGGTGGTGGTTGGGAGGGGGTATTGTCAATGATGAATGTTGATACTAAAGAAATATTCCAATCAGATTTAGTGTCTGATTTGTATCCTGAAGAGCGGGGAAGAAACTGATAGTACTTTGATACTATCTAGTTATGGCAGAGACTAAAACTTATAAGGCCCTTGATAGGCCTTACGATAATTTCCTGACTAGAGACTCGCAGAGTAAATCTGTGAGTTCTTCTACTACTCCAAAAGCCGCTAGCGGAGAAAGTTCTTCCAGTTCTTCTTCTGGTTCTGGAGGATCATCTGATTCAAATGGGAGTGTTGAAGAAGCTGCTGTGAAAAATGAAGGAAATATTAAAGATTTATGGATAAAAACATTTATCAGATCAAATGATTGGAAACCAAAGAAAAAAGGTTTCTATATGGATGGACGGAATGGATATGCTGAATTTGTCAATGTATTTATCAGTGGAGAGATAGAAGCCCTTACCGGAGAAATTGGCGGATTTGTAATAGGGGCTACAGAACTTACAGCGGATGCAGGGGAAAACAGGACTGGACTGTCTAGCGGGAACACATCCTTCTATTCTGGGCCTAAAAATGCCCCTACGGTACGCATTACGCAGGAAGGGAGGATACTTGTAGGTGCGGACAATCCTATCGTCATAGATGGCGTTTATAAGGAAATAGAGAGCGATAATTATACCTCTGGAGCTTTTGGAACTGGTTTTCATCTAGATAGCAATCTTTTTGAGGTGGGGAATATAGCTTGCCGGGGAATATTTAGAGCTTCTGTATTCCAAAAAGATATTGTCAATGTTATAGCTGGAAGTTTTGTAGTATCTCCTAACGGAGATACTCTTGACGAGGATATGACACAGCTTGATAATTCTACACTCAAAACCAAGGGGAGTGCTACTTTCGCAGTAGGAGATATTTTGAGGATAAAAGAATCCAACGGAGCGACCGTAGACGACGAATGGTTGATAGTGACGGATATATCTTCTGCCCCTATATATTCTGTAACGAGAGATGTTTCTACAAATTATAATTCTAATGATAATCCTGCGTGGAAAAAGGGGTCCGCAGTGGTCGATTATGGCCAATCAGGGGATGGAGGGGTATATATGACAGCTTCTGATAATAATTCTCCTTATATATCCGTTTTTGAACACTCTGGAGCTCCTTGGAGTTCCATTGATACTAAATTAAGATTAGGTAATTTAAACGGTTTTCTCGGATATAGCGAAAACCTCTTCGGTATAGCTATTGGAGACTCAGAAAGGTTTCTCAAGTATGACTCTGATAATGGATTAAGAATCCAGGGTAATATAATAATAACAAATCCTGGAGATATTAATGCTTCTGATATTACAAACGACCTAAACTGGTCTAGCATAACAACATTTTTGCAAGATTCTATACCAGTGTCTGTTTCTATAGGAGATATTTGGATTGATACGAATGATAATAATAATATGTATAGAGCAGCTTCTGCTGGGGCTGATCAAATATCCGTTGGGGAATGGGTGTTAATAACAAATACTGGAGGTGCCGCTGTTTTCACGCAAGATGCTGTTCCTACATCAATATCTGTAGGAGACATATGGTTCGATACAAACGATGGAAACAAAATGTACAAAGCTGATTCTATTGGAGCTGATCAAATAGCGGTTGGAGAATGGGTAGTGGCTCCTGTTGACTTTGCAAACATAACCGGAGCGACAAAGCCAGATGATAACGCCACGGTAGGAGCTGTATGGGGAAGTAATTTGTCAGGAATACCAGCCACGCTAGGAGCCCCTAGCGGTACCGGACTTTTTCTAAGTGCTACTAACCTTGGATATTATGACGATGGAGCATGGAAGACATATATGGATAGTTCTGGAAATTTTGTTTTAGGAGATATAGCTGGCGGTCACGCTGGTCTTTCGTGGAATCAATCACTCGGAACATTAGCAATAATAGGAGGAATAACTATAGGGATAGAAACAGATTTTGAACCAGGTTATGATCCATCCACAAAGATAACAACGTTTAGACAGACTCCTACATACACAGAGTTTGGATCATCATCGTTGGGGTCAGACGCAAGCGTGAAAGCTTATTATAAATTTTCGTCTGGAGCTGCTACCACAGATAGTTCAGGAAATTCGCATACATTAACAGCCATTTCTGCCCCTGCAGCCGTCACTGGTAAATTTGGCAATGGAGCATATTTTATTACTGATGATGCTTACTCTATTGTTGATCACGCTGATTTAAAGCCGAGTGGAGATTGGAGCATTTGCGCATGGATAAAAACCTCTATTTCTACGGGTGACCAAAGCATTTTTTCCAGCTGGTCCGAACAATCAGTTAAATATTGTGGAATATTGTTTAGAATATCTAGCGGTATTGTCAACATTATTTCTGCAAAAAATACTGGAGTGACATCACATGTAGATTTTGAATATATTTCTGGAACAACAAATGTATCTAATGATAGCTGGCATTTTGTTGTGGCTACTAGTGATGGGGTAAATTTAAAAGTTTATGTAGATGGAGTATTAGAGGGCACAATTTCTTGGGCACATGATAGTGTTTGGGGAGCAGGAACAAATTATGTAAGGGTGGCAAATAGATCTGATACTGGCACAAACCAAGATTTTTTTAATGGAACAATAGATGATTTAGTACTTTTCAATGGAAAATCATTGACTTCTACTGAAATTTATACACTTTATTGTGAGGGCCCTACCTCATTATCTGTTGGAGACATATGGATAAATACTGATAATAATAATACCCCGTATGTAGCTGCATCAGCGGATTGTGTTTATATAAATGAATCTGAATGGGTAGAATCTGAAAATCCAGTGGCCAATTGGAACTCAATTAGGACTGGTACAAATAATGGAATATTAAATATAGGAGATGGAAATATAAAATTAGATGGAGTTAACAAAAGAATAACCGTAAGTGATGGGACTAATGATAGAGTACTCATAGGAAAACTCTTAGGAAAATTTTAAACATATAATTATGGATTATGGTGCAGCAGTATCTCAAAAAGGGTATGATGTCAAAACTTGCGATGACAGGTTTTTAGTATATAGTTCTGCATTCCAATCTTTAAAAATATACAATGTGTACTCAGTGAGTACCACTATCCCTACTAGTGGAACACACACTATAACTATAGCTCATAATCTTGGATTTTATGCCCCTTTTGTTGTAATTTATAATGGTAGTTCTAGCATAGGAGTAAACAACAGCTATTTTTTTTGTGATAGTCTTGGATTATCATTCACTGAAGATTACCATGATAATACTGAAAATAAATTAAATGAATTAAGAATAGTTATCACTCCATATTTTGATGATATGACTGCTGGGGCTACGGTATATTTTACAGTAATATTATTTTTAGATGATTTTAGAACGTTCAATGAAAAAATAGTGAATAGTGGGACGACTCTAGGATCAAGCAGTACAGACTATGGGATAAGGATATCTAAAGATGGATATGATGTTAAAACATGTGATGATATAAATTGCGTGATGTCTAGTTCTTTTTTTTCTCACATTGTCAATAAAAAGGGAATATATACTGCGACATCTGATGGAGTAAAAACAATCAGCCACAGCCTAGGATATTTCCCATCAACATTAATATTCAAAAAAAGAAATGGTAACGATTATATAAATTATGTGAGTACCACTATAAATACTTCTAGCGTTCAAGAATATATGGATAATGGAGATATGCTTTATTATATAATTTTTAAACAAAAAAATGGCTGATTACGGATTTAGAATTTCATCAGATGGAGTAGATGTCAAAACAGGAGATGACCTTGACATGGTCGTTACTTCAAAGTATCCTTTATTAAAAGGAGTATTATCTGGTAGCGGATCAGAATCAAATAATGGAGATGAAAAAGAGACAGCTATAATAAATCATGGCTTAGGGTATATTCCATTTGCTCAAGTGTATATAAAATTAAGCGATGAAGATTATTGGCAAGAGCTTCCAGTCTGTAGGAGTGGAATGGAAGCCGGAATACTTATAAGGCATTATTGCAATACGTCTGACTTAAAAATAGTAACAGAGCAATATGGAGAGGACTCAAGAACTATTTATTATCAATATTTTATTTATTTAGATAAGGGAAAACTATGATTTTATTTTATGAAAAAAGAACTGGGGATGTTTTTGCTACAATTGATGGCAGGGTTCATAATAAAAAAAGTATGGAATGTCATATTGATAATGGGATAGGAAAAGAGAATATTGATAAACTGATAATAGGATGGGAAGAAACAGACGAACTTGAAGAATATAATGATGAGGTAGAAAAAATAATAGAGGTAGGAGATAATTTATTTAAAAAAGAGTTAGCAACTGAAGTTAAAAAAAGAAATAAAATTATAGAACATAATATTGACAAGATTGATCTTCTGATGAAATTTGAAGATACTTCTCCAGAAAGTCCTTTGGATTACAGGATCAATCATGTAACTAAAGAGATCATTAAAAAAGTTAAATAATTAAATTTAAAAAAATATGGAAACAATAAAAAACGAAGAGCAAGTGAAGCCAGTAGCTAAACAAGAAAGAAAAATTAGACAGATAGTTTTAGAAACAGATGGAAATAGAGTTAGTGTTACAAAGAATGAATCAGCAGGAAAGATAGAATTTATTGGAATATTACAAGCATTAATTGAATTTTTAAGAGATTCAAAATAGTTTTATAGCAATATGATCAGACGGTTTATTAAGGTTTATTGTTGCTTAGGAGGTTTGCAATACTGATTAGGAAATGCTTGGGGGGTCACATAAAGTGGCTCCTTCTTTTTTGTTATACCGGCTTTATCCAATTCATCTTTGGTGTTATAGAATATTTCTATCATTCCTTCTGGATAATCTTCTTTCTCGAATGATACCGTTGTCACTATGCTTTCCTTGTTATCTCCCCATCCTGTCCCTAATTTTTGCTCCTGAGGAGAGGTAATGGATGCACATAGGCTCACAGGAGAAACATCCCACGGACTCCATGTAGATTTTCTCGTTGTAAATTCATAATTATACCCTCTTTGTACCATCGTAGTGCCCCCCCAGGGTGAAGTGGTGGTAACGAAGACTGGTTTATGTTTCTCGTTAAATACTGCTACTCCTATTACTCCTAGATTATCTCCTAAGCTTATTTGTTTACCATACGATTTTTCTGGAGAAGAGAAATAGAATGATGCCACTTCGTTATCACTTATCCTCCATCCTTCTATAGTTATGGATTTATTACCGGGGACGATATATCCTCCTGAAGAATAATCTCCTAATTTTCCATCCAAAACAGAAATTCCATCTATCGTTGGTATGAACAATTTTTTCTGATAGGAATTATTCTTGATCAATATAGAAAAATTTGTATTTTTTCTTCCCTCTATATAAGTCTTTCCTTTGTGGAAATACTCTTTAGCTTTGTTTCCATTAATTAAGATAGAAACCTCAAAGTCTTGTTTTAACATATTTTTGTAGGGACTTCATGCTCCTCTCTGGAGACTTAATGCCCATATTATGTCTGATCATATTGTCAAAAAACTATAATACAAATATAGCATAGTCTAAGTGGCTTGACAAATAGTTATCAAAAATATATTATATAAATAGTACTTTAACTTTTGGTATTTATATCCTCGGTATGGCGGAAGAACCTCTTGCTAGGAGGTAACGCACACGTGAAAAAACATTAGGGTTCATTAGCGTGGTAGTTTGTCTACACTTAAATGATTATAGCAGCGAAGTGGCTTCAAATAAACTTAATAAGCCAGTGACTAAAAAGAATCATGCAGCTATCTGCAGACGGTGAATTGATTACGTCATTTAGAGCAAAGATCCCGTCCTCTATGGGAGAGCTCAGATATGCCCGGTGGGCCGTGGCATGTCTCAAAAATAAAAGAAGATTATAGGGGCGAACTCACAGGTAAACTGTAATCCTGTTACCGTAGATATATATATCAAAATGGCTCATAAACCGCCGATACAACTAAGCCAACTGGCTAAAAAGGGTGTTCTTAACGAGGATACTTTTTTTAGGTTGCTGTCTGAACAGAATAATTATGTTGATTCCGATAGCATAAAGGATTTTTATATGGGGCTGGTGAGACTTATAACCAACGAACTAAGAAAAAATGGAGTGGCTACTCTGCCTCATTTAGGAGTTTTTGCGTTAGTTAAGCAAAAAGATAGGGTAGGACTGGCCGGACAATTTAAAAAAATGATAGTTGGCAAATATGTTTTGAAATTTTATCCCAAGGAGGCTTGGAGAAAATATTTTTCTCAATTTGAGCAAAGAAGTGGGAGAGAGGGTATGCTTGATCCTAGGGAAAAAGTCCTTGGAAATACTCTGGAGTAAAATGGGACCTTGTTATACTTATCCCATATGGCTACAACAATAAATGATATCCCAAATCTTACTTCTCAAATAGATAGTTTAAAAAAAGAGGCTTCTGGATATCAAAATAAACTAAATACATCTAATACTGCGTTAGGAGGAGAAGGGACTCCTACGTCTTTAGATGTTTCAAATCAAACATCTCTTCAAAAACTTCAATCTAGAATACAAACACTTAATGATCAAAAGTTAAGAACGCAGTGGTATGGAACAGATGAACAAAAAAATGCTAAAGAAGAAGGAACAAAGTTAGGTATGATAGGCTCTGCTCTAGATTTTTTGACAAGACCGCTATATATTGTAGCTGGAGCAACAAAGCATTTTATCGGGCAAGGAAAAGGCTCACTTTATGGTGATATAGCTGACAATATGGTAAGAGATAAGAGCACGTTTGGGGATATACTTAGGACATCAAATGTTCCTGGAGCAGTCTCTACCCCGCTTGGATTTGCTTTAGATATAGCCTTGGACCCTGTCAACTGGGCAACAATGGGAACAGGAGCCTTGGTACCCAAGGTATTTATGGGTGCAGTGAAAGGAGTCAAAACTGGAGAAGGACTAGCCAAGGGGCTTTCTATAGCGACAAAAGCTGGTGTGCTGGAAAAAGCCACTACCTTAGGAAAATTTACTCCATTTTTTAGAAAATCGGAAGCTTTTGCAAACTTGGGTGCTAAATCAATAAAAGCTACAGAGGCATGGGAAAAAATGAGTGGATATGATCTTGCCAACGTGATAGCTAACAAGGACGCAAACTTGTTGGGAGTATTCAGGCAGGGTCTTAAAAAAGTTTCTGAGTCCGCTATAAAAGCTACTCCTGGAGGGGAAAATTTTATAAAACACTTTGTATATGACCCGGTAGATTGGGTCCGTCAAGCTAGAATAAAGGATATCATGCAACAATCTCTAGGAGTGAATGTTGATCTTAAGGGTGCTATAAATGCTCATAGCAAAGGAGAATCTATGGAACCGTTCTTGAAGGAAGCTACCGCTCAGGCAGAACAGAAGATGAAAGAAATGAAAGCTATACCTGAAGGACAAGTTGCTTATAATATAAATATGGATGGACCTACTGACATAATTTCCCCTCAAGATGTGGATAAAAAAATGACTAGTATAGAGGCATTGGGCTTAGGGGACAAAGTAGAACAAGCATCTCCGCTACTAGTGAAGGATGCTGATGATGCTGCATCTGTTCTTTTGGATGATTCTAGCAAGTTTACTACTCTTGATCCGATGGAAAACGCATTAAGGATAACAAATGAAAAGGTAGGAGGATCTCCGATCTCACTAGAGGATATTTCTAAAATAGTTAATTCTGGAGCATTAGATCAGACAGGAGTGAAGTGGTTCGACAATATGATGAAAGGAATACGTGACTATACTATAAAAACTGATAGAAATATAGGAAAAATAAAACAAATAGGGAAGGTCACTATGGATAGTTACGATAAGGGAATGTCAATATTTAGAGTAGCAAAAGTTGCTGCATCTCCATCATCATGGGTAAACGCTGTAGTCGGAAATATGTTAATGACCCACATGGCAGGGGCAAGCATAGGCGGAAATTTCTTAAAGAGACTTGGAGATTCTTTTACACTTAATTATAGACAAAAGTCCGGTAAATTAGCTTATCTTGACGGGTTAATGATGGATGCAGGAGGAGGGGAAAAGGGAGGAGACTTGATAAGAAGAGCTTTAGCTGAAAACAAAACAGCAGCATCAGGAAGCTTAGGAGATACTTCTTATTTAGGAAATCCTGTAACTGGCAGGAAGGGTTTGTCAAATTATGTAGTGGAAAGAGTGTCAATGCAAGGAATAGACGCAGGGATAATAAAAGATGCTTTAAACCCAGAAGAGGTTAACAATGTTTTAGCTGATATAGCTAGACAAGCAGACATGAAAACTGCAGAAACACTGGCTAAAAATAGATCTACGGTATCTCTGTCCAAACGGGCAATAAGAGAAAAAGGAATAGAGGGAGTAACTAGTATGGATTTGGGAACGGGAATGGCTTCCCAGGAGTTATTTTCTAATAAGGCTGCATCAGAACTCTTCGAGTATATTGCAGAAAAGGCTGCGAAAGAACCTGATAATAAAACATTTAAAGTCCTTAATTATATATTTAATAAGGCTCCTGAGGGTTATGAAAAAATTGACCAAACTTTTAAAATGGCTACCTTTCTGTCTGCTACCGTTGATGGTTATACAATGAATGAACTTAGAAAAATATCTAAACTTATAGATATAAACCCAGAAGAGATAAGGACTGTATTAAAAGATGAATCAGGAAAACTTTTAACCGAGAAACGATATGCTATTTCTGGAAGGAATGCTTTGGAACTTTCTAATGTTATGTATTTGAATTATGCTGCAATGCCATCAGCCGTAAAGGTGATGAGGAACTTACCATTACTCGGTTCTCCATTCGTTTCATTTATGTATGGGATGACAATAAAAACCGGGCAAACATTGGCTTATAACCCAGCAGCATTTAATAAGGTAGGGTTTGCTATGACGGAATTAGGTGGATCTAAAACTCCACTAGAAAAAAAGGCTCTTGACTCATCTTATTATTCATATTTAAAACAACCAGGAATGATGAGGATGCCATTCTTTGATAAAAATCCTATATATATGAATATGGCAAGTATGATCCCATATTATTCTTTGAATATGTTTAATCCTACGCAAACTGATTATGGAAGTTCTGCTAAGGAACAACTTGTCCAAACAGTTCAATCATCCCCATTGATGAAAGATCCTTTGGGTAGCACTTTGTTTGATTATTTTATTCAGCCATTGATATTAGGAGAAGCAATAGAACCACAGGGTCAATTTGGGCAACCGCTATATCCTGTAGATGCTAACGCAATAGAGAAAGTCGGATATGGAGCCAGAACATTAGGAGAAGCCTTTGTTCCTAATGTAGCTTCATTCGCTGGATTATTGACTCCAGAAGCCGCTGCTCCTTATATTCCTAGCTATAGATGGAGGCAACTAGCCATGGCAAAAAATGGTAAAAATCAATTGGGAATATCTAGCAAAGAGGATGCTTCTTCCAGAAGGGATAGGGCTATTGCTCAAGCATTAGGAATCTCTGTTCAGGCCCCTGTCAATACTAATTTCGCAGCTAAAGATAACAATAGTATTAATAATTAAGTACTGTGTTAAAATAATTATATGAATATACCTCAACCAACACAAATAGATCCCACTCAAGATCCTGCAGCTGGAGGAGCTCCTATTTCACAAGCTCAGAGGCAGGAACTTTTGGATTTGCTAGAAAAAATAAAAGGGCAAATGAAGACATTGGAAGCTACAAGATTTGCTTCAAGCAATAAGGCTGAGATAAGCAGAAAAAGTGTACTAAAACAAGTATTTGAAAGATTGCAGGCATCAGGAATAGATTTGTCTAATCGTGAATCAGTAGCCGCTTTTATAGCAAAATTACAACAACTTAACCCAGAATTAGCTTCAATGTTTGAAAAAAACATGGATGCGCTATTGGGCAAACCAGATGAAAATAATATGAATAATATAAACGACAATGAAGCATTATCCCAAAATTTACAGTGATCTTTGCGATATAAGTAAGTGGTCCAATATCAATGGAAGGATAAAATCAGTTGACGGATCATTGGATGAATTGATATTGAAATTTAGAAACTTTTATAAAGAAACCCACCTTTCTATATTTGAATCCACTATAAAAGAGATATGGTTAGAAAAACAGCTTGTAATGGACGGTAGGAGAAGAATAAAGCGAAGAGGAAACGGGGTCTGGAGCGATATATTATTTAGCAGATTTAATAAAGTAGCGGTAGGGACCAGTCATCGTGTCCTTACGGCTAATTTTTGTTTTACCCCTGTTGCTACTTATTTGATAGACTTCTTTCCTGATTTTTTGTATCATGATCCGTTTAAAGAGCCGGAAGAATATAAATATCCATACAAAAAAATAACCCTAGATTATCTGGTATTCGTTTATCAAATGGATGAGAGGCTGGAATTGCTTGAAGAGGCTGAAAAAAGAGGGATGTCATATGCGGAATTTATAAACTGGGCTACGAACTGGGCCCTTTGCTACAATGATGACAACAATGTCAATAAATATCAGTTGATAGGAGGACATTTAAATTGGCCTTATATAAGGAATAATAAATTAAAAAGGTGGTGGGAACATAAAAAATTTAACTTTAAATAAATGGAAGAACCAAAAAAAATAAGGCTCAGGCCGATTGTTTATACCACAGCAAAACCGGCGTCTGGGGCTCAAAATACTACTCAGCAGATGTTTCTATTGAAGGCGTTAAAGGTTACTCAGGACCCTAAAAAATTGAGAGAAATGATAGGGGTAAAAACCGTGGCCGAGGTTTATAGGACGTTGGATAAATTAGCTATGAGGAAAGAATATCATGAGGCTCTTAACCGGTGTGGTATTTCCTTCGATTACATAACTAAAGGGATAAAAGGAATCGCAGACAGTGGAGAAAAAGATGCTGATAGATTAAAGGCGTTCCAGACATTGTTAAAATCGGTGGGAATGGAAAAATATGATATAGAAACTGTTGGTACCGAAGGTACTTGGGAGGAAGCGTTGTTAAAAAAGATTGAGGAGGAAAAAGCAGACGGAGGATATATTGATTCAGGATTAGAACCATATAAAGTAATAGAGCCTGAAACACCTGAATCAGAAAAGATAAAGCAGGAAGATGAAGCAATAGTAACCGGAAGCATTTATGACACAAAATAGCATTGATAAACTTTTAGATCCTAAATTTTATTTAGAGTCGTTCACGAAAATCAAGGGAAAAACTCCCGGTCTTGCTCCGTTTATTTTAAATGAAGCTCAGAAGGATCTTTTCAATGCCATAAATACTCATTCTAGGGTGATAATTTTGAAAGCCCGGCAGATAGGATTTTCTACAGCTGCAGTAGGATACCTTTATCATAGAACAATTATTACTCCAGGGACAAATACTGCTCTTATCGGATATAATTCTGACCTAACAGCAGAACTTCTTGATAAAGTTAAAACCTTTTATCGTACCACTCCAGAATCTATACGTCCTCAAATACAATATAATTCAAAATATGAAATATCATTCCCAGCCATAGATTCAAAAATACTTGTGTTGCCATCTAGTGAAAATGTAGGTAGAGGATATACTCTTCATAATGTTTTGGCCACAGAGTTAGCTTTCTGGGAAAAGGCATCGGAAAAAATGTTGGCGATTGAAAATGCCGTCCCATCGGATGGTAAGATAATTATTGAGAGCACCCCAAATGGTATGGGAAATCAGTACCATAAGATGTGGATGTCAGAAAACGATTATTGCAAGAAAAAATATGGGTGGTGGTGGGGATATAATGAAGAAGAAATAGAAATAATAAGAAGGAGAATAAACAACCCCATGAAGTTTGCTCAGGAATATGGGCTAGAATTCATGGCAGCAGGAAGGCCGGTTTTTTCCTCTCAATTAATTAAGCTATTGAGACTTGATGTATTAAAGGTAGGTGACGAGACTACTGATGATGACGGGATAAAGGGAATAGTTGAAAAAGATGAAGACGATTTGATCATGTATTTTAAACCAAAGGAAGGAAGAACTTATATTGTAGGAGCAGACGTTTCTGAGGGTGTAACTGGAGGAGATTATTCCGTATTGACCGTATATGATAGGAGATCAGGCCATGAAGTGGCATTTTGGAGAGGACATATGTCTCCAGAAAGATTTGGTTATTTTTTGGATAAGGTTGGAAGGTTCTATAACAACGCTCTAATGGTGGTGGAAATTAATAACCATGGCCTTACTACTGTCACAGCTTTAAAAAATAGGATGTATCCTCAAATTTATTTCAGGCCTGTAGTAAAGATGGACACTATGGGGACCTCTTTCGGAGACAGAATGGGCTGGAAAACCACGAAAATTACCAGACCGCTTATGATTGATGATCTAAGAGAGGCGTTATCTGATAGGAGTTTGAAAATACATACCGAAAAGACTATGGATGAAATGCTAACCTTTGTTTTTAATGATTCCGGCGATATGGTCTCTCAAGGAGGGTTCAACGATGACTGTATTTTCGCTTCCGCTATTGGTTTTCAAGGTTTCAAGGTCATGTACGGAGGAAAATTGGAGCAAATTGACTATGAAGGCATACTTCCATCTAATTTTTCATATTAAATCAAAAAACAAACTAAAAAAAGGACTTTGATACAATTTATTCATGCAAAAGTACGGAACTATCTATAATGCATCAAATTTTGGAAAAAAAGAGGAAGAACTTCTAAGACTTTTTAATATTCAAAGAGACGATGCCAGGAATTACTTCTTAAACGTGATAAAACCACGGCTTGATCGTTCATATAAGCTTTATATTGCTTATGGAGGAGATAGGCAGAGAGAAATAAAAAAATGGCAGTCCAATGTTCAGATTCCATACATCCAATCGGCGGTAGAAACTATGGTCCCACGTATAGTTGACGCTAGACCTGAGTTTACTGTAATTGGAAGAAATGAAGACGATCAAGTCAGAGCGGAAAAGCAGGTAAAATTGATGGACTATGATTGGGAGAAAGCCGGAATGGATGCCACAAATGAAGATTTTGTTCGTGCTACACTTATTTATGGAATAGGTTTTTTACAGGTTAGTTGGAAAAAAGATGTAAGAAAGTTAAAATTTCTTAGGTCAAAGGACATAGCCAGTTCTAAATATGTGTGGAAAACAGAAGAAAGAACCTTTTTTGACGGTCCCATGTGTGAATGGGTAGACAATTACAACCTTTGGTATGATTGGCACAATACTGCTAGAAAAAGCAAGCAATTCTGGTTCAAGCGGTTAGTTTTGACAGAGGCTGAAATAACCAGGAGATATCCAATGGCAGACAAACAAAGGCTCCAATTAGCTATTAACTCTCCAGGAGGTGACCTCACTGATTATGCTCAAATAAGGCAACAAGTAAGGACTACTAATTTGAACACAACAAAATCTTCAGCAGCATCCTCTTTTTCTAGTGGAGGGGCTGGAGGGGATAAATATAATAATACTCAAGACAATTTGTTAAAGATGTATGAAATTTTCGAATGGTGGAGGCCATTTGATGATGAATACGCTGTCATAGTAGGGGGAAGCAGTGTCCCTATTTTTAAAGGAGGATCTATGCCTATACCCATGGACTTTAAAGAAGCTCCTTTTATTGATGCTTCTTATTTAAAGATCCCGGGAGAATTTGAAGGATATGGATTGCCGCTTATATTGGAAAGTCCTCAAATTATGCTAAATTTGGTTAAAAATCAGAGACTTGATGCCGCTACCCTCTCTATACATAAGATGTGGATTGTAAATCCTTTAGCAAATGTTAATAAAGACGAACTAGTCACAAGACCATTCGGTATAATTTATTCTATAGATCCAAATGGGGTTAGAGAAGTGCAGTTTAGCGATATAAAGCCGTCTGCTTACAAGGAAGAGGAATTGTTAAAGGGAGATATGCAATATGCTTCAGGAGTGGATGATTTTTCTCAAGGAATAGGTGGAGGATCAAATAGTGCCACAGAAGTGCGTCATCTTAGAGAATCTACCCTAGAACGTGTCAGAATGTTTGTAAATCATCTAGGGGATGCTTATGCCGATGTTCTTAGATATTGGATGGATTTAAACAGGCAATTATTTACAGAGAAGATGAAAATACGGATAATTGGAAAGAATGGTCAGCCTGAATTCCCTCTTATTGAAAAAGATGATTTAAATGGTTTCTTTGATTATAGTGCAAAAGTACTTCCTTCTATTGCTGGGCAAGATGAGGTTAAAAAGAAGCAAGATATGGATCTTTATCAACTTCTTATTAATTTGCCATTTATTGATCCGCAAAAACTTACATCTAGAGTAATAGCTGATTGGGGATGGTCCTTAGATGGAGTTACCAAATCAGAAGAAACCCCAGAAACTGGTGGTGTAGGTCCAGACGGGCAACCATTGTCTCCAGCTGGAGCTACCCCAGGGGCTACCTCACCAGCAGGGATGGCTCCATTGACGCCACCTACAGGACCGCCTGCGGGATTGCCAGGAGCTCCAATGCCTCCTTCAGGAGGAGCAGGGGGGATGGGAGGACCAGGGATAGGAAATGTCATTCCAAAATCATCTCTCCATAGTGTTATAAAACACCTCAGAAGGACCGGTGAGAATTATAATAGTGGAAGCGGATTTTCACAGTTTTCTAGACCAATTAATCTTTTAGCAGATGGTGGAATTCCTCCTACGGTTAATGGAGTTCCAACTGCCGATAAAAGCACAAAATCATATATGCCAAACATGGCAGGGCATAACAGGGCTCCAGGAAGCAAAGTAGATACGAATATACCATCAAGGAATACTACTAGTATGCAGTCGAATATTTTAAATAGAGCTATGTCAACTCAACCAGGTAAATAATAATTTTAAAAAATATGGATAATTTAGCACAAGGACCAGGAATACCAATAAGCCCTGAAGATCCAACCTCATCGATGGTTCCACCAGATATGTCTGGGGATCAAACATCAAGCATCTCTCCAAATATGTCTGGAGCTATGCCAGAACAAGCTCCGACTGATCAAGTAATTCCTGATTCTGGAGAAACATCAGAAGATTCTGCTCCATCTGGAGGAAAGACAGATGGGCTTAAAAGAGAATTATTGCAAAAAATGATGGGGAATCTCCTTAATAAACCAGGAAGAAGTGTAAACGAACTGGTTAACGGGGTAAAAGCAGTTATCGGAGCTTATAAAAATTACTCCAAGGAATGGGATAGCTTAAATGGAGTCACTGAAAGCACTTTGCCTCCTGCTGGAGCACCATCAGGTGGAGGAAGCTCAGATATTCAGGCGATTCTAGATAAAATTAAGGCCACAAAGGGTGATGGGACCCAGGCTACTATGCCGTCTGAAACTCTCCCGACCGCACCTCCCGCTATAACAACTACTCCCCCTACTGGAGGAGCTGGTGGCCCTGGATACTCGAAGACTGGATACAATCAACCACCTCCAGTAAGCAATTTAGGAATTTGGGGATATTAAAAAATTAAATTAAAATTATGAAAAAAGGAGAAAAAAAACAGGAGACAGTAAAAGAACAACCTATATCTAATGTAAGGGCTTATTTTACTAAAGAAATAAACAGCCAAATGGTAGAAATGACTTCTAAGGAAATGGAAACACTTATGAAGGAATTAATATCAAAACGTGAGTGGATAGCTATGCTCAAATATGTCAGTATAAGAACGATGCTATTAGATTCTCAATTGAGAACATGCAATCCGAGTAACGACCCTCATACAATTTCTTGGTCTCAGGGAGCATTAGCCGGTTTATCTGACATTGAAAATTATGTAATAGAATTAAATTCATCTAAGAAAGAAGAGGAAGATATAGAAGAAAATACTAATTATGATCCGGAAGGAAAGATTCAATAAAAATATGCAACAGTCAACACCGATTACAACTGCAGATTCTATAAGTGACGGAAGAATGAAAAATAGTGTTTATTCTTCAAAAAAGAAACTCTTAAAAATGGCTGTAAAAAACGGAAAAGGGGGACCAGGAGGATTGTCATCTATAGGTTATGGTGTTAAGAAAGCAGGCTTTTCCATAAAAAGTTCTTTTTCAGGAAAAGGAAAATCAAAAAAAGCTAAAGGGATAAGCGTACCATCATCTTCATCCCTTTTAAAGTCTTTATTAAAGGATAAAAAAGCTAGTTCTTTTAAAATAAAAATAACTAGGTTTAAAAGTCCAAAATTAAAAAGTATAAAATTGAAGAAACTTAGAAAGTCAATCAAAAGTGCTTTTTAAGTACTTTGATATAATTGCATAATAACTTTAAAATAAATTTATGGGAAAGTGGAATATGCTGAAAGACATGGTTAAAAAGGTTGTTTTTAACAAAACTCTTCAGAAAGGGGCTAAATTTATAACGGATGCATCAGGGGGGTCCGACCTGGCAGATTATGCAGGATCTAAATTGGCCAAACTGTCTGTCCCTAATTCCCTGTATGGCAAAACTCTGCAGAAAAATATTCCAGACAAGACTTCTGGATTAGATGCCTTAAAAAGTGCTGGGAGAGTTGGAATAACGCTATTGGCACTTAAAGGAGCTCAAAGCATGACGAATAAAAATTCGTCAGTCCAGGACAAAGTGACTAAAAATAATAAATTTAAATATAAATATGTATCGAGGTCTAGATCGTCAAATAAATAATTAATTTTTTTAAAAAATATGAGTTCAAAAACAACTGGGGTAATGTCTGCTCTGAATGGAAGAAAAGGCTTCGGTTCCAAAAAGGGAAAAGCTCTCTTAGGAATTGTAGAAAAACTTTCTGCCAGGAGAAAAGAGAAGATGGGGAAAGGCGGATGTGGAACAAAAAAATAGTACTAGTGTATAATGTAAAAAGTTAATAAACTAAATAAATATATGAATATTAATAACGTTGATCCTAATTTAGGGTCCGCTCCGGCGGGTAGCCCAGCCGTTCCTCCTACAACACCTAACCAAGGTGATCCGGGAGGGGAGACGAACAAGACAGGAGGAGAAAATGGTGATAACTCAAAAGCATATGACGACTTGGTTTCCCGCTTTGGAACCCAAGGCCAAGAGTTAGGAGAATATCGTCAGTTCTTTCAGAACATTGCGCCCTTGCTTGATAAACTCGATCAATCTCCAGAACTGGTACAAGCTATCATCGATGGAAAGGTTGACAAGGATATTGCTCAGGCGGTAATGGAAGGAAGAGTAGATGTTAGAGACGCTGCAATAGTTCAACAAGCTAATGAGAGTGTCAAAGAGAAACTGGGAGACAAGGCTTATAATCTTGCCACACCAGATTCAGTAGCAAAACTTGTAGAAGCTGAAGTATCCAAATTTCGAAAGGAGTTTGAAGAAAAAGCAGATTTGGAAAAATTCCAAGATTATTCGCAAAAGTTCATAGAAAACACAAAGGACTTTCAGGAGTATGCTGATGACATTGACAAATGGCTTGATACACATGAAGTAACCGATATAGAAGTCGCTTACTACGCTGTGAAAGGTAAAATGTCAGAGGAAAAAGCAAAGAAAGCCGCCGAGATTGCAGAAGCAGAAAGAGCTAAGGAAATATTGTCCAACGCACCAGGCGGAGGAAATACTGCTCAATTCTCTTCAGACGGAACCCCAATGGTGGACAAATTGATCGCCGGAAGACCAAATCCTAATACGTTCTTCGGTGGTTAATACTTAATTAACAATAAAGACATAAAAATATGGCTAATTACCCTTATTACACAGAGCCTACTCATGATGGAGTTGGAACTGGTGGAATACAAGGAGCTCGAGATACCTCGGTATCTTCAGCTGAAGGACGATTGATTGTAGATGCAGTTGATAAAATTTTCTTGCTTGAACCAAACAAGCATCCCCTAGTATCTTTGCTTACTAATGTAGGAAAAGTGTGGGATGGAAAAGCTTGGACCGGATCAAGTATTATGAAGGCTGTTACAACTAATCCAGAGTTCAAATGGTTTGAAGATGTATACGGAGGCCGATATGCTCGCGCTGCTGCTGCTGCGAATGCTTCTGCTGGATCTATTAATGTAACAGGAGCCGGTTCTAATTCTGCTTATATCTTCACAATTGGAGATATTGTCCGAAATGCAAGAACTGGAGAAAACATGCTGGTAACAGCTATCACTGATGGTGATACTATTGCTGTAACAAACTCTTATGGAGATGTTGCTGCTGCTGCTATCGCTGCTGGAGATGGATTGTTTATTGTAGGTAATGTTAACGCTGAAAATACTGGAGCTCGTGCTCAAAATATTACCCGATCTACAAGTCAAAGCAATTATACTCAGATTTTCAAGACTACAATTGCTGTTTCCAACACTGAAAAGGCTGCCGCTCTATATGGAGGAAAAGATCTTCCTTATCAAAGGGCTAAGAAAGGTACCGAACATGCTCTTGATATCGAACGTGCTTTCTGGTTTGGACAGAAGAATTCAGATACTTCTACATATGCTAGACGTGCTACTGGAGGTATTGATGAATTCCTTTCAGCTGGAAGTTCATTCGTTCAAAACCAGGGTGGTCCTCTTACTGCTCCTGATTTGAACAACTTCTTGAGAGAGGCTTTCACATATGGAAACAACACAAAAGTGATGTTTGCAGGTGGAATAGTTTTGCAAGCTATCAACGAAATTGCTAGAGGTCAAGTTATCACAAAAACTGGAGATACTACTTATGGCGTAAGAATCTCAGAGTGGACTACAGCTTTTGGAACAATCAATATTGTTCACAACCCGTTGTTTGTTGAAGACCTAGCCGGAACAGCTTACTTGCTAGATATGGAATGTTTCAGATACAGATATATGGACGGTAGAGATACTAAACTTGAAACAAATATTCAAGCTCCAGATGTAGATGGTGAGATTGATCAATACATCACAGAAGCTGGTTTGGAGAGAAAACAAGCTCCAAGGCACGCAATGTTGAAAGGTGTAACTGCATAATCGCTGCATTCTAGTTTGGATGCATAGTCCTTCCCGGAGATGGGACAATAAATCATCTCCGGCCCCTCTGGGGCCCGATATAGTCACGGGTAATTGACTCAATATAATTAACAAACTAATTAAATTAATTACAAAAATATGGCTTCAAAAGATTCATTGGAAATCCGAGAACTACTGGCTAAAGGAACTGTTATTCAAGCAGGCACTAATGGCTCAGTAGCTATCCGATTGAGAAAAATAGGAACAGAAACAGCTACCTCAGTAACGGTTACTACCGCTACAAACATTGTATTGGTAGGAAGCGTAACTACAGATACTATCGCATTCGCAACATACACTACTTATGGTGCAGTTGTAGATGCTATTAATGCAACAGGAAGATGGGAGGCTAAAATCATTGATGCACTCCGTTCAAAAGCAAGTGCTTCTACCTTGGTAGATGGTGCTGTAACAGCGTCAGCTGATACTAATGGACTAGTAATCTGGGATGTTAAACAAGATACAGATGCTTCACTTCAGATTGCTGTTTGTTTGACACCTGCTCGAGACTTTGATGCTCCTAAAGGGCATTCTGTTGAGCTTAGAGAATTGAAATATTCTGTGAACATGGGAACAGCTGCTGCTGATAGTGTCCAAATCTGGATCCGTAAAGGAACAGTCGAGACACAAGTATTTGGAGAACTTTCTGTAGATACTACAGCAACAACAATTAATTTCGCAGGAGGAGAGGTCGGAATAACTGGTGGAGTTGACGAGGAAATCGTTGCCCTAGTTAAAGATGCCGCTGCTTTGAGTGATGCTGCTGGAAATTATGTACGAGTTACTGGAATTGTAAAATAGATCATTATGGGGCGGTGTAAAAGCCGCCCTATAAGCACAAAAAAATTAATCAAACTATGAATAAAATATATGAAATTTATCTCAAAAAGCTCAAATTTATTGATTGTTTTAAGACCAGGGATGTCAGCCCAACCTCTTACCGGCACACCACAAATTCCTACAATATCAGTTAGATTTAAGGATGGAGTGGCAGAAGTCGAACAAGAGGACCTGGTATCTATGATGATAAAACATCCAGGGTTCAATAGTGACTTTATTTCTTCTGAAAACTTGGCTGTTGATCCATATGAATCGACAAGAAAAGCTTCCGAACCTCAACATGAAATAACAGAAATTAAGTTTGGAACCCCAGTCGGATTAACAGGAGATAAAAAACAACTCAGCCCTGAAATGCAGAAGATGGTGAAATCATTAGCTATTGAAATGGCTAAAACTATGCTCCCAACAATGGTTAAAGATACTCTAGAAAGTCTAGTTAAAAACAATAAAGAGGCTAAGGATAAGCCAAAGACTAGAGGAAGAAAACCAGGAAGAAAACCTAAATCTGGGAAAAAAGAAGTAAAAACTGATATTCCAGAAGAAAGCGAAGAAACGGAAAAGAATGAAAAAGAGGTTGTTTCTTAGCAAATAAAATAGGATTTTAGGGACTATGGTATATTTATACTATAAAGGATAATTTTAAAATCTTATGTCAGAAATATTAAAGAGTTTTAAGTACGATCCATTCAGACAAGGTCTTGATACCAACTCATGGAGAGTTATTTCAGGTACTCCCGCTATAAATGCCTTTGGCAGAATTGCCGTATATACAGGATCAGGGATAGCTTCAGTAATGGTCCATTTTTCAGATTTTGTTAAAGGAGAAATAACTTATAATCTTACTATACCAGGATCTCCCACTGCAGGAGATAATCGCCTATTTGGCGTTTCTTCTTCAGATGGATCTGATTATATCAGATTTTCTATTACTGACACTCTTAATTGTCAAACATCAAATAAAGGAGTCACGACAGAATCATCTGATTTAGAATGGAATAGCGATTGGAATGGAATTAATGTAGAATTTACTATAAGATGGGAGGCCGGAACTGCTAAATTTTTTATTAATAGAGTTCAAATATATTCTGTTTCGGATACTTCTATACCATACGGACCTTTGTCTTTATGGGTTTTGGAAAAATCCTCTACATCGATGACCATGGGCTCAGTTAATGTTGTAGGAACTCAATCCTTGGTTGTAAATCCGAAATCATCTGATACAACCTCAGTTGATTTGGTGGGAGTTTCTACTAGTCCATCTCCATCACCATCTGTTTCCCCTTCAGCTTCATTGTCTCCGTCAATTTCTCCTTCTGTTTCTAAATCACCTTCATTATCACCTTCATTATCACCTTCATTATCACCGTCTAAATCACCTTCTGTCTCCCCTTCAATTTCACTTTCACCCTCAATTTCACCTTCTGTCTCCCCTTCAGTTTCACTTTCCCCTTCCAAATCACCTTCACTTTCTCCATCAAAATCTCCTTCAATTTCTCCATCATCATCTACTTCACCTTCTATTTCTCCATCAACATCCCCTTCTCCTTCGGTTTCTCCTTCATTAGGATAAGCATTATTTAATAACTTAAAATAAGGTAATATGGCAAAATTAAAAAAGAAAAAAAGCGGAAAGTCAGAAGGCATAAAGGCCAGAGGATTCTTTAAGTTACAAATATGTGAAAATGGTAAAGTTGTAGGCGATTCCGGTTGGAATGAAAATCAGATAACCAATGATGGATTTTCTCAATATTTATGTATGACGTTAGGAGGCATTGCTGGATCAAAACAGGTTACTCATGCCATGCTAGGAGAGGGCACGGCCCCCGGGGCCACTGCCACATCCTTGGATGGTGAAATAACAGATGTAGCAGGTACTCGCTGTGCGGTTACTCCGACTGTTATAGCATCAAAAACATTACAATTTGCATTTACATTAAATTCTAATGTCTATACTGCTCCTCACACCATTACAAATATTGGACTTATTAATCATTCTTCTACATCTCAGGCCGGGACTATTTTTGCAGGAAATACTTTTGCGAGTTCTGTTCTACAAACGAACCAGGCGATTCAGGGATCATATCAAATCCGCTTTTCTTAAAAATATTGTTGTAAAACCCCAATAAAATGGGGTTTTTTGATACACTCTTGACAAATAGCAACTCTAAGAACATAATGAAATTAGATAATAAATAAAAAATTAGATATGAGAAAGAAGTCAACTATTTGGGAAAAGAAAGGAATGATCACAATCGATTTAGGTTCAGGAGAAAATAAAAGACCAGGGTCGATAGGTGTAGATTTCAGAAAATTAGATGGAGTTGATGTGGTCCAAAATCTATCTTTATATCCATGGAAGAATATCCCATCAGAAGTAGCAGACGTTGTTGTAGCATCGCACTTACTTGAGCACATTAATCCAGCATCATCAGATCCAAGACTATCAGGGCTTATAAATCTACTTTTAGATAAAAAAATTGTAACCGCAAAGGATATCTCTAACTATGTTGGAGAACACGAATTCCTAGGCGGTTTTGTACGTTTTATGGACGAATTATGGCGCATTACAAAGCCAGGTGGCCAGGTTATAGCATCATTTCCGTATGCTGGTTCAACAGGCTTTTGGCAAGATCCAACCCACGTTAATCCTATATCTCATGTCACAATGGCGTATTTTGATCCATTGGTAAAAGATAGCGCAGGAAACTATTACAATCTTTACACCATATATAGGCCTAAGCCCTGGAAGATTTTAAGGTGTTTTTATGATAAAAATGGTTTTGTTGAGTTGGCTTTAGAGAAAAGAAAGGTTGATAAAAGTTATAAATGTTTATCAAAATAATATGAAATTTAGAAAAAAACCGGTAGTTGTTGATGCAGTACAATTTTTATCGACAAAACAGTCGATGGATGAGGTTATTAACTTAATAGGACATAAATGGGATCCTGGAGAAATGGGAAGCGAATCTTTTTACATTAATACGTTGGAGGGAAAAATGAGATGTTCTAAAAATGATTGGATAATAAGAGGAGTCAACGGAGAATTTTATCCATGTAAGCCAGATATTTTTAAAAAAACTTATGAAAAAATAGATGAAAAATAGGTTAATAATAGGGACTCCAACATTAGGAAATGTAAGATTTGAATGGGTAAATGCCAGATTCGGTCAAACAATCCCATGCAATTTTAGCCTGGTAGATGTGCACCAGTTTATGAACTCATATGCTCCCCTAGGTTATCAATTGGCAGATGCAGAGAATTTAACTGCAAAGATTGTAGTAGAACAAGAATCGGAGTGGTTCCTTAGTTGGGAAGATGATAATTTGCCCCCTCTTAACGCCTTAGTGAAACTTAATGAATACATGATTAGAGGGAATGTCCCCATAGTATCCGGGCTTTATTTTACCAAATCTGTGCCCCCTGAACCGATTTTGTACAGGGGAATGGGGCAGGGATACTACGCAGACTGGAAACTAGGCGATAAAGTTTGGGTTGACGGGATACCCTTTGGATTTACCCTTATCCACGGATCTATAATCCGTGAATTATGGAAAGAGTCTCCGGAATATATGGTGAACGGAGTGGTCACAAGAAGGGTGTTTGATAATCCTTCAGAGAGTTACATTGATCCTTTAACTGGGGGATGGATGAATCAGTCCGGAACGTCAGACCTGGCTTGGTGCAAACGTCTTAAAGACGATAATATTTTTGTAAAAGCCGGATGGTCTAAATACCAGAAGAAAGAGTTCCCATTTTTGGTAGATACTACAATTTTTGTGAAGCATATTGATAGACAAACAGGTGTCCAATACCCTATAAGTCTTCCAAAACAGTTCCTAGAGGGAAAAATAACGTTCAAGGAGGCATTAAGGAGGATGACTTCCTAATGTAGGAACTGTGTTATTATTATAATATTAATTGGGAGGATGGCTAGAATATTAAATAATTAAATTAAAAATAACATGAAATTAAGTGTAATAATACCAAGTTACAAAGATCCAATGTTGCATAAGACGATAAACGATTTGTTGGAAAAGTCAGAGTTAGGTGATCAATTAGAAATAATCCCCGTTCTAGATGGGTATTGGCCGGAAAAGCCTATAATACAAGACCCCAGGGTCAAAGTAGTGCACCTGGGTCAAAATAGGGGTATGAGAGGGGCTATAAATGCAGGAATCGCTGTTTCAAAGGGAGAGTTCTTCATGAGGTTAGATGAACACTGCATGTTTGGTCAGGGATATGACCGAATTTTGACTGAAGATTGTGAGCCTAACCAGATAATGACTGCTAGGCGTTTTTTCTTGGACCCAATAAAATGGGAGGTGATGGATACAAAATTGCACCATCCTGTGGATTGCGAAAAATTGGTGATCCAAAACGTAGAACCGGGAGTGCGAAAATTTTCCGGGCAGAGATGGGATAGTAGAGCTAAAAAGTTTGAAAATGTTCCTATCTTAGAAAGTCAGGCTATGCAAGGGAGCATGTGGATAATCCCTAGAAAATGGTGGGACGAACACATTGGAGAGTTGCAGGTAGAGGGTTATGGGCCATTAATCCAGGATTCTGTAGAGGTTTGTATGAAAACATGGAAAAATGGAGGTAAACTGATGGTTAACAAAAAAACTTGGTTTGCTCATAAACATAGGAGTTTTGCCAGGACCCATAATGGAGGATCTCCGGAGAATAGAGCTAATTGCAACGAAGGATATACTTATTCCCTTAAAGTATGGGAAGATTATTATACTAACGAACTTCTCCCCAAGTGGGCCAAGTGGTAAAAACTATGAATATGAACAAAAATACACGGATATTGATAACCGGATGCGGAGGTATGTTGGGAGAAGCTGTTTATCATGAATTAAAGGATAAATATAATGTTTATGCTACGGATATGGATGTCAATGAGAAATGGCTTAAATACTTAGATGTGAGGAGCCTAAAATGGGTAAAGCACGCATGCGAAAATATAAAACCTCATGTTATAATTCACTTGGCAGCCCTTACTGATCTAGAATATTGTGAAAAACACATAGAAGAGGCTTATGAGACAAACTTCATGGGGACTCAAAATATGTGCCTAATGGCTAAAAAGTATAAAATACCGATTGTTTACATCTCTTCAGCGGGAATTTTTGATGGAAAAAAAGAGAAATATAATGAGTTTGATTACCCAAATCCTATCAATATTTATGCCTCATCTAAATATGCCGGTGATTTAGCCGTTATGGATGTTCATAAACATATCATTGTAAGAGCCGGGTGGATGATAGGAGGAGGACATAAAAAGGACAAAAAATTTGTTAAAAAAATTATAGATCAGATTATTAATGGGTCAAAGGAATTATGTGTAGTTAAGGATAAGTTGGGTACCCCTACATATACCTATGATTTGGCTAAGGTTATCCATTATTTATTGAATGATAACTTCTACGGAACAGTTAATGCCACTTGTGATGGGGGTGGTTCCAGATATGATGTAGCAAAGGAAATATTGAAATTATTGGATTTGAGCAAGAAGGTAAAATTAAAGGTGGTTTCCTCTAAATATTTTAAAAAAGAATATTTTGCTAATAGGCCTTATTCTGAAAAAATGAGTAACAAAGAACTGAAAGATATGAATCCATATTTAATAAGAGATTGGAGAGTGTGTCTTGAGGAATATTTAAAAAATAATTATATATCCCTATGAAAAACCTAATGGTGTATATCAGTAAGGATAAATGCTTCAACGAAGAGTATGGATTACTGATAAAAGTTCAAATAGATAACAGTCTGGATCTTGGATGGAAACCATATGATATTCTCCTTGTAACAAACTTTGATTATGAATATCATGGAGTTAAATCTATCGTTGTGGGAGATGAGCACTTTTGCGCCTGTAGGCCTAGATCAATAAAGACATCTATTATCCCATTTTTAATAGATGGCGGTTTAATAGAAAAGAACGAGTGGTATTGGAATCATGATATTGATGCTTTCCAAATGAATGTATTTGATGATGTAATGGGAATATTAAAGGGCAAGGACTTGGGCTTGACGGATTATGGTTGGAGAGAAAGATGGTGTCTAGGAAGTTATTTCTTCAAGGACACTGCCAAAGATATATTTGAATATACTAAACCTCATATTTTCAACAACATTGAAGATGAGACAGCTATGATGATGCTCACGGATAACGATGAAGAAATCTATACTAGGATAGTTAGAATGAATGTCACTTATAACTTTGGTCAAAGAAATGTGGTTTCAAATTATGAAAAGGCTATTAAACCAATAAAAGTAGTCCATTTCCACCCGAATAGGAGTCTGATTTTAGATATATTCATGTATGGAAAAAGCAATCTTAAGATGCCTATTATGTCTAAAAGATTAATAAATATATTTAAATTACATGGAATCCAATAAAATTATACAAGACTTAAAAGAACTCAAAATAGTAAATAAGAGAAGGATATGGAGACCTTTTATGGAAAAGTATAGGTGTGAATCAGTGTGTGAAATAGGCATTAGAAAAGGTGAAAACTTCAAAAAAATGATAGAACATTCCCCCTTTTTAGCGGTAGCGGTAGATTCTTGGCATGCTGATAAAAGTATTTGCCGAAATGATATAGGCTATTCTCAGAAACAATTGGATGATCAATATAATAATTTTGTGGAAGAGATGATGAAATTTAGGTTTGTGGAGATTTATAGAGAATATTCTTTTGATGCTGTTAAAATGTTTGATGATAATTTTTTTGATTTTGTCTATATAGACGGTGATCATTCTTTCGAAGGGTGTTTAAAGGACATAAAAGACTGGTATCCTAAAGTAAAATCAGGCGGTATCCTGGCCGGGGATGACTATGTCAAATGGACCAATAGGTTGGGAGTAGAGTTTGGAGTTATTAAGGCAGTCAATCACTTTTCCAAGAAAAATAACATTAATTTTATAGAATTGCCAAGATATGGATGGGCAATAATCAAAAAATAATATGGGCAGAGAAAATAGAGGTAAAAAAGGAGATTTGACGGTATTATTTTTGACCGTCAACAAAGTTCCTGAACAGTGGGCCGAGTATCATAAAAAGATATTATATAATGCTGTGGGGGATTACCCTATTATAACTATATCTAAAGAACCAATGGACTTTGGTCATTACAATATTATTCAGACGGAACCGGAAAGTTCTTCAAACATTTATTGGCAAATGCTGAAAGGAGCAAAATTAGCCAAAACTCCATTTGTTGCCATTGCTGAGGATGATGTTCTTTATTGCCAGGATCATTTCATAGACTTTAGGCCGCCTATGGATACCTTTGCTTATAATATGACCAGGTGGTCGCTGTATACCTTCGGAGAACCTACATATTCATGGCGACACAGGGTGGGTAATTTTTCCCTGATAGCCCCTAGAGAATTGATGATAGAGGCATTGGAAGAAAGATTCGCTAAATATCCTAAAGGAACCGGGGAATATACCGGAGAATTGGGGAAGACTAGGACGGATAAGATATTAAAATTAAAAGAGAGAAAGATGGTAGAGTTTTGGACTACTATTCCCATTGTCCAGTTTAGCCATGATTATGGGACTGAGATTATACAGCAGACTCATAAGAAGAGAATGTCATTTGTGAGAGCATATGAGATACCATTTTGGGGGAGATCAGAGGAACTCGTTAAAAAATTTAGATAAAAATTATGGGAAAAGACTTTAACAAATACAGGAGGAACGGTGATTATCATTGGAGATGGTATGATGAAAAATCCAGATATAAAACGCATGTAGATAGAATCGTGGCTTGGATAAAGGAAAAGAATGTATTAGATATAGGAGCCGGAGATGGGCTCATAACATCAAAAATAGGGGCAATAGGGATAGACAATGAGCTAGATGGGGTAAAAATAGCTAGAGAAAAGGGTGTGAACGTTATATTGGCTGATGCATACGACCTTCCATTTGACAATGAACATTTTGAGTCAGCCTTCATGGGAGACACTCTAGAACACCTGGAATTCCCTCAGGAGGCTGTAAAAGAGGCTAGAAGGGTAATATCTATGTTTTTATACCTAGCGGTCCCTACAAAGCAGAAATGGAAGGATGAACTGCAATTCGAGGATTGGACAGAGCAAGAATTGGTAGATATGGTGGAAAAACAAGGGTTTAAATTAGAGGGAAAAATAGAATCTACTAGAACATTAATGTATGCTAAATTCCATAAAATATAAAAAATATGCCAAAAATTCAGTTTGAGTCCAGTACCTCCTGCAATTCTAGGTGCACATTCTGTCCTAGAGAAAAAATGACACGTCCTATGGGAGAAATGAGCGATGAATTGTTCCACAAAATAATTAAGGAAGGAAAGGAAATGAAGGCAGCTTTCTTTTCTCCATTCTTAAATGGAGAGCCATTTGTATTTTCTAGGATGTGGAAATGGCTTGATTATATGGAAAAAGAGGGTGTCCAGACAGTATTATATACTAATGGAGAATTTTTAGATGTGGATAGGTTGATAAAATATAAAAATATAAGATATGTCAACTGTAGTTTCAATGGAGCCACAAAAGAGACTTATGATAAAGTAATGAGAAGGCCGGATTATGACACTTGTTTAAAAAACATAAAAGAACTGGTAGAAAAAGCACCTTTCAATGTAAAAGTATCTATGGTAGTAACAGAAGATAATCAACATGAAACAGAGTTATTCAAAAAAATGTGGGGAACTAAAAGAAAGATGAGACCTTTTCTGAATTGGGCAGGAGGAGAAAAATCCTCTATTGCTAAAATAGGAGGGAAAAAACCTTGTTACTCATTATTGCAACATATGACCATTTTATGGGATGGGAGAGTTGTCCCATGTTGCATGGACTGGGATGGAGAGATGATCTTGGGGGATGTCAATAAAAACACTTTAAAGGAGATTTGGGATAGTTATGAATGGATGAGGGAGAAACATAAAAATTTAGATTTTGATATCCCTATTTGTAAAAAATGTAATTTTAATTGTGATGGAAAATAATAAGACCATAATTTACTACTCAGCAAATGTTGAAAATTCTGAGTTTGAGCAGAAGATAATAGATAATATTAAGAATCAGGCTAGGGATATCCCTATAATCAGTGTGACTAGAAAACCGATCAATATGGGTAAAAATATCTGTATTGGAGAAAAACCGGTATGCTATTCAAATTCTTTCAAGCAGATCCTAATCGGGCTTAAGGAAGCAAAAACAGAGTTTTGCATAGCGGCTGAATCAGACGTTCTTTACCCTCCAGAGTACTTTACATTTACACCCCCAGTTAAAGATAAGGTTTATAGATATACCAATTTATATGTCCATTTTGATGGCAGGGATAAATTCTGGAAAAAGAATTGGGTAGAAGGAGCTCAGATGTGTGGGAGGGAGCATTGGATAAAATGCATCGAAAAGATATTGGAAAATCCAAACAGTTGGGAGCCAGAAACATTCAAGTTTATATTTGATGAGAAGAATGAATATGGTTGGGAAGGCAAAAATCCAGTTCTTTATTTCAAGACCAGAGAGGGAATAGGGTTTAAAACTGGATATAATCAGAAGATCGTAACTAGAGAGCTCCCTTATTGGGGCACAGCTGAAGAAGTTAAAAAACTTTATTTAAAATAATCATGTCAAAAATGAAAAGATTACACTTGGGAAATGGAACTGTTTATCTGGAAAATTGGATAAACATTGATCTGTCTGGTTCATTAGCCAAAGATAACCCAGCTATGGTGGAAAGGAATAAAACTACTGTTGAAAATTATTATAAATTCCCTTTTAGGCAGAATAAAGACAACAATGTCACTGATATCATTATGGATGTCAGGAAGCTTGAATTCGATGACAATTCTATAGATAGGATATTATGCGTTAATCTTATCGATCACATGAAAAAAGAGGAATTCATAGATGCCTTAAAGGACTGGCATAGGGTATTAAAGACCGGAGGAGAACTAATAATAGACGTAGATGATAGGCAAAAGCAAGCTGAAATATTGACCAGTGCAGAAACCAATGAAGAGATAGAATGGGCGTTAAGGCTTATTTATTGCGATCACGCTAGAGAGGGCCGGACTCATTGGTGGGGATATACTCCTAAGTATCTAAAACAATTATTGGAGAATAATGGCTTTGAATTCTGCTGGAAGCGGACAGATTATATTGTCCATGACATGTACCCTAATTTCCAAATTTCAGTAACAAAAAAATAATGTCAGAAATACAAACAATTATCTTCAGCAAAAACAGGGCTTGTCAACTAGAATTGCTGCTCAGAGGACTGAATATTAGTTCTACGGTTATTTATAAGGCAGATCATGGATTTGAAAATGGATATAATAAAATTGTCCAAATGTATCCAAAAGTAAATTTTGTCCGTGAAAAAGTGTTTAAAGAACAGCTTATCGAATGTATTGATGAGAGTATCAAATATACTCTTTTTTTAGTTGATGATGATGTCTCTTTAGGAAATTTTGATGAAAATTGTAAGGAATTTAAGGAGTTTAATGAAAACAAGAATATACTTTGCTTGAGCCTCAGAATAGGTCCTAATCATCGTTTTGGGAATATACCGACCTTAGATGGCAATAAATGGGAATGGGAACAATATAGATTTAATAGAAACTACCATATCAGAAATTGGGGTTTCCCTATGTCAGTAACTTCCCATATTTTCAGAACTGAAGACATTTTACCTATAATAGAGGACAATGAGTTCAAAACACCTAATTTTTTAGAAGGAGTGTTGAATGATAATTGCCCTAATAGGCCACTAATGATTTGCTTAGATGAGCCAATTTTTATAAATAATATGGCTAATCAGGTCCAGGATGATTTTAAATGTTCAAATTTCGGAGTTTCTATCAAGGATCTTGAGAAAAGGTTCTTAAATGGGAGTGTGTTATCATTAAAAGACATAAGAAATAAGGCTATAGGATCAAGGAGATGCAGATTAATGACTGACTATAAATGGGAAAAATAATTATTAAATAATATAAAAAAATGAAATTAGAAGATGGAATAAAGTTGCAGGGGTGCCCCGCAGAAATACCTGATTGTAATAGGAATGATTTGCCTTTGTTCCTCAAAGAAACAGGAAGATTAATTGGGGCTGAAATAGGTGTGGACCATGGAGAATACACAGAAGAATTTTGTAAATCAGGATTAAAAATTTTTGCTATAGACCCGTGGTTGTATTATAAGGATTATCTCAGGAGCCAAGAAGGAATGGATCTCATTTGTAAGGATGCTGAAAAAAGGCTTAAACCATATCCAAATTGCACTATAATTAGAAAAACATCTATGGATGCCTTGTCTGAGGTTGAGGATGAAAGCCTCGATTTTGTATATATTGATGGTAATCATTGGTTTAAATATGTGGCTGAAGATCTCGTGGAATGGACAAAAAAGGTTAAAAAAGGCGGAATTGTGGCTGGGCATGATTACTTTCTTAGTACTTCCACCTCTAATGTAGGAACATGCCATGTTCGTTTTATCGTAGATGCTTTTGTGAGAGCATATAGGATAAAGAACTTTTTTGTATTAGGTACAAAAATATCTGAAGAGGGAGAGAAAAGAGATAAATATAGATCATGGATGTTTATAAAGGAATAATGCTATGAATATTGGCGCAATATACTATACGGACAATAGATTAGATCCTGACATGATGAAAATATGTCAGGATCAGATCAAAAAAGGGTTTGAAGGAGAAATAATATCTGCCTCATTAAAACCAATATCTTTTGGTAAAAACATTGTTTTGGATATAGAGCCAGGAATATTGACTTATTTAAAGCAAATATTGACAGCACTTGAAAATTCTAGTGCTGATTTTGTTTTTTTTCTGGAACATGATGTGGTGTATTCATCTTCTCACTTTGATTTTACCCCTAAAAATTTGAATACTTTTTACTATAATACTAATGTATGGAAATGGGATTATCCTCATGACAGGTTGATAACTTATGACGTCCTTAGATCATTATCCGGGATGTGCTGTGGGAGGGAGTTCGCCATAGCGCACTATAAAAAAAGGATACAGAGGATAGAAAAAGACGGGTGGCAGTTAAAATTTGGATTTGAACCCGGGACTAAAAGGAGGCGCAGAGGGGGCATAACGGACGATTTTTGTGTAGACTGGTCGTCAGAACGTCCTAACGTGGATATCCGGCATAAAGGGACATTAAGTCCTAGAAAGTGTGATATAAATAAATTTAAGCATAAACCGAGCGAAGAGAGTTGGAAAGAAGGGCACTTAGGTATAATAACTGAATGGGATTTAAAAACCATGTTTAATATTAAATAATTATAAAATAATATGAAAAAAATACCTTTAACAAAAGGGAAATTTGCCTTAGTAGATGACGATGACTATCTACATTTAAGTCAGTGGAAATGGAATATCAACGATATGGGATATGCCGTAAGGTCTGTTACCACTAAAATATCAAAAAAAAAAATGATGGTAATGGGTAAAAAATTAAGTTTAGGTAGATTTTTAAATATTAAAGATGCAGCTTTTTCTAGAAAGCAAGCGGAAAAAACATTATGAAATATAAATTATCGATTTGCATACCGGCAAGAAATGAAATGTTCTTAGCCCGCACTATCCAAGATATTATAGAAAAGAAAGAATCTGACACTGAAATAATAGTTGGGCTCGATGGACAATGGAGCGACCCGGCCATCATTCAGCATCAAGATGTTAATATAATTTATGTCCCAGAATCTATTGGCCAGAGGGCTATGACAAAAATGTGTGTAAATCTCTCTAAAGCTAAATATATAATGAAGGTCGATGCTCATTGTTCTTTTGACCAAGGGTTCGATAGGAAGATGTTAGAAGAGTTTGAAATACAAGGGGATAATGTGACTATGGTTCCAACTATGAGAAACCTATGGAGTTATGACTGGAAATGCTATCATTGTGGATGGAAGAAATATCAAGGTCCTACTCCATTGAAATGTGAACAATGCGGAAAAACAGATAAAATTAGAAGAAAGATGATGTGGGTAGGGAAAGAAAGGCCACAAAGTAATTCATACTGCTTTGATGCAGAACCTCATTTTCAATATTTTGGAGAGTTTAATAGACGACCAGAAGGAAAAGGAGAAGTAACAGAAACAATGTCACTTCAAGGATCATGTTTTATGATGACTAAGGATAAGTATTTTGAATTGGATATAGATGATGAAAATCTAGGTAGCTGGGGATCGCAAGGAATAACCGTAGCCTGCAAAACATGGTTATCCGGGGGACGAGTATTAGTCAATAAAAAAACATGGTATGCTCATATGTTCAGGACTCAAGGAGGAGACTTCGGATTCCCATATCATCAATCAGGAAGAGCAGTAGCAAAATGTAAAGAGAAAGTAAAAGATTTATTTTTTAATAACAGATGGGAGCATCAGATATATCCCGTAAGCTGGTTAGTAGAAAAATTCTGGCCGGTCAAAGGATGGACTGATGAAGATTTAAAAAAGCTTAAGGAGAACGATCATCTTTTCGTTCCTAAAAGCAAATCACCATCGAAATAGAAAAAAATGGCATATTCAATATCACCTAGTTTTTCTTTTTCTGTTAGTCCTAGTATAAGTCCTAGTTCTGGATCATCAGACAGATTCTGGGTTGGGGGCTCAGGCAATTGGTCTGATTATACTAACCATTGGTCAGCAACATCTGGAGGTTCAGGTGGAGCATCTTTGCCTACTTCATCTGACGATGTTTTTATAAATTCTAGTTCAGGTTTTGGCAGTGGAGGGACGATAACACTATCTGATGGTGCATGTAATAATTTTACTTCCAATTCTGGCCATACATACTCAATAGATTATACGGGAGATAATGATAGAAGATTGTCTATTTATGGGAATATTTCTTTAGAAGCAGGTTTAACACTTGGTCATTTCGGAGCAGTTAAAGTGGCCTTCCTTCTTCTATCTTTATCTGGTTCATATACTATCTCTATTGCTGGTGCTAGTCTTTATTGTGGTTTGGGATTTGGTTGGGATGGAGGAGCGGCCACATGGACACTGCAAAATAATTTAATGACGGCTGGCTGGTTCGACCACGAAAATGGAACATTTGATGCTAATGACCACAATGTAACTGTCAATAATTTCTACTTCTACGCTAGTACAGGGTATACTCCGACTATTGTCATGGGTTCAGGCACATGGGAGGCCACCAATGGAGGATGGGAGACAGATGAAAACAATGGTGAAGTACTAACGGTTGTACCAGAAACATCTACTATAAAAATAGATTCAGAGGAAATAAATTTTAGTGGGTTAGGAGGCCATACATATAATAACGTTTGGATTAATGGACCAACACCCACAAATTCGATATTTGTTTATGGTTCTAATAATTTTAATGATTTAAAAATAAGTGAAGGAGTATCTGTCAGGTTTCTTGAAAACACTACTCAAACAGTCGCTACTTTTACTGCTATAGGATCAGTTGGGAATCCTATAACCCTAGATAGTATAGATACAACTAATCAATTCACTCTTTCAAAATCATCAGGAACAGTTAATTGCGAATATCTAAATATTTCAAACTCAAGCGTAACTGGCGGAGCTACATGGAATGCAATTCATTCGTTAAATACTATTAATAACAGCGGATGGAATTTTTCGTCTAGCCCATCAGTATCTTTTAGTCCTTCAATATCTCCTTCTACTTCTCCTTCATCATCTCTTTCTTTATCTCCATCAATCTCTCCTTCAAACTCTCCTTCTTCTTCTATGTCTCCTTCTATTTCCCCCTCTAATTCATTTTCTCCTAGTAAGTCTCCCTCACTTTCTCCATCAATTTCTCCTTCTCAGTCGACCTCCCCCTCTTTATCTCTGTCTATATCTCCATCAAAGTCTCCTTCAACATCACCTTCTCTTTCTTTATCTCCATCATTATCTCCATCAAAGTCTCCTTCAACATCACCTTCTCTTTCTTTATCTCCATCAGTCTCACCTTCTCCATCAACAACAGTGTCATGGAACCCTTGTGAGGAAACTACTAATTGGGCACAATTTGCAGAGATAGGAACATTTCCCACTAGTGCAATTAGTTATGAAGGGAGCTATTCTTTACAACTGAAAAAAACATTCACGAACAGGTTAAGTAATGGCATAAGTTCATATCTATTACCGACTATTAATTTATCCTCATCAGATATGCATATTGTGTTTAGATTGTATGTTGTAGATCAAGATACTAAAGACAAACTTGTCGCTGGAGGAAATTTTAGGGTTCAAGTTGGGACAGTAAGCACATCACAATATAAATATTGGGATGTGTCTCCAAGTATTTTAATGGTAGGAAATTGGGTGACTATAGATGTCAATTGGGATAATCCTACTGGGGTGGTAGGCTCTCCAGATCCAGTCGCTATAACAGCTTTTTCTTTAATATATTATGTAGCATCAAACGAAATAACATTTACTGAGGGAAGCCTTCTCATAGATGATATCAGATATGGTGCTTTCCCTAGCAGTATCTCTGCTTCGGCGTCTCCATCCTTATCTCCATCCTTATCTCCATCCATATCCCCATCCCCATCAGTCTCCCCATCAGCGTCTATATCACCGTCTGGATCTCCTTCAGTATCCCCGTCATCTTCAATTTCTCCTTCAATATCAATTTCTTATTCAATATCACCATCATTGTCTCCGAGTGAATCAACTTCTCCATCAAAATCTTATAGCGAATCACCTTCAATATCTCCATCAAAATCACCTTCAATTTCTCCTTCAGTTTCTAATTCCCCATCAAAATCATCATCAATATCTCCATCTTCATCATTATCTTTTTCTACATCTCCATCTAGTTCATTCTCTCCATCAATATCTTCTTCAATATCACCGTCTAAATCACTTTCAACCTCACCATCTTTTTCACTTTCTCCTTCGATATCACCATCTAAATCACCTTCAATTTCACCATCTAGGTCAATTTCACCTTCAACCTCCCCTTCTATTTCTTTGAGTCCTTCAATTTCTCCATCGATATCGGTTTCTCCTTCAATATCGCCATCCGTCTCATTAAGCCCGTCAGTTTCACCTTCCTTATCTCCATCTATTTCTCCTTCAATTTCAAAGTCTCCTTCCAAATCCCCTTCCAAATCCCCCTCTAAATCACCCTCTAAATCCCCTTCTAAATCACCCTCTAAATCCCCCTCTCCATCTCCTTCTATTTCTCCTTCAGTTTCTCCTAGTCCAGCAGAGCTCACTACTGTGGAGGAAGACATAATTGTCTCAGAATCACTCATAATGTACTTTAAAAAGGAAAAGGGATATGATGTTCCAGAATATAGGCCTATAGGGGATGTGGATGATTTCCAAATATAGGACTTGGAAGTACTTATGTATAATTAGTTGAAGTAATAATACTAAAAAACATATATGGCAGACTTAAAAATATCTGAACTTTCTTATTTAACACCGTTGTTAGGAACAGACTTGATTCCTGTTGTTAGAGATGGAGTAACATATTATTCTACGCTTGCTGATGTCAATTCCGGAATTGGTGCTATTTCTAGTTCTCCTTCTGTTTCTCCTAGTTCTTCTTTGAGTCCGTCAAAGTCTCCTTCAATTTCTCCTTCAATTTCTCCTTCAATTTCTCCTTCAATTTCACCGTCATCATCTTTGTCATTATCTATCTCCCCTTCTTTATCTTTTTCAAAATCACCTTCTGTTTCTCCTAGTGTCTCTTTATCTCCATCTATCTCCCCTTCAGGTTCAACTTCCCTCTCTGTTTCCCCTAGTTCATCATTATCTCCTTCTATATCACCATCTGTTTCATTATCGTTATCTATCTCTCCTTCTATATCCAACTCATTATCCCCTTCAATATCCCCATCTCAATCTCCTAGTGCTGGATCAAGCAATAGTCCATCATTATCTCCTTCGATATCATTGAGTGACTCTTCTTCTCCATCAATAAGCAATTCTGTATCACCTAGCGTCGGGAGCACAAGCCCATCTGAGTCTTCTTCATATTCTCCTTCTTTATCTCCATCTCTATCAATCTCCCCCTCAGTTTCATCATCAATTTCCCCTTCAGTTTCATCATCAATTTCCCCTTCAATTTCACCATCTTCTTCAAAATCACCTTCAATTTCACCTTCATCTTCAATTTCTCCTTCTGTGTCTATTTCACTATCTCCTTCAAAATCACCTTCAGTTTCACCTTCGTCTTCACTATCTCCTTCAAAATCACCTTCAGTTTCACCTTCGTCTTCACTATCTCCTTCAAAATCACCTTCAGTTTCACCTTCGTCTTCACTATCTCCTTCAAAAGAAGTTATGCCTCAAGAATACGCTGGGGCAGGAACATCAATAACTCAATGCTTACTTCATTTTCAAGGAAATTGTACTGATAGTTCTGGAAATGGATTCACAAGTTATCCAAGTGGCGTATCTTATTCAAATAGTTATGGAGTTATAAATAACGGGATAAGCTTTGATGGGGCTGCATCGTATGTAATTGGCCCTTCAATCAACATATATGGCTCAAATCACTTCACATGTTCTTTTTGGTTTAAAGCAGACGAAAGCAAAAGTACTGGTGTTTTTATGGGAAGATATAATACTGGGGTTGATGGATCATGGAAAATATCTAAAACCGGAAGTGGAACACTTGCCTTTTTAGTATCGGATAGAAATGTAACTGCAAATTATAGGATTAATGTATGGAATCAATTGATGTGTGTTTTTAACGCTTTGACTCAAACGGCATATGTTTATGTCAATGGATATCTTGCGGGGTCTAGTGACGGCAGTACACAGATGTCTTCTACTGGAGCAACTATGTATATTGGTTGCGGGGAAAGCAACAATGTTAGAGAGGCCTTCTATAAAGGATATATGGATGATTTCTTCATTGAAAAAGCATATTGGGATCAAACTGCAGTTGATGCATATCTCACTTATTATTCTGCCAGTCCATCAGCCAGTCCTTCATATTCATATTCGACTTCTCCATCAGACTCTCCATCGGTTTCTCCATCATAATGAAATAGAAAAAAAATATGGTAGGAATAATAGTGCCATTCTATGAGACTATTAATGTCAGCACCGCTAACATACAAAGAGTTATATCGTTAGCTGACCAGTATAGAAATGCTAACCTAATATTAGCTGTAGGAGTTAGTACCACAATATGGCCATCATTAAACTATAATAGCCCTTTATATCATACCTTTATTGAAGAGTGTCATAACCACAATATTAGGGTAATTGGCTATGTATATACTACTTCTTGGAACAGAAGTGTAGCAGAAATAAACACCGAGGTAGCTAGATGGTTTGAATACTATCCAGATTTAGATGGTATATTCTTTGATGAATGGGATTATGCTACTTTTGGGTTGTCTGGATATACTCAAATAGCACAATATACTAGAACAAAAACAAATTTTATAGTTGCAAATGCTCATTTAACAGAAGAAGATGATTCATGGTTCACATTGCCTAATGCTCCAGATGTTTGTATTGTGTATGAATCTAACGGTAAAATAGGGCCTGATGTTGTTAACCCAAATATACCAAAAAGCAGGAAGGGTTATGTTGTTTATAACCAGCCGGGGCCGGAAATAGACACGGCACTCACTGATGCTTTTATAATAAATTCTCTAACTGCTTTTGATTATTTTTATCTTACAGATGATGTTTTACCTAATCCATGGGATAATGTTTCATCATATCTAGATATGCAGATGAGGATAGCATCTTCATTGAATCCTAATGCTCCTACAGGAGGAAATTCTTTTTTATTAATGGAAGATGGAGGGAGGCTGTTGCAAGAAAATGGAGGTGGAATATTATTAGAATCATCATCTGTTGGTTTTTCTGTATCTCCATCCACCTCCCCATCTCCTTCTGTTTCTCCGTCATCATCATTGTCTCCATCAAAATCACAATCAATATCCCCGTCTAGTTCTCTTTCTCCATCTAAGGCTGTCATGCCTGAACAATATTCTGGAGCAGGAAGTTCAATAACTAAAGTTTTGTTACATTTCCAAGGAGACTTGACTGACAGTTCTGGAAATTCTATTTCTTCAAGTGGAGCAGCATTAAGCTATAACAATAGTTATGGGGTGGTGGGAAACGGAGTTTCCTTCAATGGAAGCTCTTCATATATTATTTGTGGTTCAGGAAGTAATTTTGATTTCTATGGAGATCAAAGCTTTACTTTTTCTATTTGGTTCAAAGCAGACGAATCTAAGACTACTGGAAGAATTGTAGATAGAGAAAAATACACTGGCCCCCGAGACTGGTATTTAAACAAAAATTCAAACAATACTATTTCTTTTGTTATACCGTATAATAACATCTTTTCGTGTGTTGCCCCCTATAGGGTATCTCAATGGAATAATGTGATTTGTTCATGGAATGCAACAACCCTGACCGCATACCTGTATGTCAATGGTATTCTACAAAAAACCGCTACAAGTTTCGAACCATTAGCTAGTAGTGCAACCTCTACATTAAAAATAGGATGTGGAGAATACGCAGGAACTTTCAATAATTGGTACAAGGGATATGTTGACGAATTTTTCGTAGAAAATAGATATTGGGATCAATCTATGGTTGATTCTTATGTCACTTATTACTCTATTAGCCCATCTTTGAGCCCATCCGAGTCATTATCTCCAAGTCCTTCTACATCATTATCACCTTCTATTTCTATATCTCCTTCTATTTCTCCTTCGGTTTCTCCATCGCCTTCTATTTCTCCATCCTCATCTATTTCAACATCAAAATCACCTTCTATTTCTCCTTCTCTTTCACCTTCTACGTCTAAATCTCCTTCTCTTTCTCCATCAAAATCCCCATCAATTTCTCCATCTATTTCTGAGTCTCCATCAGCTTCTCCGTCTATTTCCACATCTCCATCGGTCTCACCATCGCTTTCACCATCTTTATCAGAAAGCCTTAGTCCAAGTCAATCTATCTCACCATCAACGTCAATTTCCCCTTCTGTTTCCCCAAGCGCAGGAAGCATAAGCCCTTCATTGTCTCCTAGTATATCAATATCTCCTTCACTTTCACCAAGCGTTTCTTTATCGCCGTCCATGTCACCATCGATATCAAAATCTCCTTCACTTTCACCTAGTGTTTCTCTTTCTCCCTCAAATTCACCCAGCCTATCATTATCTCCTTCTATTTCTCCGAGCTCTTCTATTTCGCCATCTATTTCATCCTCAAAATCTCCATCAATATCTCCTTCACTTTCGCCAAGCGTTTCATCATCCCCATCGGCATCTCCATCTTCTTCATCATCAAAATCTCCTTCAATATCTCCTTCAGCTTCTAAGTCTCCATCTATTTCTCCCTCATTTTCACCATCGTTATCATATTCATCATCCCCATCGATATCTCCATCTATATCTAAGTCCCCTTCTTTATCCCCCAGCAAATCACCTTCAATTTCACCTTCAATATCTCCTTCTTCATCAACTTCTCCTTCAGTATCCCCATCTGTGTCACCTAGCCCATGGGATCCGGGAGATATGTATGAAACTGTTGCTGTATCAGAAACAATAATTCTAGGAATATATATACCGTTATTCCTATTTGATGACGTAAGCGTTGAAGAAGAATTACTGTTAAGCAGAAAAACATACGGGTATAGTCTAGGAAGGCCACAAGGGGACGCCATATATTCAGACAACTTTTATGGAGGCCTTTAAAGTACTTTGCTATACTAAAATTAATAAAATATGTGATTAAAACATTATGTTAACACTTAGAGCTGACAATAGATCATTAGTAAATGGGGCAAAATTTGCTTATTTGATAGATAATAACCAGACAAATGTATCTTCATTAGAAATTTCTAATATAGATCCTTTCGCTGTAGGCACCCCTATTCTTTTAAGTGAGATAGGGCAATCTAACGCCTCAATTTTAAAAGTAAGATCAATATCTGGAAATGTTATTTATTTAGGAGATAATAACAATATAGCGGTTACGACTTCTTTCGCTTATCCTGAAAGCACAAAGGTAACTGCATTGCAATTTGATCAAATACGGTTTTTCTGGACCCCCTTCACAAATACTATCGCCGATGAGAACCCAACATTTGATGATAACACCCCTCTTACAGACTGGACAGATTTGGATCCATCCTCATATTACAGTGTTTTTGCTGATACAAGCCATTCTACTGGTTTTGGCTGGTTCCAATATAGAAATACTTTATCAGAAGAAACGTCTCTTGAGTCAAATCCCATACCTTATCTAGGTTTTAACCTAAACACTGTCCAACAAGTCTTTTCAGATTTTGATAGCGGCTTGAATACGAATGAACTAAGATTGGTATCTGTAAAAGAAAAGTTTTCATGGCTAAACGAAGCTTTGTCTATATTAAAGCTTAAATTAAACCTTACAAACGTTGAGTATACCGTTTCCACGCCACAAACGATTACCACAGTGGCAAATAACGCAGAATATATACTTCCTGATGATTTTTCGGATATGGTAGAAATAACCAACGAAGATGGGTTGCCAATAGATTTTTTATCGGTTTCTGGAGTAATGTCTAATAATGGGACAAATCCATCAGTGACCCAACATTATCTCCGGGGTAGATATATAGGGTTTTCTCCTACGCCTACTGAGTCAGGAACTATTTACAAATATACATATAGGGCTAAAGCATCCAGGGTTACAAACTTGAGCACATATATAGATTTGCCCGATAATGCTTTTTATAGCTTAAAGGACTATATGCTTTATCGTGCCTGTTTAAAATTTACAAACCCATTGGCGGCCACATATATGCAGGCGTTTAAAAATGCTGTAGATTTGTATACTCAATCCTCGGTTAAACGCTCTGCTGACTTAGATGTGTGGGGAATAGATCCTACTTGTAACACATAAAAATAATGAAAGAATCAGGAACAAATCAAAATAGAATATCTATTCAGTACTTTGACGGAGTAAACTCAACGGTTCAGCAAACTATTGCCACTAAAACTGAGCTTATTCATGCTGAGAATGCTCGTTCTAAGGTTATAGGAGTTCTAGATAAAAGAGAGGGGCAAACAGTAGTAGGAACAGATAATGATGGAGCAGTTTTTATAAGTGAAGGAGACTACGGGTTGACCTACTTTGAAGACGGAGGCTCTTTAAGCAAGGGATTATTAAGAGTTTCCTCTGTAGACGGAGTAACCGCAAATATTTATTATCTTAATACTAGTGATGTATGGACAAAAATAAATAACGATATGGCGATTAATTTATCGCTTAATAATTGCACCTTTGCCAATGTAGACAGCAATATATTAATGGTAAACGGAGTAGATCCAAATAGGATGATAATTGGTGAAATAGGTGTCACCACAAATATGTCTACATCAGCTTCTCCAGGATCATTATTCAATAGCCCAATATCTAAAAACATAGCATCATACAAAAGTAGAATATACGTAGCAGATTATTGTGATAATGATGGGAACGAGTTAAAGACAACAGTACTTAGATCTTCATATCCAATGGGGTTGATTTCATTGTTAGATGGTGATTTGTCTTCTGTAGATGGTAATAACGAATGGGTATTAAAACTTACTGATACAAAGTATATTTATACCGATACTGGAATGAATCTATATGATATATATCGTGGAAACAATAAAATAGCGTCTATAACCATAAAAGACGCAGACTCATCAAGTATTACAGCCAACAGTTATGATGTAACCTTTGAAAGCGGTTATTCCTCCTTTTTATCTGCTGATGAATTGTGGATATCAGGCACTTTTACCGGAGAAAAACAATATAGATGGGTATCAAACTCTTATTCAGTAGGACGTGATGTAAAGCAATATGATACATTTAAATTAGTAGGAGGAGATGAAGATGCTATCACTATGTTGGTGCCAATAGGGAATATTCTCATGATAGCCAATAGGAATGCTTTGATGACCTGGAATGATTATAGCTTGGAAAATTTTGATATGAATGTGGGATGTTGCTCTAGAAATGGATATGTAAAGAATGGAGCTCTTTATTTCCTCCATTATTCTGGAATATATGTTACATCCGGAGGAGTCCCTAGCCTTCTTTCTCGCAAAATAGAGCGATACATAGGCGGGGCGACAAAAGCAGGTCTTGAATCAGGAGCAATGGGGTCTAAAGGATTAAGTATCTTTTGTACAATAGGAGATGTCACTCTCTATAAAAATGATGGGTCTTTGCTGAAAGTATTGCCAAAGGTGTGTGTAGAATATGCTACTGCTGATCAAAACTGGTACATACATACAAATGTGACATCTACAATGTTTAAAACATATTTAGATTCATCCGGGGTAGAAAGATTGACCATGAATTCTATCTCTTTAGGGAGAAATGCTGTTTTAGGTGATGAATTAATAAACGATGGTAGTTTTTCCGACACAGTATCTTCATGGGAATATTCAGATCCATGGGATAAAAGTTCTAATAATATGACACTTTTAATACCTTAAAATATGGCTACAATAGACTTAAAATTTATAGCAGATAGCTCAGGAGATTTACTCCTATTTAAATCTGATGGTAATTCAGCGAATATATCTGTGGACAATATAAGTTTAAAAGAGGTAATAACTGATGAAACAGGGCCTAATTTTTCAGTCAAAGAGTTCCTTTCAGGGACCACAGATGAGGGTGACCCGATATTTTTCAGAGCAGACTCACAGCAATTGCAGCTTAATCAAAGTTTTGAAGTTTTCTCAACTCCATTAGCAATAGTGAATAGGACTCAAAGAGGGAATTCAATGAAATGTTTTGTCGCCTTAGATGACGGTGATTATTATGAGCTTCAGGGGACTGTTTCAAAAGGTGTTTCCACATTAAAAATACATTCAATAGATAAAAGTAATATACCGAGCCCCCCTCTGGCTAGGGAAATAAGAATATCGTGGAGGGATTCATCCAAACAACTATGTAGATTAATTCAAACCTCAATAATATTCTCTGGTAACACAATGGATATTACCGAATAATTTTATGGATATTTTAGTTTTTGATCAGATAACCGTTTCAGAAAGCAACCTAATGGCTTGTATGCCTTGTTTTTACCAATCAAACCTAGGCATAGTTTCTGGAAACACATATAAATTATCCTTTGATTCTGAGGTATCAGAAGGACTTTTAAATATATATCAAGGTTCTCAATTAATTTATAGTTCTGAAATAGTTTTTGTCGGGTTAGATAGAACACTACATGAAGGAGTTTCTGTAGACGAAGGGATAACAATGTATCATCAAACATACATTTCAGCGTCACCATCCTTTTCTCCGTCTTTATCACCATCTATTTCTCCTTCTCTTTCACCTTCTACGTCTAAATCTCCTTCTACTTCATCTTCTATATCTCCTTCTTCATCCAAATCTCCTTCAATATCCCCATCAAAATCACCCTCAGTTTCTCCATCGAAATCACCTTCAATATCCCCATCGAAATCACCTTCAGTTTCTCCTTCAGTTTCTAAGTCCCCATCGAAATCACCTTCAGTTTCTCCTTCAGTTTCTAAGTCCCCATCGAAATCACCTTCAGTTTCTCCTTCAGTTTCTCCTTCACCATAATAATTATTTAAATAGGACGATGTTATACTAAAAAATATGGAAAATATACACTCAAATTCATACCCAATTCAAGACGGAACCCCATATTTCATGGGAGATGAAGCTTTAATAAAATTTTCAACTGGGGAAGAAGGATTCGGTCCCGGGACTTATTGGTTAGCTAATAAAAAGGATCATACAATCAGGCCTTTTGAATCTCACATGGCCCTTGATGCTGCTTTCGGGGATGACTTAAAAGAGGCATTGAGCCGTGTAGTAACTATTCATCAGCCCATAATTGATAAGGATGGGGAAATAACTGAGGGTGTCTTAGCTGACTTCAGCCTTCTTGGACCTGAATATGCTATAAAGGACAATGGGACTACAAAGCCGATTCACTTTAGCACCCATCAATTGAAAAGTAGATTTGGAAAGCCCATTGATGAAAAAGCAGAATCTATGGCTACTGAAGCATTAGACAAATTTCTTTCCTTACTAAAAGTTAATGAAGATAAAACAGGAATTCCACCTAAGTTTATTGATAATTTAAAGGAAGACAGCAAACTAATGGCATTTTATATTTCATCTATGGCCTATGGCAAATATACATTAAAAGATATATATTTAGATATAGGTCATTGTTTTAAAGAATCTAAAGAATAAGTATGGCTAAAGAATCAGCAAGAGAAAAATGGGCTAGAGAAACTGGCAGACCTAAAAGCGAATATCCCGGGTCTTCTGCTGGTTCTTCTTCAGGGGGTGGAGGAGCCGCAAAGTCTGGATATTCTGCAATAGGGGACACAGGAAAAAATATATCTGGGGATGCTCAAAAAGCAATGAATAAGTTATCTTCAGAAGCTCAACAATACATTCTTAGCCAAGATTTTGGAGGAGAATTATCTTCTAGTGAGGTTAAAAAACTTAATTCTAAGTGGATAGACGCTGGAAAGACTAATTCATCTACGGTTCAAGATTTAGCAGTGTCTAACCTACCAGATGAAGCCTTTAATATTACTACTCCTCAACTTATACCGGGGACGCCTGAATACCAAGCAGCCTCAGATAAACTCAGTACAGCTTATTTTGACATACTTCAACAACAGGTTAACGCTAGTACAGATCAAGAAAAAGCAGCAGCTGATTATAATTGGAAAACACTAAAGAGCGGCATAGAAAAGACGCTAGGGATTAATCTTTCTAATGATGCTTATCAGGCGTGGAATCAGATGCAAACAATAAAAAGCCAGGCAGGGCAAAATAATATAACAAACAGTGGCATACAAAATGAATCAATGGATGATTATTTAGCTAGCATACGTAGATCTGATTCAGTGGCTAGAGATGAGGCAAATACAAAAGAAGAGGCTGGTCAACAAGATTATTATACAAAATTTGCTACTCCTGATCAAATCAAAGCATTGATTGCGTCAGATCCAGAAAAGGCTAAAGCATGGGGATTATTACCGTCTGATGAGATTAGGAATTCTTTAACCGTTGCTAATCTTAAGGCTAAATACCCTAATATGTCTGACGAAGATATCCAAAGGAGTATTTCATCTGTCTTGGATGCAAATGGTAACTATAGGAGTTCTTTATATCAGAAATATATGACTGGAAGCAATCTAGGAGCAAATATGGGGACACTAGGAACAGCGGTAAAGGACGAAAATGGTAACGTTATAGCTCAGACAGTAAACCCATCCGATACTGGATTTTTAGATATAGAACAAGCAAAATCTCAATATAAAGATTTGAATACTCCACTTGCTAATTTATTAGAGAGTTATAACGAAGGAGTAGCTTTGGGGTCAATAAAACCTACCACGGGGGCAGATTCAGCTACCTCAGCAGGAACTCAGTTTAATAAAATAGTGACTCCCACGACTACAGATAAAACTGTCCCGGTGGAGTCATTGACTCCAGTTGAACCAGTAGTGGATACAGGAAAACTGCTTCCTGGAATAAGCTAATATAAAAAATAATGAGAGGACCAAATCCACAACAAAGATTCAAAAACCTAAGCTTAGGTAATTTAACTGTTCCTTTCGGAGGGAAAACAGAACAAGAAAATTTTCATCCAGGAGTAGATATAGCCAATTCGGAGGGGACTCCTATTCATTCTCCAGTAGATGGAGTTATTGTAAAAGAAGATTCTGGACACTCTCAGGGAGAAAATAACTATGGAAATACGCTAGAATTGAAAGATGCATCAGGGAACACCCATCAATTCCATCATTTGCAATCTATATTAGCAAAACCAGGACAAAAAATCTCAAAAGGCCAGTCAGTGGCAACTTTGGGTAAGTCTGGAGCAACATATTCTCCAACAGGAGGTGATCCATCAAATTTAGATTATCGCATAGTTAACGCCTATTCCAAATACATAAATCCTACTCCATATATAAAAGCACTTTAGTATAATACCAATATATTAGTATAAACATTATGAGTGAATTTTCGTTTAAATCTAGCAGGGGAGACATGCTTAAAAGCATGATGAAACATCCTGAAACAGCTTCTCTTATTAGAGAAGCGTTAAATTCTCCTATAGGAAGCACTTCTCGTACAAAAGCGAAGAAGATTTTTAGCATAATGAACAAGCTTCATGCTCATAATGAAGGCATGGGAGGCCCCGGTGACTACTCTATGCAGGAGCAATCTTTTAGCACACCACAACCTCAAGAACCTGAATATAATTCTAAAGGAATGGTTATTTTTCACAAAATACCTCAGGCTAGAATAACTTATGGAAGTGTTCCTGCTATTCCACAAAAAACTCAGAGTCAATATTTAAATGGCATGTCATCTTTTAGCAGAGTCCCTCAACAACCTAGTTTTAATAATATTTCCAATAGCTACCCAAATATTCAACCTGGAGGGATGGGCGGACCGGGGTATAACGATGGAAGAGGAGGATTTTTTAGTGATGTTTGGAATGGAATTTCTTCTGGAGTTTCTAATGCTGTAGGAGCTGTAGGGAACGCATATAGTAATATGTTCTCTGGAATAGGCAACGCGGCTAGTGCTGTCACAGGAGCCATAGGCAATGGATATAATCAATCCTGGAATGGTATAAAAGACGTAGGATCTGCTATAGCTACTGGAGCTAAAAATGTTTATAATGAGGTTACTGGTCAACCTAGTTCCACAGGATTAAGTTCAGGAAATAATAACAACTATGTTATGCCATTTAATGCAAGTGGGCAGCAGTCTAATACATTAAATACAGGAGGTAAAAATAAGACCAATGGGCTTGTTTGGAATCCATCTACTGTTCCATCCAGTTCTTCAAATAATATATGGACACCGGCTAAGACCACTGATACTTCTGCCAACGCTAATCCACAGTCTACGAGAGATAATATTACAGAATCTGCCACCACAAACATGGGAGCTAGTCTTTCTAATAATAAAGTAAACCCTAACAGCTCTATAACAAATACTCCTTTGTCAAATAAAGCAGTATCTCTAAATGTTACTAATGGGCAAACTGGAGGTGAATGTGGCTCTTTTGTAAACGATTATTTAGGGACAAGGACATTTGGGGACTCTTACGAACAAAAAATGAGTAATGTTAATTCCAGTGTTCCAACCCCAGGTGCGGTAGCTGTTATAAAAACTGACGAATCCTATGGCCACGTGGCTGTAGTGGAATCCGTCAATTCTGATGGGACATTAAACCTTGTAGAAAGTAATTGGAATAAAGATGGAAAAGTAGACAGGAGATCTAATGTAGCCCCATCTACAATTTCAGGGTATTATGTCCCGTCAGAAACCCCTACTGGACTAGCTGAAGGAAACTTTATAAGAGATCATAACCCTATTTTAAGTGACGCTCAATCAGCAGTCGACTCTAATATGGGATCAGCAACATTTGCTTTGAATGAAGCAAAAAAGACATTAGGAGGAACGTTGTCGGAACTTACAACTAAAAATCAAAAATCAATTTGGGATAAATATGACATTGATGCCGAAAGAAAGGAAGTGGATAGGATGACAGCTGAAGGAGTCACTCTCCCTAAAGATATCACAAACTATATAAAAGGAAGAGATACATATATTGAGCAAACAGATAAGGAAATAGATAAATTTATAGACAAATCGATGACGGAATCAGATATGTCTAATCCAGCCAATGCTGCCAAGGCTAACGCTCAATTAAACTATCTCTATACCCTTCGTGGACGTCAGAATCAATCATACATTGGTTATTTGAACGATGCGGTAGAACAACATACAAATGCTCTTAAGGCTAAAGTTGATGACTATAATTCAGATATAACTGCAGCTACCGCATTACTTACTAGCCAAAATGCCATTACGACAGAAGAATATAAACTTCAGTTGGCATCATTTGAGAGCATGTACAATGAATTAAAGGCTGCTCCAGCAGAACAAATGCAACTTGATATATTGACTCTTCAACGGGATAAGGCTTTGAAAGAAGCTGCAGCAGACCCCCTAACATTGGCTGATCAAACTAGCTATATAGATCAAAATGCTAAACTGAAAGGAGTTATAGTGGACAAGGACAATGTCGCAATACCCGGGACTGATTTAGTGCAAGAAATAACTACAATAGCGAATGACCCTGGAAATAAAGATATAACGCCTACCGGAGTCATGCTCTCATATATAAAGGGAGTACAAAATTATATAAATCAGCCAAATGATAATGGGACATCTACAGGGAACGGTGTTACTGACGCTAAAAAAGTAAGCATGGCGAAGGAAGGAATACAGCAGTTAACAAATTTAGCTTCTGCATTCACGGAGGCAGGAGATAACATTTCTGCAGATGCAGCTAGAAAGGCTGCTATACAAGCCAGAGGATATTTGGGTAATGCAGTATCTTCCCAATTATTATCTGCTAAATCAATTCCTAAACTTACTGAACAAATCAAACTACTTTCACCTGGAACAGGGTTTTTCGGGATAGGTGCTAGAAAAACTCCATCTGAAGAGACATTTGTAAAAAATGTATCCAATGCATTGGGAAATACTATTGATGAATCTATATCTAAGGCAATTTATGCAGCATATGTTTTTGCATCAAATAATGGGCAATATCCAAATGCTGCCAATGGATTTATTTACCCCACATCGTCTACCGAAAATTGGAATAACGATAATCCATATGACACCAATAATCCTTTTTCAGACGAACAAATAGCTCAAAATATTGGTAAGATTATTGAAGCATATTATTAATTTAATATAAAAAATTGGCTAATATATCACAAAATGATTCATACCAAAGCATGATAAAAAGGAGTATTCTTCCTCCTCGTTTAAGTTCCCAAATAGCCAAAATTAGAGAACAAAATGCTGCTATTGCTGCGAAAAGAAACTCCCTCAGTTTTTCCCCAAGAGTTGATTACACTGCAATGAATCCAGAAATATCTATACCGCAAAATGCATCTCCGGGATCTCCAGAATATGAAGCAACGAGAAGCCTACTAATGGCTAAATATGGAAAAGACTTTAATAAGTCTGCTGGAGATAGGATATCAGGAGATCAATTTATGCCAGTTACGGATAATTTAAAAGAACCTATCCCTATCCCATCAGATTATAGCCAGTTTGCGACACCAGCTTCTTTTACTGAAAACGGAGAGAAATTATCGTGGGGGACTCCCTCAAAGCCGCAAATAAGGAACATGTCTTTTGACGGACAGGTTGGGCAATATGTGGAAGATGCTAATAATAAATCTCTTTTAGTAAAGACTACTCGAGGTACTAATAGGGACAACGATGATGCTATCAGGGGGAACATCCCAGGATTTATGGGCACTATCGACCATATTATGCCTTTATCATTGGGAGGAGCAGATACGGCTGAAAATAGACAACTTCTTAACCCGGAAGAAAACTTTAGAAAAACAAAGGCTCAAGCCATAGCATATACTTTATACGCCCATGGTGATATTACTTTAGATAAAGCCAGAATAATGGCAATGGAATGGAAGAACGCTGACATTAGTGACATTCCAAAACCAAACACTGTAGGTCTAATTTCAGACTCAGAAGGCGGGAAAACCGGTATAGAGATAGCTAGAGAAAAACTGGCTCATTGGTATGATGCAAAACCAGTTACAGCAAAAGATGTCATTGGAGGAATACCTGAAGCAGCAAAAAATTGGGGCAAAGGATTTCTACCTGACCCTATACGGGAATTCGGCAAGGGATTAGTATCTGGAGGTACAGCAGGGTTTGTCCCATATGAAATTGATTCAGATGAATCTATTTTTGCTAAAGCATCTGGAATAACCGGGTTGGCTATAGGAACATTAGTACCGTGGTCTTTGGCTACAAAAGCCCTTTTATTGCCGTTTAAGGCATATAGAGGCGCATCTGCTGTTTTAGCGACTAGAAAGGCGTTTACCATCGCTGAGGCTGCGAAGGCCGTAGAGGCTACTGGAGAGGCCACAGGAGGGGCTACAAGCATAGCTAACAAAGCTAACGCCTTAAAGAGTATCGCTGACGGAGTCAATGTCGCAGAAAATACAAAAACAATAGAAACAGTGTTCAAAACAGTTAATACTACTCCTAATTATTTGACTAGGGCAATAAATAATCCTGATTTTGTAAAACAATTAGGTACTTTTGCAGGGACAAGCGCAGTTTTTGGTCAAGGTCAACAATTTATAGCTAACAAATTTAATCCTGATATTATATCTGGAAAACAACTTATTTCTGAGCAAGACAGTGTTATTTCAAATATTATAAAAGATTCTCTCTATGGAGCCGTAACCGGAGTGGCTTCACCTACTATAAAAGGTACTGCATATTCAGTCATGGTCCCTACTACCCTTTCATTTTTGGCCAATCCTGATGATCCTACAGATGCCATAGTCAACGGTTTGGTCTTTGGGGCTATGCATGCTCATGGAACCTATAAAAAACCTGGATATAACAACATAGAAGCTTTGGGAGGAAATAAGTATAAGAATCCTATCACTGTAGATTTTAATAATGCTGTAGATAACCTCTCATATGCTTCATTAAGCCATTATGCCCCTGAATATCTCCCAGAATTAAAACCAGGGCAAAAAGTCCCATCTACTGCTCATAATCAAGAATACATACAAAAAGTTAAGGATAAGGCGATAGAGAATGTATTTAATAGATTATTTTTTGGAAAAGACTTAGCTCCAGAAACGGTTTCAAAGTCTTTATCAAGTTTTAAACAATTTGCTTCTGGGATAGAATCAAAAATTGATAGTTTAAAGCCTACCAAATTATCTTTTTTAAATAAATTTTCACTATCAGCCAGAAAAGATGCTTATAAAGCCGGTAAAGCTCAGGATGCCACTATATCTAAGGAATTTGGAAAAGACTATCAGACAAGAAATGAATATGCTGGGGATAAAACGATGTTTGCTGAAGATAACATGGATCTTCAAACTGCCTTAACTGAGGTTAAGCGTATCGTGGCCGCATCCAGACAACTCTATAAAGGTGGTTTAGTAGGAGAAATGAGGAATAAGGCGGATGTGGATGATCTTTTATCTTTTTCTAAAGATGCTCTCACATCAAGAGCCAACGCACAAGACTCATATTTGAACCCTCCTGTAGCTAAAAAAGCTGTAGATGCTATAGATGATTCATTCATGGAAAACTCATTTAATAATGATACTAACCCTGCATCAGGAAAATATCCAGATGGAACGGTGACAATAACCGGATTCGGATTAGATAAGAATAACCCTAAGGTAGCAAGTTTCTTGGCAGATAAAGCAAATTCTTCTCCAAACTTGATAGTTGTGGATAGAAGCGATATGGCTCCTTTGTTCAGCATGAGAAATAAGTTAATAAATCCTAAAGACATCGCTGATGGTACACATGCTATAGACCTACACCCTGAAAACGCTCTTCAGGTCTTTGGAGTGAAATGGGTGGTTGATCCGGCCACAAAGCAAAAGACAGGTCAAAAAGAAATAGTTGATCTAGGCTTTGTAGCTTCTGAACACCGAAGAGAGACGGGGAAATATGCATTCAACAACCAACAATTTGTTAAGGACTATATAGAAACTAATGGAGAGAAGGGTCTTCCTCCTTTAAAATACAACAAAGATGATATCGCCAATGCTATGAGAGAAAATAACCTCAAAGTATTAGTAATGAATATAGATCCAATGTCTACTCCTTCTACTACTAATAAAAAAAGTTTCTTGGTGGGAAATTTAAAAGATAAAAATTGGATCTATAGCAAACAATTAGGAGATAGATTAGCCATGCTGCCTGATGAAAATCACCTTTCTATGTCTATTTCAGGGTTAGAAACAGCCAGAAACGCAGGGCAGAAATCCGCTGCAATAGCTGAAATAAACAAAAAAATAGTAAAACCTGCGTCTTCAAGGATACCTATATCAGATACTACCTCATTGACTGCTAATAGAGTCACTGTCCCTCAAGAGGCCACTAGAGGCATATTGATATCCATGGAGCAAGCTTTAGAAGCTCCTAATCCAGGAGAAGTTAAAAAGGCTTTCAAAGAAAATTTTGATATACTTTTAGAGGACACTTCAGCACAAGAAATATTCGACAAAAGGAATAATATGACAATGAGAGAGGGGGTCAAGACTTTAGTTGATGCTGTTAATTCTGAAAATGTAAGTGTAGCTACTAAATTGAAGTTGGATTTCATGAAAACATATATAGAAAGTGGAATACTTCAATCCAATGCTCTAGGAAAAGCTACTATTGACTTGCCTATTAAAGGAAAAATGAAAAATATTCAGTATACGGGTCAAGAAGATGTTATAAATAATAACAATACTCGAGATACGGTTCAAGATCGCGTTGATAATAGTTTAATTCCTTCAAACAACTCTAATATAGAGAATACTCAACCTACGGTTATATTAACTGTACCAGAAAATAAGTTAGTGGATAACATAGTCAGTGCAGCAAAAGAAGAATTACCTGCTAACGATAAAAATGGACCTGTTACATCAAGAAAGATGACTCCTGAAGAGATGACTCAATACGGAACTACTTCTACAAAAAGTAGAGAAGGGTCATCTGCGAACGAGATGGTAACTCGTGCTAAAAAAATTATAGAAGAAACTAATCCCCAAGGAGGAGGAAAATATACACCTATTGATCCAGACACTGGTGTTTTTAAGGCTGGCCGTGGGGCAGAGATGGTAGCTGAATCAATGATATCAAAAATAAAGCAAATAGAACCAGCTAACGTTACAACAGATGAGGCTATAAAAATAAAGAAAGAAATAGAACCTCATTTGCTGAGTGACGTTGCCTATAGATTGAGAGATATTTTCGATATGCCTATAGAAGACGCTCAATCGCTTGTCAATACTTTAAACAAAGAGAATATAATTACAAAGAAGAAAACAACGACTGCAGAAGTAAAGCAAGATTCTCCTAAATTAAATTTTGTAGAAAAAAATCCTCTTACAAAAACTAGCGATTATGATGTCCTTAAAAATAGGAGATTCAAATCCGGGGATGAATTAATAACTTGGGCAAAAAAAGGATTGGAAAATTCAGAACCAGGATCTTATTCCCATTCATTCAGCCACACATTAAATTCATGGCTATCAGATAATTTTGGAAAAAATTATGCCAAAGACGATACTGTCAGAGAGTTGTTGGGTAGGGCTTTCGGGACAGAAGGAGTGGCTAAAAAATTATTCAAAAATTATTTTGAAACTTCAAACACTAAGCAAGATTTACAAGGATTCGATCAATCTAAGGATGTTATAAATGCCCTAGCTACCGGTAATAAAGGATCAAAATTGTCAGCTGAGTTGAAAAGAATGAGAGCACTCCAAGAGGCTAAATATATGGAAGGTAAGGTGACGGAGAGTGATCTCACTAATAGCGGCATTGGAAAGGGAGAATTAGATGCAAATAGAATTAGAATATCCAAGAATCCAGTTGAAGAAGATATGATAAAAAATCTTTCTAAAGCTGACTTCCAATTATTGCCAGGAGTGACATCGATAGAAATGGCTGGAGAATCAAATAAAGGTCCGGGAGCTGTTAGAAAAGGGGTAGAAGATGCTAGAAACATAATGCAGTTTATAGTTAAGGCTCATAATGATTCTATAAAAGCGTCTAAGCCTTTTAACGGCAAAGTCAGCAAGCTAAACCAGACCAAATTATTTCTTAACCCTAAATTTTATAAGGGAAGTTTTTCAAATTTGAGTCCTGATCAAGTAAAGGAGGTAAACAAAAAAACAGATGAATTCTTTAATGATATCTATAAAAAATATATGGATAGGTTAAACGTTCAAGAAGGTAAAAAGACAGAATTCATGGCTGCTAAAAGTGACGTTATAAAATTGAAACAACAATGGAAAACCCTTACCAAGGCGTTAGAAGATCCTGAAGAAAGATCAAACTGGCAAACTCCAGAAATTATCCAGAGCAATGTTGAAAATGTAATGAAAAACTTAAGAAGAGCTCTAAAAATAATAGATGAAACAACTAAGCATCCTAGTGCACCTGACGGGACAGGAGGACCGGGATATCCTGACGGTCGTGGAGGATGGTTGAGCGATTTAGGAGGATATGTTAACAAAGCTGTCAGTACTGTTGGAAACTCTATAGGGGATATGTGGAGCAATTTAAATACTCCAGCTAAAGCTGTTTTCTATGGAAATGGCAACCAAGATACTCAGCCGGCTGCACCAGTCGAACAGTCCGCTCCTACAACGCCTAAAACATATTCATCATTCACTGGTACAAATTATGATCCATATCATACGGCTCAAAACAGACCTGATTCTAAAAAAGAGGATATAGGGAAAGGAGCCTCAGGTATATTTATAGATGACTCAATGGCGGCGACATCATTGAAAAAAGACGGGATCACTGGAAATTTAAGAATGGGCACAGTAATATGGGTGCCTGAACTAAAAAAGAAATTTCTTATCGCTGATACAATGAATAAGAGATTTAATGGTCAGAATAAAATAGATCTTGCCACACCACACACTGGAAGTGAGATAATACCTGCATATAACAAAAATTTTGATATAGTAGTTCTTAGAGAGGGCAAGGGAGCAGAAGATGCTAGAAATTTGGTTAATAGTGGAGAGTGGGATAATATAAAGAGGATGTCTGTGGACTAGGAAAAAGTTATCTTTTTCCTATTCATCTTTTGTACTTCTATAATATTTATAGATTCACAAGCCAAAGTGATTATATCTGTATCCCCCTGCTCAGGACTTATTATCGGTATGTTATATATTTGAGTGTGCTGTACTGTTTTCATTTGATCAGGGCATCCAATCGTTATTAGGATGTTTTTTATTATTGATCTAGAATTTTCTTCATTTTGATATTTTAGAACAATATTATTAGGTACTCCGCAATATGGACATGTCCATGATGAATAAAAATCAGGTTTTTTTATGGGATCAAAATTTAAGCTAGATTTTTTACCACAGAGGGGGCATGTCTTATCTGGATACTTTGGGTTATTGCATAACGATTGAAGCTTAATCCTAGTTCTTGCATAAAAGTCTTTTTTAAAGCACTTTCTACAACAAAAGAACTGGTTTGTTTTTATCGCTGTGAATTCTTTCCCGCATATTTTGCAGGTGCGTTTTATCTCCATAAAACATAAATTAACTATAAATTAAATATAATATTCATAGTTATTATAGATTGCTGTTTGAATATTCTAGGGTCAAACTCTTTTGCAGAACTTTCATGGAGTTTATTATCTCCTGGATGTTTGTCACATGGATTCTAGCCATTTCGTACATATGGGCCTCAGGAGTAGCGTCTGCCAGAATTCCGGCCTTGGATGAGCTCATGGATTTACCGGTGATAGGATCTGATTGGTTTTGCAGATTAGCTTTAATAATAGAAGCTCTTTTAATTGCTTCTCCTAATCTGACATTATACCTGATGAAATAAGCGGTCATATGCATGATCAACTCTCCTACCTCCTCTGGAGACACTTGCGTCCTTTTAAAATTAGATTCAAACGCTAGGTAGTCTTCGATATAATCTACTTTTTCCATATTATTTATTTTTTTTACCTTGATTAAATTGCTTGTCTTTTTTTGACTCTTTACGTCTGTCCCACTCCGCTGAGTCAAATAACTTTACTCCTCTTTTCTTCTCTTTTTTAGTGACACTCATGCTTTTGAATAATTTTACTTTTTCTTTATGCTTCATATATTTTTTATTTAATTGTTATCTTTAACTGGTATCTTATACACCTTTCTATCACTAAATTCTGCTTTTTTCCCATTATTCCATTGGGCTACCGGCCTTATATATCCCACTACTCGACTGTAGCACTCTACCGGTTGGAAATTCCTCAGTATGGTATCCAATTCATAGCAGTGCCTGCATTTGGCATAGGAATCATTTCCTACCTTGTATGGAATATACTCCTGGTCCTTCTCCAACTCCTGCTTGCAATCATGGCAAATAATTTTGTTCATTTTTTATAATTAATTAATTAAATAACTTTTTAGCCTCTTCCTCGCTTATTAACCCATCCCCAAAACCATGACAAGATTCTGCTTTAAAGTCATCATCGTATATATTACTTCCATTCAGGTGAGATGTTTCATGCTGAAACATATGACTCATTCCTCCATTCAAATTTTCAGTTATAGGTTTGGAAAGTTTAGGCTCAGATTCATTGTCACTTTTTTCAAGAGTTTGATAAATAACAGTTATCCTATTAAATCTAGGAACTCCTAATCTTACCTTTTCTTCAGGAAAAGAAAGACATCCTTCGTTTTTTTCTATGGTCGTTCTTGTAGTCAAAAAAATGACTGGATTTATAATAACCATTCCTTTTAACAGTACAAAAAATCTAAGTGGATCTTTATCATCTATCTGCGTATGCGCTATGGCTGACCCTCCAGAATAGTTTCCTACAGGGACACTACATAAAGTGACCATATCTTTTCCATCAGTTAATACTCTTTTTAAATCTTCTTCAGTCACCCATCTTGACTTTTTATTATGAGGTTTGCAATACCTAGAAAGCAATCTAGTATATTCTGCCACTACTTTTTGCCTTTTTTCTACTTCTTCTTTCGGAAGCTTTTCTTCATCTTTTGATGTTTTAGAATCTGCACTTGTCCCGGGAGACGCCTCCTTTATTATCACATTTTCAGAAGCTAAAACTTTTAATACCTCTTCAGGCGGTTTTTTGTCTGTTGACATAAGATTGATTATTATTTTTTATTACGGTTATTTTTTTATCAAATAATTCTTTTATTTGGATCAAGTGGCTTATACAAAGAACTTGACTAAAACTTTTTTGAAGTTCATCTAATATTTCTGCAAAACTCTCTGTTGAATTTTCATCTAGACCTATAAACACTTCGTCAAATAGACGGAATCCTACTTTTTGCAACGTTGCCAATGCCTCTGATATAGCTACCGATATTTTCAGCCGTTCCCCGCCAGAATATGCCTCATACGGCATTTCAACACCTCTATCATTTAATATAGTTATAAATAACCCCTCAATTATTCCCTCTCCGTCTGAGGTATTTTTCTGCGTATCTAACCTGACTCGGAATTCAGATAGTTTTGATAATACTTCATTTATGCGATCTTCTAGCTTAGGCAACAAATAATCAATTACCATTGTTTCTATTCCTCCTTTTGGACTAAAGGCATTTTTAGCACATGCCACCTTTCTTATTTTTCCGCTTAAAAGAGCCAAATCTATCTCAAGGAATGATATTTTGTTTTTTGATTCATTAAGTTCTTTTTTATTTATATCTATCATTTCTATAATAGCAGTCGCCTTAGAAACCTCTGAACTCAACTCCTTGCACTTTTCATCTATCTCTTTTATTTTTTTATCAGTCTCTATCAGCTCCTCATGCCTTGATTCTTTTTCAGCCTCTTCTTTTTTCTTTGTAAGCTCTTCTACATATTTAACTTTTTCTGCCAAAGTAGCTTCTATTTCAGGAATTTTTTTTTCGATACCTTCTATATTTTCAATGTCTTTTTTTATAGATTCTATCTGCAACATCCCTGATTCTAGAGATTTTACTGATGTTTCTTTATCCTTTATTTGTATGATTATTTGTGATAGATCCTTTTTTTCAGGCATATTGTCTAATTCTACCTTCCATTCATCCATTTTAGTGTTTGCATCAGTTTCTTCTTTCAACAAAACTATGATATCCTCTCCTATATTTTTAATTTGCTTGCTATGATCTCCTGAATAAGGGCATTTTTCACCGCTAGGGCAAACCGGATTGGCTTCTATAGTTTTCATTCTTATTTTCAACCTATCTAGTTCTGCTTCAAAATCCTTTTGAAACGGTTTTCGGTTCAAAATATCGTTTCTTTTAGCTTCTATTTCACTGGCAGTGGTAAGCGAGTTCCTTAAATTTTCCAATTCATCCTTTGCAGTTTCTACCCTTTTCTCATAATCTCCATATTTCTCCAAAGCCATTATGAGTTTAGGTTTGGTGGATATATCTATTTTTCTCTCATGCAGCATATTTTCTATAAAATTTTTGTTTTCTGTGGCTGTTTTTAAATTTTCACTTATAAAAACAATAGATTGCATAGAATCATATAATTTTATGCTCTTTTCCTTTAAAATAGCCATTTCTTTATTTAGAGTGGTGATCTTGCTAGAGTTACCAAGGATAATGTCCATGTTGGGTTTTCTATGCTTCTCATTATCTCCCATAGAGCTCAAAACTCCCTTGAGAGCCTCTATCTGTCCTAAAACGTTACTATGTTCCTTTTCTAATGAAGATAACGCTGTGCGGGCTTTTTCGTAGTATTTTTTATAGTCCTCAGCCTTGACGATCTCTAAAAGAAGCTCTTTCCTTTTGGGAGCTGATTGAGATACAAAACTTTCTGCATTTCCTTGGACATACGCTACGCTGTTAATAAAAAGGAGATAACTGGCTCCTATGAGTTCGCTATCAATGAATTGTTGAGTTTCCCGAACGCCAGATGTGGGTATGGCAACATTGAGTCCACTTTTATCAGAGGATATTGAGAGAGTATGTTTTCCTGCATTAGATATCTTTCTTGAAATTGTGAAGTTTTCATCCCCCTTGGTATCTTTCCTGATGACGCTAACAATGACATTAGCCTCTTTATATCCTTTTCTGATAAGGTTTTTATTGTCGACTCGTCCGTTGCCGTACAGGCACCAGATGATGGCATCGAAGATTGATGATTTCCCCGCACCAGACGCCCCATCGATAAGGCACTTCTCGCTTTCTCCAAATTCGATAGTTGTTTTTTCATGACTTAAAAAATTAACCAATTGTATATTTTTGAGTAATATCATTTGTTTTCACTTATTATTTCTGCTTCTTTAATGGTTGAATCTTTGGGAGGAAGGAGTCTAAAATCCATTGCTAGTTCTATTTCCTTCGAACAATGAGGACAAAGTATTGGCAGGATCAAATTTGGTTCATTTACTTCTTCTGGCATATTTGTTTACTTAATAGTTTAATTACTTCTTGTTGAGGTACGCCTGGTTTAATCAATGGAGATCCTAGGAGTGCTAATCCACATGCCGATAGAGAATATGCATCACATTCATTATCATCCATTGACTCAAATTTATAATTTTTAAAAACACTCATCATCATCATACTTTTATCTCCCTTCCCTGATCCGGTAATAAACTTTTTAAGAGATGTAGGGGCCACAATAACAAATTTAGCTCCTGAAAATGACAACTGTATCCTTAAGTAGTAACTTAGACCTGCTATTTGTACCAAAGCGGTAGTGTTTCTGACGGCGAATGCCATTCCTTCTATAACTACTAAATCAGGGTTACAACTGGGGCATTGCTCGTTTATCTTCTCAAACACATCCTCTACTATCTTCTTTATGCGGTTAACTTCATCCAAATATGAGTCTCCGTTGGGTTTGGATTTTATCACTCCAGAAGACAATACCTTTCCCTTTTCGTTTATTATTGAATATCCGGTTTTAGTCAGGCTTAGGTCCAGTCCTACAACAATCATTATATTTATACATCCAATTTTGGATATTTTGTTAATTTATTATCCCCCACTACATCTATTATCTCATCAAAAGTCAAATCACAATACTCATCTTCCCAATCAGCTACAAAATATAGCCTATCTGATTCTTTTATATATCCGAATAAGATCGGATCTCTCATTTTGCCCTGTTCATCAGGGGATCTTTTTTGTTTCTTTGCTATTTTTTTCTCTATTTCCTCATTGTAATAATGATATATTATAAATCCATCAAAAACTCCTTCCAATTCTTTTTTCTTTTTTAATACATTTTTAGGTATGATTTTAGTGAATTCTTCTAAGCGAGTATCTGAAATATGTCCATCCTTGATTTTATTTTTGACCTTAAGGATATCCTCTCTTTCCACGAAATGTCTTATACCCTTAGCATACAATGCTGACTCCCTTGTCTCTCTAGCCAGTTCTGACAAAATCTTAACTCCTAGGGCCTCTTGCCCATTATCTACAGCTTGATAAAAAGCTGCTTCAAGTTTCTTAAGCCTTCTATCTAATATTATATTTTCAAGTATTCCAAACTTTTTCTTTATATATTTAAAGGCCAATATTGGGCTTATTCCTGTTTTTACAGTTACCTTGCCTGCGACCTGATTAGTTGTCCCTTGCTCTCCCCATGAAGCGGATCCATCATATGAAAATAGATTCATCCCTGTTCCAGTTCCTCTTGCTTGTGTAAAATAATAAGATTGTGGCATATAATTTATTTAATATTAATTATTCTATATCTTTTTTATTATTTTTAAAACAATCAGGACAAAGTATTAATTTACTGCACCTCTCCTTCATCCATTTGAAACCCATAAAAGTTGTATGGCAATGGTCGCATTTAATTTTTTCAGTCCTTATAGAGTTGCTAACATCTTTAGATGGAGTCCACACTGGTTTTCTTGGAACATAGTCTAATATACCCATATGTTTATTTTATTAGGTCAAAACCCTCCTTTAATTCGTCATAATTAACCTTTTTGGTGTCAGCGTATACCTTCAGTAGTGACTCTATCGACAAATCTAATCCTCCCTCTTCAAAATGAACCTTTTGTCTAGTATTTTCATATTGCTCTATTATGATTACTGAGTCAAAATAAGCTTCTAATTCTTTCTTTACATCCTCTACGACCGTTTTTTTATCAGTTATGTAACATTTAAGTATAGTCTCTTTGGGAATAAGCTCTCCTCGATCTCTCTCTTCCCATATTATCTTTCTTATACCCCTAACAGGAAGTTTGACCGATTCAGTCTTTTTTGTTTCTGTGTCATATACATATATGAATTTTTCAGTTTCTCCTACCTCTTGAGTGAACACTGATCCGGTTATTTGTATTTTTTCACTCAATTTTTCAGGAGTGTGGAGATGTCCAGCAAATGTCATTCCAAATTTTGATTCAAGTTCTTTTTTATCTAATATTATCTCATTAAAAAATTCTGATCCTTTTGCTCCGGTTACCGCTAAGTGACAAAACGCCAAATCTGTTTTATTTAATTTTGATGACAATTCTTTGTTTCCTTCTTCTATTGTCTCTACACCAAGCAACGCAGGCGTCATAAATGGTATCATTGTTGCTAACTGTCCTGATATTAACGCCTGCATTGGGGATAGATAAACAAATATGTTTTTCTTTTTAATGCTTTTTAGAAAGTCCACGGCTGTGTTCGATCCATACCGTTCATGATTTCCGCAAAGAATATGGACTTCCTTTTCACCAAAAGCATTTAAAAATTCTATAAACTCTTTGATTACACCGCTATGATTATGCCTTGAATTGAAGCTATCTCCTAAGAGAACTATCGAATCGCAATATTTTGCGGTATCATGAATAGTTTTTTTAACTACTTCCCATTCTGATTTTCTACCGTCTAGTATAGAAGATGCGTATGATAGTTCATATTTAAAGTGGAGATCTCCAACGCAAAGTATTTTCATAATTTATTTTGTGTAACCAGTTAAAGCTATAATAATTTTTGTCAAATTGGCGTCTTCCAACTTTAGTCCTGCGAACTCTTCAATCATCCTATCCGCATCTTCTTCTGCCATAGATTCATGAGTTAACCCTTTAGTCTTAGCCAGTGTCCTGATAGCCTCCAAAGCGTCATTTTTAGGCTTTTCTGTAGTAGTCGGCATAGATCCTGAAACGGCTGTCGCATCTGTAGGAAGCTCGAATGCATCCACGATAGCCTTGTCAACTGTATCTTCAGTCACTTTAGCCCCATAATTTGAGACCGGATCATTATTCATTCCATCTTCCAACAATTTTTGCCTTTCTATCCACTCTTTGTCAACGAACTTGTTATCCGCATAAATTCTGATAATTTTGGCTTTCTTCCCAGGCATCTTTTTGCTATCTCTCTCTTCATCAAACCTATATCCTACAATTTGACCCAACTTTATTCCTGCCATCCTCTCATTAACAAACAAAGATTCTTTCCTGAAAGCTACATTCCAAACCTTTCCGTCTTTGTCTTGGATCAAATAAATTATTTGTTCATTGTTAAAACTGTCTACACCTTCGCTCTTACCGATGTATGTTCCTTGGATAGCATCCCCTACATTCTTAAACTTAAAGAATTCCCCCGACTGTGGCACTACGCTTTCAAATATGTCCATAATTTTATACTTAATAATTACTACTTAATACTTCTAAATAAAAGACAATCGACCTATATCTTATTATTTTCTATTCTACTACCATATAATCTGTTCCTTTTATATCTGCCTCACTCAAAACCCATTGGTAGTCTTTTCCGTCCGGTTTATGAAGGCAAAGGACTTCCTTTACTATACATCCATAAAATCCCCTATCATTCCATTCTAACTTATAAATCTTTTTACCTTTCACAACCTCCTTTAACGCTGTGTAAAAGTCTAAAAAATCATCATTTTCTTCTGTTTTGATATCTTCTACCGCTTTTTCTTCTACTTTTTCTGTTTCTGCGTCTTTTATTTGTATCCCTGGCAGTGGGCTCATTGAGTGTGAATCCATATTTTTTTAATTTAATTTATTACTTCTTAATATTATTCTTTTGTTTACTATTTGTCAAGGGGGGTTTTAACTGTTAAAATATCAATTGTTTCCACCAATCTTCCAATAATAGTAGTCAAATTTTCCCATGCATTTTTCATCTCTTCTTCACTTTTATAGACTGAATAACATAATTTAAACATTGGTTGAGTCACAACATGGGACATTTCATGAGCTATTATCCCATGGACATCCTTTTTGTCTAGTTCTTTTGATTTCCATCCATTTACCAACAGAGGATAAACCCTAATATCTACAGTTAGATATCTATTATCGACATGAGCGGAGGCTGCTATTGGAAGACCTTTCTCATAATCGCACATATTGTCTTCATTTTCTTTGGTACTATAAAATATTTTAGAGTCATAGTTTTCTATCTTTAATATTTTTTTAAATTTTTCTACATCTTCAGCGATCATATCTCGTAACTCAATGGGGATATGAGACAATCTGTCTATTTTTTCTACTTCTTTATTTTTTTTCTGACTCTTTTTTGATACTTTTTTCAGTTTCTTTTCTAATTTTTTCATATAATTCTTTATTATTTTTTAAATTTTCAATGGTGTTGTCTTTTCCTACTCCTAATTTTGTATCCCCAAATGAATAAGTGTTTCCTTCTTTTTTTATTACATCGTATTCTTCTGCGGTTAACATAGTATCGGCCACAAGATCCACGCCCTCTCCATAATAAAGATCGAAAGTCCCCTTCCTGAATGGCATTCCTACTTTATTTTTAACGGCGGTTATTTTAACGGTATTACCTATTTGTTCATCCTTTAATCCTAATATTTTGTCACCTTTCGACACCTTAAGTCGGACTGATGAGAAAAATTTTAGGGCCTTTCCTCCAGGAGTAGTCTCAGGATTTCCCCATACCATTCCGACCTTACTTCTAGTCTGATTAATAAAAATGGCTATTGTTTTGCTCCTAGATATTGGACCAGTAATGATTCTTAAGGCTTTTCCCAATAAACGGGCTTGTAGAGCCATAGTTTCTTTTAGCATCTCCTTTCCTTCCAATTCACTCTTCGGGACCAAAGCGGCCACTGAATCTACAATAATAAGGTCTATTTGATTTGTCTCAGCCAGTGCCCTAACGGTGTCCATGGCCTCCTCTAAGGTCCCAGGTTGCGACACAAGTAGTTCTTTGGTCTCTACCCCCAGATTCTTGGCATAAGAGGCGTCATAGGCGTTTTCTGCGTCCACATAGACTACTTTTCCTCCCTGTTTCTGGACCTGACCAGCTAAAAAAAGACATAAAGTAGATTTCCCTTCTGAAGGTTCTCCAAAAATCTCTATGATCCTTCCTTTAGGCAATCCTCCACATCCTAGGAGATTGTCTATAGCGAAGCATCCTGTTGGTATGGCCTCAATATTTTTAGGGACATCGCTGTCTTGGAGGATAACTCCTTCTCCGTATATTTTCCTCAATTTTTTCAATGCTTCTTCTAAGATGTCGTTTCCGGCATCCTCTTTCTTCATCTCCTTTTTCATATAGTTTATTCTAACGATTTAGATATTATCATGGCCGACATTGAAGCTCTTTTCCGCCAATCTTTTTCATTCATAATTTTCAATTTTAGAGAGTCCTCAGTTTCCTCGTTGTCTTTGCTAATTCCATTAATAGAAATATTATCCTTCTCCTTGAATAAATCCATTATATCATCAATTTTAGATGGATCAGCACCGCTATCTACAAGCATATTCTCTATTTCTATTATTCTTTCATCCTCCATAATTATTTCGATAACTTATCTACGGTTCTATCTAGGGTTCTAGTGCCCCAGAATCCTGCTGATACTAACGCTAGAAACTCTCCTAGCAGAACATACCAAGGGGTTGTTATAAAATTGGGCTCAAGCAGCAACGCACTGGCTGACCCGATAACGATGGCATAAAACGCAGTAGATTTTAAGAAAGTCCAATCAACTTCTTTAGCCGGAGATCCTTCTGGGATGTTTTCTACTTCATCTGCTTCTAATGCCACTGGTGATTCAATTTCTTCTTCCATATGTTTTAAAATTATTAATTAGTTAGGGCAATGGATAGGGCAATGGAGGCAGCTTAATTCAGGTTTTTCTTTTTTACCGTATGTCTTTAGGGTAGTTATTATAGTGTCGCATGAATCTAGATCTACATCCCCTATTATTCCTGGGACTATCCCCTTAGAACAGTACTGCCATATTAACTCCCTAGGCCAACTTCCTGAATCCGGGTAATATTTGGGGTTAGGAGTTTGTTGTTGCAACCCATATCTTGCTGCCCATAGCGGATAACCGTTATCTGACACTGCTTTCCAGTTATAGGTTTTTAATATAGCGTGATAGGTGTAAAACAACGGCTTAAACCCCAATCTCTCTTCTACTCTTCTCAACCAGGACAGGCACCAGGGGGCCGGATTTTTAATAGAATAAAGTTCATAGTCTAGCACCACTATTTCTCCATATCTCAGTTCTCCTACTGTATTTACAAAATGATCAGCTTCTTTTATAGCATCTCCGCCTCTTGCAAAGTGATATGCACCGAATAAAATATCATTATTTCTAGCACTATTTTTGTATCCTTGAAATTTACTGTCTATAAAAGATGTTCCTTCGGTACACTTACAAAAAGCAAATTCAAATCCTGCTTCTCTTATTTTTTTCCAATCTACCACACTATTGTGGTGGCTTAAATCCATTCCTCTCATATATTTATATTTAACCAAGCATTATTCATAATATAACTCCAATTAATGCAGACAAAAAGACTATTACGACCAAAATAGTCCTTTGTTCATCCTCATATGCTCTTAAGGGAGCAAACCCTTTTCTTTTATTCATATTATTTAAATTTAATTTATTATTCTGATGTGATTTTGCCATAATTTATCTTTTATAATTATCCCAATTTTGGTATTGGAGAGTATTTGGAGTCCTTTTCTCTATCCCACTAAAAGCTCTCGCTACGCCATAACATGCAAAAAATAAAGTAAATAATAACACTAAAAATATAGTTATTATTTGAATTATGAATTTACTCGTATGATTAAATTTAAAAATTATCTACCCTACCTGATAGAACACCGAATTAGGCGAACCGTAGAAGGGATTTTTTCTTAAATTGTATACGTATTAAGTTTATCAAAGTGCTATGTAAGGCCTCATTTGTTGATATAAGGCCTTACATAAGCCATACTAACTATTTAGTCAAATTTATGAACGGAACAGATCCTCCTGGGACCATAGATGTGGGTACATCCCCATTCCACCGCTCAATCGCCTTCATATGTTTTTTTTAATTGATTAACTCACTAGCTACTGGACATTTTGGAGTGTTATCAACATGAGTCCTCTTACTATAGCTATATATCCCGACTGCTAGCATAATAACCATTAAAATAGATAGTATTATCCCATAATTTTCACTGAGCCATTTTGGCGCAGAGATGTTATCTTCATCCATATTTTTTTTCATTAATATTTATTACTTCTTTTGACACTCGACCTAATGCCAATTTTTATCTCTTTTAATCAATAATTGCTTAATACTCTTTTAACAGCTGAATCCATGGCATCTTTACCGACAGAGACAGATACCTTCCCCTCTATTACTTGGTCAAAAATGCCCTGTTTATGGTCAATCGTGTCCTTCATATCTTCGTCTATACTGTCTATGACAGCTAGTTGATAAACATTAACTGCGCTAGCTTTTTGCCCGGGGCGGTGCAACCTATCGATAGCTTGCTGAAGATCAGCCGGATTCCAAGGATAATCTAGCCCGATAAAATTGCTAGCTGCTGTCAATGTTATCCCTACCCCAGCACTCTTATACCCTCCTAAAAAAATATTGATATCCTTGTTATTCTGGAAAGCATCCACAATGCCACCACGCTCTTCTACAGGAGTCTTACCTGTTATAATCACAGCACTATCTCCAAAATACTCCTTCAATATCTCTAGTGGTTCCACGAACGAGCAAAAAACCAATACTTTTTCTCCTGAATTCAAAACGCTTTCTATCAATTCTTTAGCTGTGCCTAATTTCCCAACTGCGTTTATCTGCCTTAAAATGTTAAGTTGAGTCAACTTTTCTGCTGCCATAGCCTTTCCTATCTCTGATTTTTCCTTGCCTGCATATTTCCTCAAATATTTAGCCAAATCTTGGGCAGCTACAGTATATCTTTTTTCATTCTCCTTATCTAGTTGAACCGGTACATCAATAAATGTCTTTTCTGGCAATTCTTTTAAAACTTGAGATTTATCTCTTCGGATGAAATATCTTTTAATCCTTGAATGTAATTCTTCTATATTTGACGCTCCAGAAGTATCTAGACCCCATCTTGTCTGATGCATTGCACAATATTTTTTGGCAAATTGGAACCAATTATCCCATGATTTAGGATCTATTATATTTAACAAGGAAAAGAGTTCGGATGGTCTAGAAAGGAGAGGTGTTCCTGACAAAAGAACGATAGAAGAAATATTTTTGGATATCATTCTAAATGCCTTAGTCCTTATGGCAGAAGTGGTCTTTATCATTTGTACCTCATCTCCTATCATGCAATCGAATCTTATCTTAGATAGTTGAGCATAGTGTTTCTTTAAAATATCATAATTGACTATCCACATGTTTATTTCTGAATCTATGCTTTTGACATCTGTCTTACTATCTATAACAATGGAGGAAAATCTAGTCCATTTAGAGACCTCATTTTTCCACGAAAACTTAACAGAAGCAGGGCAGACTACCAGAACTCTCTTAAAATTCATATGTTTTGCAAAAGAGATGGCCTGACAGGTCTTCCCTAGCCCCATACCGTCCGCTATAATGGCTCTTCCCTCGGATTCCACTAGAAACTCCACCCCTATCTTTTGATACGGATACAGCTCATTTTTTAGCCCCTTAACTGCAAAGTCAGTATCTGTTTTGGATCTTATGTCCTCTATTTTTTTGTTTTTAATCTCTTTTTCTCTTTCCCATCTTTGTTCATATTTCACAAGATCAGCTGCTTCTGGGGAGATGTCTACTTCAGGGAACTTTTCAGCCAGCACTGGTATAAATAAAGAGTCGGTGAAGGCCCAAAATTTTTGATTCCCCTCTGAATAGAAAGAAAAACGGTCCCATCCAAAGGATTCCTTTAATTGACGACAAAACTCTACTCTATCCGGGGTGTAATCGTAATAAAGTCTAAATCGATGATATTTACTTTTATCTAATGTTATCTTCATATAATTTAATTTTATATTATCGCTTTCCATTTGTCAAGGGGCTACCATTCTATTCTCTCTGTCTTCTTTTTTTGACCGGGATACGGGAACCCATACTGGTCGAAAAGCCTTCCTCCCATCATATCTTGCGCCTTAACCAATAGAGCAGGAGGCTTTGTAGAATTAACTATCCCCATTTTTTTATACATATAGTCGTATATGGCCTTGTTAGAAAATATATGCTTTGACATCACTAGATAGCTTTTGGCCTCTTCTTTCTTTCCATTTTTCCATAACGATAGTATTTCTTCTACTAATGTTTTCTGATCAATCATTTCTTTTATGGATAAAATTTAATCTGAAAGCACACACCATCATCTCATCTAGCATAAATTGCTTTATCTGATACCACTTTCTCTGTTGATACATTTTAGCCAGCTCTATTATTCTTTTTTCGTCTTCCTCTTTAGTAGGAGTGGTCCATGTAGCATAGGAGACTCCATTGCCCCTAGCCTTTAAAGCCTTGTTATTACACGCTAAGCTGCAATATCTTTTTGTTCCCTTAAACGCATCAAACTCTTTTTTACATACCCAGCAGATGTTTCTCATATAATTTTTTAATATTAATATTTACCACCATAATGTATTCCAATTTTTCTCCAACCATTTATTTGCTTTTTTCCAGTTGATTACTTTTATCCTATATTTTTTTCTTTCTTCAACATTTTTACTTATTTCGTCCCAATTGTCTGCGTCAGCAAACTCTCTAATAGCTTTAGCGTGTTTTTCTATGTCGTCATAGTCTTCCCTGATAATGTACCCCTTAGCATCGTTTAGATATTGATAAAGATAATTAGCTATTACATGACCCAAAGTTTAATACATGGAATACCCGTCGCACCGGCATACTCCGAATTTTATCCGATCCTTTTCATTTGATTTCTGCCTCTTGCAAGTGCATCGGATGTCTTTTCTTAATTTTAAATAGGGCGTCTTTTTCATTTTCATATAATTTTTATAAACTTCTTAATAAAAAGGCGGATTTGTCTAACACGCATATTTTTATCTCCCTAATGATTTCCTCTACTTCTTTACGGGTATAGGCTGTGTTTTTAAGCTCTATCCCAGACATTTTAACAGACTGGGATACAACTTTTGTTATCAACTGCTTGTCGATTTTTTTTAACATATTTTATTATTAATTTATTATGTTGGGAATAATGGATTTGAACCATTGACCAAAACGATATAAGCGTTCTGCTCTGACCAACTGAGCTAATCCCCAATATATGTTGGAAAGATAGGACTTGAACCTACAACCTACTCGATGTAAACGAGGTGCTCTAACCATTGAGCTACTTTCCATTCCTCTGTGTTTCTAGCCACAGATAGCCTCTATATTTTCAGTGCCCCCAACAGGATTCGAACCTGTAATAATCCGTTTCTAAGACGGATGTGTATTCCGTTCCACCACAGGGGCTTTTTGTGCTCATAATAGGATTCGAACCTATACTGTACCGCATTTGAAACGGTTACCTCTACCAGTTGGGTTATATGAGCTTTTTGTGTCCGAGGTGGGATTCGAACCCACACTTTAAAAATTTTAAGTTTTTTTCCTCTTCCAGTTGGGATACTCAGACCTTCTTGTTGGCATTGATAGACTCGAACTATCAACCTACTTCGTATCAGGAAGTCGCTCCACCATTGAGCTAAATGCCATTACTGCGGAAGAAGTAGGAATCGAACCTACATGACTTTTACATCAACACTTTAGCAAAGTGGTTCCTTACCATTCGGAACATTCTTCCAATCTGCGGAGAGACAAGGATTCGAACCTTGAGAGCTTTGACACTCTACAGTTTTCAAGACTGCTGCAATAGCCTTTCTGCCATCTCTCCTAGACAAGGGAGTTTTTTAGAGATCTCCCACAACTCTTTTACTTTAACTTGATCTCATGCTTTTTTTGTCCTCTTCTTTAACATAATATACCCAACAATCAGAGCAATATACAGTTGATCCAAGAACAAGGTGCTTATCCATAGAACAGGCTTTTCCGCACCTATAGCATAACCTTTTACCACATACTGAGCAAGTTTCGGCATAACACTCATTGCAATTTTTCTCTTTCATAGTTGCTCCTTTATCAAAAAATGGTCCCTGCCATCAGAGCTGGCAGGGTAGCTCGTTGAAAGGTCTTTTGGACCTGTCCTTGTGCATGAGAAGATGTTATCCTCTCAAAGAACATAAACCACTCGTTTATTCTTGCACTTTTCACAAAGAGTAGAATAGATTTTCTTATTCTCTGGAATCGGAGCGACTTCGCAAACCTTGCAATGGTGGCAAAAATGTATTCTGCCCGTCCCGATATGCACACAAGCCAGAGAGACTTCTCGACATTTTTCGCACATCTTAACGAGCAAATTTTCCATAGTGCCTCCTACTTCTTAATTTTTATTGTTTTTCCCAGTGCTTTGCATACTTCGTCCATTGTCATTTCTTCGATATCTAATTTATTTTCAATAACAGTAAACCCCTTTACGCCCCACTCATTAAGTTTAATAGTTTGTTTTTCTTTTAACTCAATTATTTCAAAAATGTCCCTTCTCACTACCACACAACTTGTGTAATCAGAACCAGTTTCGAATGTGCAACCAGAACCAGTTTTGAATGTGCAACCAGAACCAGTTTTGAATGTGCAATCATAATCAGTGTCGAATGTGCAACCAAAACCAGTGTCGAATGTGCAATCAGAACCAGTTTTGAATGTGCAACCAGAACCAGTTTTGAATGTGCAATCATTGACAAAATTAAAATCTAAAACTAGATAATTTTCTTCAGACGAAAAGGTGTTTGTCTTTTTATCCCACTCGAACAAATCTATTCCTAGTGGTTCACCATTTTTTAAAACTTTCTTTTGCACTTGCTCTTTTGTTAATTGTTCCATTTTATTTAAAATTATAATTAGTTATTTTGGAGAGACTGCGATAAGTCTCTCCTTTCCT